AGTATGTATCATAACTTCTCTATCTTGGTCATACTTCTGGAGAATTTCGATTAGTTGTTTTACAAGTATTGCCATTAGAACTTCCCTTCATTAGGTTGTAAGCATACTAGTCCCTGCTCTCGCCACATTTCTACACATTTGTAGTTATCGTCGAGTACAAATTCTACGTTATACTTCCCCTTAATATTATCCTCATAGATTTTCTTCTTGCACTCAGCTCCAGGACTGTAGTCCTTTACTGGTCGGAAGAATAAACCATCAACCTTGATACTGTTTGAGTCTAACCACTTTTTAGTAGCTTCTATAATTTCTGGAGTTCCTTCTCTACCTGTAATGATAAATATGGTACGTTTCTCATATAGAGATTTTACAAGGTTGCATATTCCTTCCACTGCTATATCATTTAACATACCTTCGGCAGCACCCTCACCGTAATACGGTCTACCAGTAGTATTTAGACATAAGGTAGCATCCATATCAACCAATATAGCAGGACGTGCCCCGTCTACATGCTCTGGACGTTTGCTTAGCATTTCATTAATGTTTTGCTGAATTATAAAAGTTCTGTAACGTCTCCAAGTATCTTTAATAACTTTTTCTCCAATAGGATTAGGCCTCATAGCATCACGACGAATACATTCTTCAACTGGTATGAAAAAGTCTTTATATTCTATATCAATATGAATTCCTTTATCCTTTTCTATATTAGTACATAGAGTTCTAATCCACGTATCTTCCTTGGGATTAAGATTCATATTGTCTACTACTACATCATATCCGGTAATTAAAGCAAATGTAATCATATTCGCCTTAGCTTCTGTTACTAACTTTTCTCTATCCGGAACCCAGTAATCTCCTAACATATTACGAATATCATCGTTGTTAAACCTTACTCTATGCTTTGGATCTTCATGACACCACTGCTTAGCCCAAGTAGATTTACCTGAGCCTTGTATTCCTCTACAAATAATTAATTTTCTTGTTCCCATTCGTATTTAGCTAAACGTTCTTCTAATCTTTCTAATTTATTTTCTTTTTCTAAAGCTACTTTATCCTTACCAAAGTAAGCAGCCATTTGTTCGCACATAATCATAACATCAGCAATTTCAGTTATAATATCGTCCTCATTAACTCTACCTCTTCTAAATTTGCAGATAGCATTAGTTAGTTCACTACATTCTTCTACCATCATGGCAGCTTGGGCAGGAAATCCATAGCAAACAATAGCCTTTCTGTAAAGACTTTCTTGATCAACCATTTTAATCACCAAAATTGTAATTAGTAACTGAGATTATAATCTTTAGTTTATCTTCATTAGATAATATATCATCTGCAGATTCTATAACTTCTTCTAAAGAATCTCTAAAGTTTTGTTTTGCATCCTCGCGCATCCGCTCATAGCTAGCATCAGAGCTATACAGTATATAGTTTATAAAGTTATCTCTTTGCTCTTCTACAAACTCATATCCTCTATCGTTAAGGAATTCCCTTAAACATTCTTCGGTTAATTCTTCCTCTAGTACAGGCAGATCTTCATCATTTAAAGAACAGACGTAGTCTTCAGCTAATCCATCAAGTTCATAATCACTAGGTATTTTGTATTCTTCCATTTTCAATATTTAAAAGCGATTTGTTTAATAAATCCGTTGCTTCCTCTACACTTTTGCTTCGCTGAGCTAAAAGCTTACATAGATAAACACCTAAGCCTGTATGCTTCCTAATTTCTGTTATATCAGTAAAAGAAACTTCTCTAACTATTGGGAAGTTCTTCAATTCCTTAGAAAGTCTTGCATTAGATAAGATACAATACATATTTATTTCTCGTTAGTCGGCTTTAACCATAGATTAGTCCTCTCGAATATATAATCTCTAAGTCTGGGAATCTCATGCAAGAACTCTAAGGTTTCAATGGTGTTACACTTGAAGCACTTAGTGAGTTCCTCCCTTATTCTCTCCTCTGAGACTACATACATTTTATGCTTATAAGGATAATGTTGGATAATATACATTAGGTCTTTTGGTATAACGAAACCCTTAGTAATAGCAAACCTTACTCCTCTAAGTACTCTCAAAGGGTCATCATCAAGGGTTGTAAGAGGGTCTAAAGGAGTCATCAATACTCTGTTTCTTAAATCCTCCATACCACCGAAGTAGTCAATAATCTCACCAGTATCAGGGTCTTTAGCCATTGCATTAACAGTGAAATCTCTACGAGATAAATCATCATAAAGATTACCCGGTTGTACAATTGGAATTCTAGTACCTGGAGGATAGCTCACTTCCTTTCTTGCCATTACAAAGTCCGCTACACCTTGATACTTGTACCCCTCTGGGAATTTAGCACGTATAGTATAGCACTCTGGGGTTACTAAGAAGATTTCAAACTTCTCCATCGCCAAGTCAGCATAAAGAAGTTTAAACATTTCTTCGGCAGTGTAATCTTTATATAACAATTCATTGGTGGGTACAGCAACATAATCAACATCCTTGGACTTTAATCCAAGGAGTTCATCACGTATCTTACCACCTACTTCATAAAATTTAAAACTTTCTGTCATCTTCAAACTGTTTTCTAATGTTGTAACAATCAATATAGGGAGTCCCAGAGCATGTATTATCAGTATCTGTGAAAAACTCCACAAATGCTTTCCAAGCTAGGTCATTCTTCTTTATAAAATGTGCCAATGGGTACATTCCTATTTCATAGGATTTATCCCAGAACTCGGGGTTATCCCCAGGAATCCAACTAGTATAATAATCTACACAGTAATCTGCTACATACTGTATAGTATACTCTAAGTAATTACCACCTTCCTCTACTATACGATTGACACAGTAATCATATAGAGGTTCATACCAAACACTTAGAAAGGTTAGAAAGTCTGCATCACTTTGACGCTGAAAGCAGCAGTAATCAGTAAATGATTCTCCAGCTCCACCTTCCCATATTCTAATAAGTTCCAGTATATCCTTAGAGTCTAGTTCTTCTCTATCATAGAATTTAACCTTCTCTTCCATATACCTCTCCTCCGTATTCTTCCCACTCTGTACTATTACCGTCAAATTCCTCAATACTATGACTGTAGTAAGCAGATTCGTCTACTTCATCCCACATCTTATCCCAGTCCTCCTCTGACATTTCATCTGGGTTATATCCCTGGTCTTCAGCTATTTCTTCATCTAGCCCATAGGACTGGAAATTTTGATAAGCTAGCTCTTCGGCTAGATCCCATAGTTGAGTCTCATCTTCCGCAACTGCTCTAAATGTGTCGCCCATTCCACACCAGTAGGTGCTAACATGTATTAGAAACCTTTTCATAATTTCTTAATTGTTACTTCATCGTAAGTCATACCTTCTACAACCCCATCTAAATAATGGTATACTACATCCATTAGAGTATCCTCTGGTACATCTTCTAGGCTAGTGTATTCCTCATCTCTACCGTCATTGGCATCTATCAGCAGTGAGCTGTCAGAAATATCAAATGTAAATTCTAACTTAAATCTCATGATATATTACAGCAGATTTTACTAAATCCCGAAAAAGACAAAGAGCTGTGCATCACTATAATACCTATCATTTCACAATAATGTATAGTAGTGTTAAGCTCCTCAATATATTCTTGCAGACTTATAATTTCCTGAATATATTCAGGATTTTGAGAAGCATACTTTTCATATATTTGCAATCTACTATTAGCACTTTTCAAATCAGAGCTTATATCTTTAATAACTTGCTCTACGTCGCTTGTAGTTAAGTCTGTGTAGACTTTGTTTTCTCCCGCCCATGCTATATTTAGGGTATCGCAGAATGGAGAATATACACAATGTGACCTACTAAAGCTAACAATCTTTATTGGCTCTCCTTCTTTCGGAACTCCATATATATTTAAATAACTACTCATAGTTCCTCTAATAGTTTAGTTAGTAATACCTTTAATTGTTTAATAACTTCTCCCTTTGAGGATTCTGTCATGCATGATCCATAGGTATCTAAAGAACTTCCAATGGACTCAAAGAAGTCATTTTCAGTAAACTTACCTTCTCCATAACATAGTGTCTCACCAAACCCTCTAAGAATTTGGTCATCAGTTAATACTTCTGTTGTTATAAAATCTACAGTCATTTGTTTAATATTTTAATTGCTTGTTCAATATGTTCTTTCGTAATACCATGCATATAATCTATATGGATAAAATTATCCTTCTGGGAATATAGCATGTCCTGATCATCGTCAAAGATAACATAATTAGTTATATCCTCTGACTCTAATACGTATTGTATTTCATTTCCTCTACAAAGTGTGCTTCTGATATCGTCATTCTGACAAGTATAGCAGAAGTGTGGAGTCTTTCCTATAATTGCATCACAATATAAGCCATTGTCATACAAATATTCACAAGAATTTTCATAATCAGACCTCCATGATGAAGACATAATTATTTTAGCCCCAGTAGCATCTATTAAATCATTTATAAGCTCAATACATTCTGGATCAACGTCTCCTCCATTGTATCCTCCAACACCACGAGTCTTGACATACCAATCATTACTATTCAAGACTCCATCAATATCTAAGAAAATTACTTTCATAATAAGCCTAAATAATTAGCTTCATAAACCATTTGGAGAAACATTGTAGGGCATATGTCCTCTAGGCCCTCCTCTAAAGTCCACCTATTAGTAAAATAATCCCAAGTATTTTCACCAGTAAGAAGCCCTTCTACATCATTAGTAAAATCATCAATTTCATCCTTAATATCGTCTTCCCCATCAATACTTCTTGCCCACCAATCATCTAAGAGTAAATCCATGTTTACTCCTAATGCTGATGCTGCAATAAAACGAGCTTCGTCGAATGTAAGATGTTTCTTTAAGATTAAACCCGTCCAAGAGCCATTACAGCTTATTACATCAAGTTCCGGTAGTTGTATCTTCATATCCAAATTCTTTTAAAAAAAACTTCTATTATTTTCTGAGAATCTTCTTCAAAAATATTTTGTAAAGCCTTAATTGCATCCTCTTTATATAATCGCCTGTGCCATTAGCACAGACAATCATAGCTCTCATTGGTGTATAAGTATCCATAATTACTTAGTAACATTTGGTTCGGTATAAGAAACTGGTTCGTACAATTCCCAGCCAGTTAACCATACTGGAACAATTACGGTTTCTATAGCAACAATATCCCAAACAATGTTCTCAAAACATGCTTCATATGTTACTCCTTCAATCTTCTTAGATTGATAATTTGCCCATCCATATGGTTCGGCAACGAACTTAGTTCCGTCTGTTCTCTCAAAGGTTTTACTATCTGCACACGCAGTGCACAAAGCTAACACTGTAATCAATAAAATTAATAATTTTTTCATATAAGTACTTAAATTAGAATTAAAAATGATGCCCTAACTGCACTCCTACCTCATTACAAGGATGGCTGTTCGGCTGATTACTCTTAAGCCTACTCAGGGGCTCAGGTTTGGCATCACTACTATAGCCCCTTATTCGTTAATGAATCCAATAATTAGGCAAAGGCCCATCAGCTTCAATGTAATCCTTATACCCTTTTACCTCAGACTCTGGATACGTAGTATTCTTAGTTATATTATAAAATACTCCATCTAAACAATCCACAACATCACCATTCTCCATTATGACTTTATCTGCCACACTGAAATTAGTATGACATTTGGACATTCTAGCTACGTCAGCTCCAAGATGTACTCTAGTACAGAATGGTTTTCCTCCATCAGCTAAACATTTAACTAGAACATTAGCCATATCTTCTGCTATAGATTCTGGACATTCCAAATTTATCTCATCATATGGAGTAACGCATAGAAGAACAATATCAATTAGATTATTATTCATAATCCAATTAAATAGCTTTATCATTGCCAGCTTAAAAGCCATTGCTCCTCTATTCTGAATCCTATAATTAATAGATTGCTTTTCAGAATCTGATTTTCTTCTGAAATACCTAGTTACCTGCTGGACAGTATCGCAGCCTGGAGCATCGCGCTTCATTTCTCTATAGTATTCCCAATATCCATCCTCTTTAAACTTATCTTGCATTTTGAACATCCACTTTGCATCAAATATGTGTGCCCTATGCTTAGTTATAGGATTCATTAGGATATATCCATTTCGCATTACTGCTTTTCTACAATAGTCCTGGTATTCTGCAATTCCAGAAAAACCTTTCATAAAGTTATCATAAATGTTCTTCGCATCTTTCTTGTCAAACCCACTATTGACGTGTAAAGTATTATCATCGCCTCCATAGAAAATAGCAAATTCAACAGCTTTGGCATTTTGTCTGTGTCCCTTATACTTAGTTTTAACTTCCTCAACAGTTAATTTTCCAAGAAGATCGGGCCAGCACATTTTTGCTACTTCACTATGCATATCTCCTCCAGACTCAAGAATATTAATCATCTTTTGGTCATTAGATACAGAGGCAGTAATAGCACTTTCCTGTCCAGTATAATCACAAGAAACCCATAGATTACCCTTCTCTGAGGTAAAGCACGCTCTAGTTTCCTTATCTCTAGGAAGATTCAACACATTCACTTTGTAAGGACCTCCTCCAGATGATATTCTACTTGTATCAGTTCCTATTACATGCAAGTCTGCATGAACTCTTCCAGTTTTAGGGTTTATTGCCTTTAGCCAGTTTTCTCCATAGGTAGAAACCACCTTTGCAGCTTCCTGATACCTCAAATAAATAGGGATAATAGGAAACTTATCCTTTTGAGGCTTAAGCATTTTAGCCTCAACGGACTTCTTTTTCTTCTTCGTCTTTTTATCAAAAGTATCAACTTCAATGCCTAAGACTTCGAACAGTTTGATTACTTGTTTAGAACTACTCCAATTTATAACACACTGTGGTTTATCATTAAAACCAGAAAATAGGTCTCCTTGCAAATCTATCTTGGTAAATAGACTTGATACCTTCTTCTTATAAGCTTTCAATTTTAAGCTCTGATAAGGCACTTCTAGGTCATCTTTTGGAGAGCGTACATACTTATCCTTTAATAATCTTCTTTCCTCCTCTGCTATATCATCAGGCTTATCATAATCCATTTCTGGATAACGAATATCCCAATCTCCGTTCTTAACTCTTTTAGAATCCCACTCTACTACCCAATCATTCAACTCTTGCTCAGATGTCTTGAGTTTAAGTAAATCTTTAGCCATCTTGTTTTTCCATTTAGCAACATCAAGATGAACTCCACAATGTTTAACATAAGCTAAGGATTTAGCAAACTCGCACTCAAACTCTGCGGCCAAAACTAGGTCTTGAAGCTTAAGTTCCTCCATCTGCTTATCTAGAATGTCCTCCAGATACATGACATCTCCAGCAGCATAAACAATCACATCCTCAGTAAGACCATCATTTATAATTTTGCCTCGGACTGTTTTATCAATGTCTATATTAAGATACCTCTTAGCCATAGCTTTCAAAGAATAACTAAGCTCATAATAAGGAAGTTTCCCTGCCTCTTGTATAAACTCGTATCCTGGAAGTTCTACCCCAAGTTCATTATACAGCTCATTAGTTATAATCTTCGGATATCCTAAATAGATTAGTTGTTCAGCCAACATTATGTCATATATCTTCTTAGGATATATACCTTGAACATACATAAAGCACAAGTCAAACATTAGATTAACTCCAATAACTAGTACTCCAGATTCTAGATAGTCCTTTAAAGATCTTTTTTCACATTCTGTTAGGGTAGTCCAATCGAATACAACTTGGTTATCTCTATTTCCAAGTTGAACAGTTAATAAATCTTTAGTATGAGCATCAAGACCCATAGTCTCAGTATCAAATTGAACCCTTTTCAAAGGCAACAGAAAATCCATTGCCTCCTCAAAAGGAATATGTTGATACTTCTCAGGGCGAAAGAGAGTTTTATTTCTACTTATTAGATAAATCATCGTGACTATAGATTGTTATATCATTAAGGACAATATCCTCATTATCTATATTCAGTTTTTCGATAACTTTATCTTTAACCAACTCTTGCATTATGTCCTCTGAGAGGTCTCCAACTACTTCAATATCTACCATTGTCCCTAGTTCAACTCCTACTTCTACCTTAACATTTCTTGCTAATGGTTCGTTATAGGGTGCTCTAGGATCGTCAGCTGCTCCTACTGGATAATTATCGAAAGTCCTCATAAGGGTCGTATGACATAGGGTCAATCAATTCCCAATCATCTGCATTCATATCTTCTCCATCAAAGGGATAGTATGTACAACTTTGGTCTGAAAAGTCATACATTATAAACTGGTCATGATAAGTAACCCCAGCTTCATACTCTCCCATAAGAACCTTCATTTGGATAGGTATAGATTTCATCTTCAAGACATCCTGTGCAGGAATTTCTGCAGGAATTTGCATAAATACTACAAGGCTACTTTGAAAGACTCCTCTTCTTACTACTTCTCCTCTGCGCAATGCTGGTAAAATTTCCTCTAATTTCATTATAATAAATTTTTAAGTTGGTTAGAAAATCTACGTCTTAGTTTAGCTAATGCTCCTTCTTTCATCTGTCTGATTCTTTCTCCCCCTACACCATACATATCAGCTATAATCTTAGGATTAACCGGAGTCATTCCTATACCAAATAACATACATAATAAATCATGTTCTCTAATAGTTAATTTAGATAACAGATTCTCTAGTTCTTTAGTTACATAGCTTTTGTTTACTTGCTCATCGAGGAGTTCTTCTCCATCTGGAATAATATCACAAACCTGACTGTTCTCTTCATCTCCTCCTATAAAATCATCAACAGAAACCAATTTATTAGAAAATTGTGCTAGATAATCAATCTGCTCTCTTGGAATATCCGTTATTTCGGACAATTCCTCCGAGCTAGGATTTCTATCGTGTGATTGTAAGAATTTATTAGTTGCATCGAGAATGCTAATTACTAGCAATTGCTGAGACATTGGCAAGCGAATTTCTCTAGCCTGCCAATATATAGAATTATAAATGCTTTGCCTAATCCACCATACAGCATAAGATAAGAATGTTACTCCCTTAGTAGGGTCAAACTTATCAATAGCTTTCATTAAACCTTCATTTCCACTAGAGATTAAATCCATCAACGGAATACCTCTATTCTGAAATTGCTTAGCAATAGTTACAACAAATCTAAGATTTGATTTGATAATCTTTTCTCTAGCAATATCATCTCCTTTCTGAGCCTCTCCTATTAATCTAATTATCTCATCACTATCTAGGATTGGATACCTAGATATATCTTTGAGATAACTAGTTAGTAGAGAGTCCGAACGGTCTGTGAAAATGATTTTTTTATTCACCTTCCTTTACAATCTCTGCCTCTTGTATTTCATCTTTAGGAGAGTTCAGTCCTATACGAATAGATAGTACAGATACATAAGCCTCCATTGCTTTTAGTTGAGCAATTAATAGGTCGCGATTAAGATTATCAATCTCCTTGCTTTTATCACTGAGAATAAAATCTCTTAGTTTTGTAGCACGTTCGTTAACCTCGTTAAATTCTCCCAACATTCTTTGAAAAACAGCTTGTTCCATTTGATTAATTTTTAATATTGCAAATGAATCTAGACCCGTAGGCATTAAGGAAGTTAGTTTCCTCCTGTATTATCTCATAAATTCCAACTGTTACTAATAACAATACTATTCCTCCAAATAAATACACAAGAATAGTATCAAATATCCAAATATAAAGGTTCATAATTAATACTGTAGGTATCATCAAGTATAGATACATTAGCAATCTTAGATTCACCAGCTTCTGTTAGCTGGTGATTTCCCTCATGGATATGTCCACAAAAAGCATATTTCGGTTTCTTATCTAGGATTGCTGAAGCCAAGACATTGTTTCCAGCATCTACAGGGTCAGAATGCCACATATTAGGAGGCACCAAACCGCAATTATTTAATTTAGGAGCATCATGACTAATTAATACATCACAATTTCCTGGAATATTTGAGTATAGTTCTTGAAGCTTTTCATCGGAATACATAAATGCCCAATTACCAAATATGTGGCAAGCTGGTGTTCCATATATTCTGTATACCCTTCCTTCACTACCTAAGTAATCACAATGGCAATTCTCTAAATAGATTGCTTTTCCTTCTGTAGGATGAGTAATTATAGAATTTATCCATAATAGCTCTCTATTCTCAAATACAAAATCATGATTCCCGGCTACAAATACAACCTTTTCACAGGGAAGAGATTTTATCCAATTGGCAAATTCTGTCTTCAACCACTTTTCAGACTGCGGTTTATTTCTTTGTATCCTTAACGGTACAATGTCTCCGCAGATTAATACTAATTCGCATGGCTGAATATAATCAATTAGAAATCCATGCAAATCACTCAAAACACATATTTTCATAATTTGTGTGCTAAACCATAAACATTTTTAGTCCATCCGTTCATATGCCCCCTGTTATTACCAATAAGGCATCCTTTGTTAGAATCCACTGCGTATACTTTGTGAGTGACGCAGGAACCTCTAACCTTACAGAATACAACATCTCCAATATTACATTCTTGCCAAGTTATAGGCGTGACAAGATGTTTCTCATTACTCTTATACAGAGGTAGCATTGAATTTCCCGGTTCGCTTGTAACAAAAGACTCACCATTCTTCAACCTCTGTATTTTCTTCAGCGTGTTTGGGTTCATATTCTTTTAATCCTTTTTTAGTCATATTAGAAATAATAGTTATATATTTCTTTTCACTATCCTCTTCATAACTCCAAACATGGTTGTCGATAGCTTGGTCTATAGTCTTGTTATAGTAGGAATAATCTAAGATAGCTTCCCAAGTAGCCATGCTCTTTGTAATACTATTCTTTTCTTCTTCGATTACCCAGTTAAATATCCATAACAAATGCCAAGTTCTGAAAAAGGTTATGCAAATCATGGGGTCCCATTCATGCCTCGGACTATCCCATTTATCCTTCCACCCTAATGCATGGAATCCTATGTCTAGGATAGGGTTATAGTAGTCTCTCCTGATTGGAAGTCCAAATGTCCAGAAGTTTTTCCTAAAGAAGAAATGAGTCTTTGGACATTTAAAATATTTTCTAACCTTCCACCAGTGATACCAAGGGTTTCTATACTCATTCCACCCTGGAGAGATAAACGGAATCTTACTATGAAAAAAGTAGGAAATCCTATAATACAGACTTCCATACTTTTTACTAAATAGACGTTCCAGCATATTCAGGATGTATTCTTGCAGCCCTATAGCGAAATGCTTCACAAATTGTTTCTACAGTAGACTCACTAAGTAAGCTTGCATCATTTATCATATTGAGAGATTCTAAATAATACCCTACATTGTCTTCAAATTCATAGCTTAAATAATCCAAGTTTATAGCTTTCCCTTCGACTTTAAGATTAGTTATAACTGCCTCAATTATTTCATCAATATCAATGTCAGCATGTTGAGACATAGTAACCTCATATGTTATAGCTAGTTTCTGCATAATTAAGCTTCGTCTTCAATATTAGTTTCTCCCTTATCTAATTCCTTACCTTCCTTATCAAGGAATTTAAAGCATTTTAGCTTAAAGGCTTCTGACTTCATATTCTCAATCTTGATAACAATCCCTTCGTGAGGTACTTTATTGTCGCAAGACGGAGAATTGCGTTCCATATAGAACTGTGTATCATTTGCTAGCTTCTCCATGAAGTTTTCATTCCAATGTTCAGCTTCATTGAGTTCTGGATATAAAGACTTTGCAGTTCCGTAATACCATTCCTCTACTGGAATAAGTCCAACTTTGGCACACCATTGTTGAACTTCGCGAGCAGAAAACTCATGAACAACTCCATCAACATTAGTTATAGTTACTCGATAGATACGAACCTTAAAGTGTTTCTCTGGAGTATATGCTTCTCCTTCTTTAGGAGGCATACATCCATAATCATAGTTCTTTTGGATATAACCACCATTTGGTAAGAATCCTACTATCTCATAATATGCTGTCATGCCCTTAGACAAACAAGGTTTTACTATTTTGTCAGCTTCTGCCCAAACATCACACCCGTAGAATCCTGGAGTAACATTTTTGTTATAGAACTGATTCTTAATGACAGTTCTAGAGGCATAGAGATAGTCATACTTATTAAACTCTTCTCCTGTCAACCATCTAGCAATCTTCTGTTTCCAGTCTAAATCTTGCTTACACAAAACATATGCGGAAATACCAGAGGTACCATGTATTTTTTCAGTAATACTAATTAGGTCATTAGGATGAATTACATTAGGACATTTCTTAATAAGAGTTGTGTCGTAGTGGAATCTAAACTGTTCATCAATAACTTTGCTGATTCCTTTGACTTTCTTCGTTTGGTTGTTACGTGGAGTCCCTCCTTGTCCTTGCTGTCTTTTCGGGATATATTTCTTGTTAATCCAAAATTCCTTGCCTTCATGTTCTACAATATCAAATTCAGTACCTGCTTCAGTATCAATCTCCTTATTAGTCACCGACATTATATAGTTCTGGAATTGAACTACTGGAAGAATAAATCCTTCAGACAATTCATTCTTTAGTCTGATAGCCTTTACCCTACCATTGTCCTCAAACATACCAGTTTGTTCTGGGTCGTTATTTAATTCCTTATGGCGGTATAGATTACAATACCTCAAAAAGTCTGGATTTATGCAACAGGCTGTTGGAAAGTATACATACAATCCAGGCTGTGAGTCAATCCCAGTAATGATATTGAAACCATCAATGGTACAACACTTAAGTCTAGTAACCTCTGGATTACTATGCGCTCTGAAATTCTTAATGTCTACAATCTTTGCCAAATAATTTACGTTGGCTCTTTTACTCTTAGATAACTTCATTTATTCTCTATTTAAAATGGTTCTTCTGTAGTTTCTATAAATTCACACATAAAGTTAGCATACACCTGAGCTTGTGTTTCGTTAAACTCATTATTAAAGTAAAATTGAAACACGTGGAATAATTCGTGATAAAAAGTATTTCTTACTTGTTCATCACTTAAAATAACTCCCCCATCATGTTCAGAGTTAATAGTTCTAGCTAACTTAATGGTATTTGTAGCATCACAGAAATAACCATAGTCATTATTTGGAAGAGAGTCTTCCATGACTACAGTTATTTCTTGATTAGCTATTTTAAACTTATTTGGAAGCTTCCCTCCTTTATTCAATTTCGTCATAATAAGCTGAATATAGCTTGTTTAAATAATTTACAAACTCCCCTTTGCTTTCAAATAAATCATCCACATCTGGAAGCTTTACTTTGTTAGCTATCCCATTATCATCATAGTATACAATGTCTATACCACTTACACTGTGGCACGGCATATCACACATCCCAGCAAAGATTAGAATATCATTCTCTGATAAGTAGTCACTTAACCATGGGAAGTCCTCATTCTCATCCACGTGATGTCCATAATGCCTATCATTCCAACCTTTTCCCTCTGAGAACTTGCCAGAATATTTACTGACATAGGACAGCACTAGTAAAAGAAGCTCGTCTTCCTCAAAGGAGTTTTTATCAAATTCGAGAGTATCTCTCATGTAATCTCCATCGTTCGCATCACACTCTACATATACTATGTATAATTCTCTATTATTTGGAATAGCAGAGAATTTAGCCTTCTTTAAAATATCAAACTTTTCGTATTTCATCGTGTATCAAGTACAATAAAATTATCACACATTCTTATAACATCTGCTTTAATCCCTCCTTTCAAAGTACGAGTATCTTTCACCTCGTACTTTTTCTTAAGGGTAGAGGCATCTTCCTGGGTAATTTTAACCCAGTAGACACCATCAGTCTGTTTCGAGCCGTTCCATATTAAATGCTTAATTAGCCAGGTGTAACGTTTCTCTACATCATTCATTATTGACAATAGATTTATATATTTCTGCTGACTTCTTTTGGAATAGTTTAGCTACATCTGGATCAGCAACAAAATCATGTGAAAGTAGGGTTCCGTATCCTATTTTTGTAATAGCCATAATAGCCTCATCACTACCATCAATCCAGCTCTTAAAGCTTATGTTACTAGCTTCTATTCCTGTATAGGTTAATCTTCTTAACATACAGATAGAACCAATTCCTGTCGATTCCTGATATAATTTAGTCATTTCTTTCAAATCGTCTTCCGTCGCTTCCCTAAGCTCCCCTATTTTGCCTAAATAACCTCGTAACTTAGATTCCGCACTAGGATTTTTATATTTTCCTATAGAATACACATTATTAAATCTTGGAGCCGTATCGACGTCCAAAATGGGTACTTCAGTTTCTATGACGAATATATCATCCAAATAGTTAAAATATACATTTCCCAGAAGAATAGCATTTTCAAATTCCGTTGGGCAAATAAATACGTATGTTTTAGCCCAGGTTTCTTCTCTGTCTTTAACTTGATGAGATACTGCTACAAGCCCGACCTCGTACATTTTACACTCTTCTGGAACTAGAAGCTCTTTGTTATAATAGTCCCCATTATAGTAATATTGCCTATAGTTAATCTTTTTCATTTTTAAATATATTTGCTAAATTTATGCTTCGTTATAAAGGTTAATTTTCCACTTATTTCCTCCCACTATGTAATACTCACCTTTTTTATATGTCTTAAAGCGATCGACAAACAGATTATATTCGTCTTCTGTAAGCATAAGATGAAACTCATTGCCAGTAGGTCCAGGCATGTTAGACAACAGATTACTACAAAGCATAAAAAGTCTTCTTTCTACATCACTCATAGTCGCGAATACATTTCAATACAGGTTGTAGTGGAGTTCCCTCATCAGATAGGTAGAAATACTTAACAGTAGCCATCTTTCCAATAAGCTCTTTAAGTCTTTCTCTATACTGTTGCTTAAGCTCCCTAGAACCCATAGGTTTAGCCTTAAATTCTATACCGTCTTCAGTTACCAACGTAAAACACATATCTTCTTCTCGAAGACCTTCTGATAAACCAGTAATCTCAAACTCTGCATCCTTATAGAACTTGAATTTAAGCATATCATTAGTACGTTTCCCAAAGCCGTATTCTTTGTCAGGATTTCTACATACCACTCCTTCCCAACCTTCTGACACATATTGATCGTGGAGTTTCATTATATTCTCATATCCAGAAACCTTTTCTTGGGGAACTACTTGCATTTGAAGCTCCCCTTCTTCCCATTCTTTATTTGGATCGAAGTCTAGATTGAGTTCCTTCTGCAACTGCTTAAGAATTTCAAGCCTATCAGAGAACTTCATACTAGGAATCATTATATCGTAAACATAATATTCAAGCCAGTCGCAGTCAACTGCGTTTTTCTCAAGACGAGCTGCTCCACTGATTTGTTGGAGACTTTTACCATGTCTATACAACTCTCCATCAAGAATGTAAGTGGGATGATTCCTGAAGAACTCAAGCAATTTCTCATTGTTTCGGATATGGCTTGTTGAATAGTCATAATTTCCCCCACCTCTGGAAGCAGATAGAATCTCACCGTCCTTATAGTAGAAGGAACACCTAACTCCATCAATTTTTCTGCTAGCATACCAATACTTAACCTTATTGATTGAGGATTCCTTAACTTTATCTGCAGATTTTGCAAGCATGTGCTTTGCAAATCCATTCTGGTCGGTTTTAATGTCTCCATAAAATTCTTCCAATTGAGTTTCGCTATAAGTTTCGGGATCGTTCTCTAGCTCCTTGTAACCTTTATCTAAATATTTCTTAAGCTCAGACTTAAACTGCAACTCAAGTTGTTCTCTATGCGTTCTACCAGCTTTTCCTTTAGTAATGACTATTTCTGGTTGCTCTGTCATCTTTCCATGTAGCTGTCCTGTAACTCTATTAATTACAAATCCAGCTTTTTCTTCATCCCACTGCTCTGTAGTAGATAAATATACAACTCTAAATTTGCCAGTTGAGGCTTTGCTTAACAAATATTTAATCATCAATCGAAACTTCTACTAAATCCAATACATCATATTCCCAATCTATTCCATCTTTGAGATATTCAAAGACTTCTTCTTTAATCTTAGCTTCTGGTGTATGTGAGATCTTGTCTAGCAGATCAGTTATATCTCCTATAACTCTCCACCAATCAATATTCTTAGGATTGAAAACAATTTTGATGTTCAATCCCTCAATTGCATTCATAACCTCATCGTCACGAATGTCTTCTCCTCTATTGTATTTGTCTCTTAGCTCTCTAAAGTCCATATTATTTCTGGTAATCCTTAACTAAGTTCCACAAATCATCAATCGTATCAGTAGGAATTATATTTCCGTCTTCATCATAAGCTTCATTAGGAAGACTATTTTTGAATAGTCCAGGCTTCTCAAACAACCACCAATTAACCCAGTCCACTCCTTCATCAGAGAACAATTCCGGAAGTACCGTATTTAAGAATCCCCAACCTAGTTCGGATATAGGAAGTTCAAACAAATCAATTCCAAAATCAGACCATCTATCCAATTCCTTAGAATAGTTCTGGGCATTTTCAATAAGCTTTACAAATCCTTCTTTAGTCATAGTAGTAATTATTTTAATATTCTTTTTGTAATATCTGTCTTCCAACCGCAATCGCACTCCTCGGCTGCTATCTTAAATGATTCCTCTAGGTCTCCACTTTCCATATACTCTGCAATTAATATATCAGTATCTACATCGTATTTATCAACAATTCTTTCAGTGACTATCTTAACTGCAACACCTTCGAGTTCGTCATAGATAACATCTTCCAACTTACTCATTAATTCATCCCATTCATCACTTAGTTTAGCTGTGGTAGACTTGCTGTCTTCTTCTCTCATAGCTTCTTCGAGTTCTAATATTTTAGACCTCAATTCCTCTTTAGTCATGGTACTTTTAATACATTTTTAACAACAATTTCCTTTTTCATCTTACCAAATTGCTTCTCGATTTCTTCTGGAATATTCACTCGTATATCCATTAGAGAAGTTAGATACTTGACTTTGTCTCTTGTATCATCAATAAAGTGATAATTAGTTTTGATTTGATTACTAATGTCCTCAACTCTCCGCATGAGACAAAGTATTAGGGCTAAATTACATAACCCCAATACCATTAATATCCATATCATACTCCGGTATGTCCAAATCCCCCTTCTCCTCGTTCAGTGGAAGGTAATTCTTCAACAACTTCCCATTCTATAGTTTCATGCTTAGCAATAACTATTTGGGCAATTCTTTCTCCATCAGTAATTCTAACTGGGACATTAGAAGTGTTCACTAATACAACTCCAATCTCTCCTCTGTAGTCGGCGTCAATGGTTCCAGGTGAATTAAGGACAGTAAGTCCCAATTTTAATGCAAGACCGCTTCGTGGTCGAACTTGCGCCTCGTAACCCTTAGGTAAAGCTATAAACAATCCAGTCGGAATCAAACATCTACCTCCGGGCTTTATTTCAATAGTAGAAGCAACGGGAATACTAGGAACTCTTCTATCAGTAAGATTTCCTTCCTTGTCTACCACAAATGGACCATTTGGATCTTCAATTTTACTAATAGCTACAACATCAGCATCGAAAAAGAATTTCTCAGGCTTATTGTCTACTAACTTAATTCTACTAAAGTCTCCTCTAATATCCATACCTGCTGATAAGGGAGTTTCATACTGAGGAAGTTGATGTCTTGATTTATTAATTATGAGTACTTTCATGTAATAAAATAAATTCAGTTAAATAAAATCTTGCATCTATAACACACTTAGGAACTAGTCCTTCTAGGCTTAAATTAGATCTTAGGGCATCTCTTACAACAGTAGCCGATATACCTTCTTCTACCTGTTCTCTTGCCATGAGAGTCATTGATATATAACCCTTCAGCATAAACTTTGGAAACCATGTTGTAATAATTTCGTATCCATCGCTATAGTAGATATTAAAATGGGACTCTTTTATAATACTAACTATGTTAGCATATAAATAGAATCCCCAATCCTGAGAGTTATCAGACTCATCAGTCAAATCATTAAGAGGCTGAATGATACATCTACTAAGTAAACCTTCGTCCTCTAAGGCAGTTTCTAGTAATTTTATCCTAACCTTTATAGGAATAGGATTACGCTTGTTTACTTTATCAGCACTACCAACTAACAAAAGAACCTTATCGTTCTCTGAACAAGCTTTTTTAATTAAAGCTAGGTGCCCATTGCGAATGGGCTGAAACCTAGCTAAAATAACTCCATATTTCATTTCTGATCTTTTGGTTTTATCTCTGTTGTTTTAATTATTTCCCTAAAGTCGAGCAATTTCCAGTTCTGCCTCTTATACTTCTTATGGTCTTGTGAAAAATCTTTTAAATCAGATTTGTTACAGAACAAAGCAAAGGCATAATCAACAATAATCTCAGAAATCTTTTCATAATTCTGTTCCTTGTTTGTAGTCAGGTTGAGAATTACATCATCAATCTCTAAGTCTGGACAATTATACTTAGCTGGAATATAATTTTTGTCGTTGTAATATACACAAACGATGTTAGTAAATTTTCTTATCATACACTTAATTCGTAGAGTCTTATTGGAGTAAATTCAAATATAAACCACTCTCCATCTGCATCCTGGAACATACTAGAGTCCCAATCTATCATGGTAATTCTCTGTATTATCTTAGTCGGCTCACTATCAATAATTAGAGGAAGCCCAACCTTAAACGCTCCAGTTATCCCTTCGTACACTTTACCAGCGCCTGACCTATGACTAACTTTAATCATTCCGTGCTTGGAGTGCAAGAGATTTTCTTCTTCTTCAGTAAAGTCCTTGAAGATATTCTCTTCAAGTCCTTTTATCAGAAGTTTCTTCCTTTCAATAATATCTTTAACCTTCAATTCTACCATACACTACAGGATTATTTAATGCTTTCATTATCTCTTCTATGGTACAAGTATTAGCTTCACTGTAGAATGCCATTACTGGAGCTGCATCATTATCAATTAATACAGCAAATGGAGTATGTCTAGCGCTAAAACCTCCCTTAAGCTTGAAGGCGTTTTTACGTTCCTTAAACAAGCCTTCATGGTAAGTTTGTAATTCTACTAAAGGATATTTAGAAAGAACCTTTTTTAATTCGTCAACCAGATGTTGACTGTTATCATCATATGCAACCTTAAGAATCATTTCCAAAAACGTGATGTTATGTCTTTAACTATGGGTTTTCCACAGCTATTATCTATATGAAGCATAACTTGATTAGTTGTCTTACTATTTAAAGGCCCGTTTTCTTCAATATATGGACCTAGCTTGATATAATCGAAATGCTTCATATTCACGTGCTCTGATAGTTCTTGTCTACCTGAGTACCATGCCACTTTTAAATTCGGATAATAATCTTTAACAAAACTAGCTAACACATTTACTAAGTGAGGGTCAGAATCCCCTCCCATAAATGCTATACACGAAATACCATCTGTAATTAGTTCGTCTAGATGAATAATGTAATCATCAGAGAACCCCTGCGGATATTCAATTAATGGTTTACCTATATCTTCGGCTAGGTATTGACTATGACATCCTTTACAATGACAAGGACAGTTAGATATATTTATAGCTAATGTAATCTCATCCGGAATTTCCTGAAAGACTACTCTGGCATCAACATATTTAAGCATACTCCTCAATCTTTTTAGTTTCTGTATCTAATATAAAAGGTCTTCTTACGTCTAAGCAAGCAAACTTGTCAGTAATAATGGGTTCTGATTCCAATTGAGTATGCCCAAATATTTGATAATATGTAGACTCTCTATCTCCTTCTCTGACATCGCTCCATACCATACTGCCTGTATTAGACCACCCTCCTCTCATACGAGATACTTCCCATAGGAAGCCAACTAGAAAGTCCTCAGGCTTAGTAATTAGATCAGTAATAGTAAAATCCATACTCTTTAACCAATCATTAGTAACTCCAGCATGAGTATATAGAATACCTTCCGAGAAGTATTTGAGTTGGAATAGAGACTTGAAATTCTCAAACATTTCCTTAATTAGCTCTGCATTAGCGTAATCATACCTAGAAGCACTTCCGAAATCATAGCAATAAGCACAGTCGTGATTTCCAAGGAGTAGTATTACCTTATCGGGATTATCAACCTTGAATTGGATAATCTCTTTAAACTCCTCTATAGCATTCTCTCTAGTAATACCTTCATAACCATATGGGTCGAGGTAGTCCCCTAAAAAGACTACCTTATCCACACTATTAATCTTCTCTTTTGCTTTTCTCCAGAATGGTCTTCCGTGAACATCTGGAATAATTAAAATTTTACTCATTTTTAATTTACTTCTTTAGAATATGTTCTTTTCTCGGCTTCTATTCTTCTATCCTTACCAAAAGCAGTGATAGGTCTTAGATAGCCAATAATTCTGGTATATTGAGTAATATGTTCACTTCCACATTTAGGACATACCTTAATGGGGGCTTTCACAATATGTTTGCAATCCTCGCACTTACTATTAGGAATATTGAACGTGAAGTAATTAGTTCCTTGCTGAATAGCAAAGTCTATAAGCTTCAAGTATTGCTCCTTAGACAGATGTTCCTCCAAGTTAATGTGAGCTGCACTACCTCCATCTGTATACTGATAAGTCTGCCTTCCATGAAGTATAAACTTATCCAACACTGATGTATCATCATGGGCATTATAGAAGTAACTATTGTATAGATTCCTATCTTCAGGAACCCAATCATTCTGTTACACCCTCCTCCGTTATACAAGGAGGTGATTCATTTAAATATTGTTGTAAATCTATTAATCCTGCGTGAACCTTACGATGACAATTAGCACAAAGACAAACACATTTTTGTATTTCTGCTAATAGCTTGTCTTTTCCCAGGTTAGTTTTTTTACTAATTGTAAATTCTTTTTCACTAGGATTTTTATGGTGAAAATCTATACAGAACGGCTCGCTTTCTCCACATATAATACATGGAGTCTTCATTAAATGAAGCCAGTCCGTTTGATTTTTCTACCTTTTCTTAGATTCTTCTCTATGTTTTTCTGGATTAGCATCACGCAACTCTTTTCTCCTAGCGTTTCTGCAATCTCTACATTGATTTCTTCCAGATTCAAAACGATCAAGTGGTAATTCTCTACCACATTTACTGCAAATTTTAGTTTCCATAAATTATTGTTTTAAATTAGTACTGGTACTAGTATAAATATTTTATTGTACCGGGACAATAATTTAGGGACAATACTTAAATGAACGGCTTTATGTTTCCGTAAAGCTCTCTATGTCACCATAGAGTTCAGACTATTACATACTTTTAACTAATATATTCACATACCTCAGTTAAAAATCCTCTTTGTTTAGTCGTTCAGGCTGCACGGATTGGTCCTGCTTGCCCCTCGTTGTCTTAACCTAATTTCAGTCCTAGTTAAGTAGTTTCGAGTCAATTAAAAGAGGTTTTAGATGGACATTGGTTCTAATCCATCAGCTTTATCCCATTTATAATTCTTACCACCAAGTCCCTCTGCTGGAACGACTTCAGAATTAAATAAGAAGGGACGCTTTTTGTCATGGATAGAATGAAGTTTATTCTGCTCTTTTATTGTTCCAAGTATGAGCTGTAAAAACTCAAAATATTCTGGATTATTAGATACCTTCATTCCTAAGAACTCAGCAGCTTCATTCAGACCATTTAGCCCAATAGTACTATATAGGTCTTTGATGTTTATATAACCTCCATTTGAAGAAGCAAACATCTTCTTATCCTCCCACTCATAGAGCATGGTCTTATAGGTAATGTGATACTTGTATACTCTCTCTAGAATATCTATTAGATATTTTTTGAGTAGGGCAACATTATCTTTACAATGCAAGAGATTTTTGTCTCCATCTTCACTCCACCAAGTAGTTTCTTGTCTAGCCCAATCTTGGACAATTCTGTTAATATTCAGAGTAATAACATTACAAGAACCTGTCTTTACACCAGTCATACCAGAGGTAGGACTAAATGTATTTTCAGCTAATTCATTACGAAGACGACAACAAGATGCAAGACTATCTGCACTGTCTGAGATATAGGTAAAGAAACTATGACCTTGAGAATACATTTCTGCACATAAGTCTTTATAGTTCTTATCTATAATGTCTTTACCGTCATGCACCATAGCAAAGGTTTCTACTGGAAATGTCAGAACTTGTTTCAAGCGAAGTTTATTAAACCAAGACATGAACAATCTCTGTAAAGTATCAATTGCTACCCATTCTGGCTTAGTTCCGTCTGGATAGTAAAATTCTCCAAATAGAGATTCAAAATAGGTCTTATCGTAGTACGAAACATTAGTAAAGGGAGATTGATAACTTCTGTTTCCAGCAGGTTGATTAATTCCCCAAACAAACTGTTTAAAAGCTTTAAGGATGGAGTCTTCGATAGTTCTCTTAATAAGAGAATGTTCCGAAGTACATATACAATCGAGCTTCTCATACCACTTTTCTCCGTATTCAGCAATAATATAATAGTTAAGTGCAATAAAATAGCTACCTACAGCAACTGCTCCTTTACATTGAGAAGATAATAGAAATATCAGATTAGTCACCTGTCCACTAAATGACTGCAAATCATTAGGAGGACCAGGAGTAACTCCGTCAATATTACCCACTCCTTCAAGCATTAAGGGATATAATGAAACTGCCATACAATACTGTTTAAGTACTGAGGTGGAAGCTTCATCATGAGTATAGATAATATGACTATCTAAGTCTCTAGCATATTGAGAAGATAATTCCGGATAAAGAAGTTTTAATTTCTTCTTCATACGATAACGTTGTATTTCTCTGTTCTCGCGCTTTCTATCCTCACTTTCCAGTGTAGCAACATTCTTAGAGACAACATTAGCATTTCCATCTGTTTCAGATGAAGTAGCTGCATTTTCAGAGCTATTGATGTAATTGTCTTGATAACTAATCTTAGCTATGATTTCTCTAAGTCTGGACTGCTCACTTCTGTATTGAGAATAGGCTGAGGCTACATCATCATAACCATAGTCCCTCAAAGTCTCAATTACAACATCTTGAATTTCTTCGATAGTAATTCCATCCCACAGATGCATATCAGTTACCATGGAGGTGATAACTTCCTTATTTTCCTCTGGGCAACAAGCATTAAATGCCTTAGATATTGCTTCTACTATTTTATTACTATCAAATTCCTGTAAACTTCCGTCTCTCTTTACTACCTGCATATTAGATACCCATTACGTCTTTAATTAACAATGTCTTTTCAAATTTATTAACCAAGTCTCTTTTGTCTTGGGTAATCAAATCGGTAAATGCGTTATATACGGTAAATCCGTCTACAACATTGTCTGTTGTATAATATTTGGATTTCTCATCGTAAAACAAATCTTTATACACATCAATTGGCGCAGATTCAGCTAGCTTCACAGAACCAAATCCCATATTGATTTTAGAATTAATGCAGTTGTCAACCCAGTGACCCAAGTCAGCATATATATCATCTTTCTTATATTCCATCTCTGAAAGTCTCTTTAGAGTTACGTTAGTTTCATCTGTCATTGACATAGCATTTCTTAAGAAGCTATAGTTAATAGCAGATTCCGGCTCTAACTCAGAAACATTCAACATTTCTGGATTAAATACACACAAGTTTAGACAAGCCATATTTAAAGCTCCCACATAGAACTTAACTAATGGTTTACGAGTATCAAGAGCATAAATCATACTAATTACTCTCTTATGATTATCCCAAGCATATTCGTCTGGAAGAACGCCCTGAATCCAAACTCTATTATATATTACATCATCAAAATTAATCTCCCCGTCTTTAGTAAGTGATATTTGATCGGCAGGTTTAGCATTAATTATAAAGTTATCAGTCATTTTAGAAACTCTGTCCATAAATGGAGTTACATAAGCTTCCGTAGTAAAATATTCTTTATCTTTAATTCTAGTTGCCTTTCCTTGCATTAATTGTTCAATCGTCAATTCCATTTATTCCTCTTTTAATATACTATTAAGTATCTCTCCAGTATCTGCCAAATCTACTCTGTCTGGCATCATCTCGAACGGTAGGTCATCTGCATCAAAATCCAGCATAATTTGCTTCATATTAGATGTCTTATCTCCCCAATATTCGCTTGGGGAACTTGTAGCTTTAGATATTGGATCTTCTAAGGTATTAACTAATCTTTTAATATCTTCAGTCATGGTTGCATGACATACAAACTTCGGAGTTGTTATCAAAAACATCCCAAAGTGGTCAATAATGAATTTATTAATATCTGTATAGCCAAACTCCTCTGCCAAATCTTTTAATTTTTTACTAAACTTAGTATATTGATAGTTCTTTATTTTAAAGTAGTAACCTATATTTTGAAGTAATGCTTTCTTTAAGCAAGTCTTATATCCTCTCATAGTCTTACCTACAACAGAATCTCCCACTTTACACTCATGTAATATAAAGGTTATTTTCCCGTCTTTAAAGTACCATCCAAATCCATCTGTCCAATAAAATTTTAGTAATATACACTCCCCATTAGATGATGTGCTTATACCTAACTTTACTGCATCTTCTAGCATAGGTTCATTACTAACTACTCCATTCTCATCCAAAGCATTATACAGGATTTCTTCACCCGTATACCGTTTCCATTTCTCCATTTAATTGTTAATTAATCGTTAGATTTCCATAATTAAATTACGTTTAATATCTATTAAAAATTAGTTGTTATCTCAAAATAAAAAGGGAAGACCACCCTAAGGTAATCTTCCCTTTAAATATGTTTCTTTTAAGAAATTAGGCTTCGATACCGAAAGCTAACCAAGTACCATTCTTAGTGTTCTTAGAAGGAGTATATTGTGCAGTAGCTACTACAGCTTGTCCTTCAACAACATCTTTGGTTTTCACCAATTCAGCGTTTCCTTTGTACTTACCACTCTTATACAATTCTTTGATTGCATTTTTAGCGTCAGCCTTGTTTGTATCAACTTGGCAAACTACTGTCTGAGTTTCTTTGTCAATCCACTTGTAGAATGTTTTAAACTTACGTTTTCCGTCACCCTTAACGTCGTCAATCTTATACGGACGTTCACGTGTATCCGCAACAGATGATTCAACAGTAATCAAATAACCAGCACCAGGGCAATTCTTACCTTTCTTTGCAAGATATTCAAGCATAAATTCTTTTACATCACGTTCTGTGATACCCTTGGTTTGTTTGGCTTTCCAATTTTTGTAAGCCTGAGTTGCGTCACCATTTACATGGAACAATGTACTTTCTACTTGTGCGATTGCTGCTTCTTTGCTTTCTGCTACTACTTCTACTTTCTTAAAATTCAAAATCGTTGTACTCATAATAATTAAAATTTTTAAACATAAATCATTAACATATAATCTGAAATTATTTTTCTATATCTAATCAGTATCGTTTCCCTTACTGATGTAATCAATTATACTACATCTTGTACGGAAACCCTAATCTTTAAATGTTAATTTTATGTTAAAGGGTGTTAAATTGACCCTAGTCACACACCTTATGCTAAACAATAAAATTTCCGACTTTTGTCTTTTTATTAGTTAAAGCATTCTTTATATCCTATATCGGAAAACCTAAACTCTATGAACATTCCTATATGGAATCGTAATCCTTATAGAATATGCCCCTTGAGGTCCAGACTCTGATGTATTTTCTCTACTTGGCAATATTTTGAGACTATTCTACTAGTCTCTCTACACTATCATGAAAGTGTAAGATAATATAGTTGTTATCTTCAAACCATTCCTTAGCTACCTAGTATTTTCTAAACATCTTATGGAGTAGCTTTTCTACCTGTTTATCTCCATCCCTTACATCTAACAATTGATATCCAAAGGCGCAGGTATTATAGCACTTCATTCTCCTCTAGACATCTTTAGCGAAGCCTATCTTCAAAAAGTTGTTGTTTCTTAATAGATATATCATAAAAAATTTTAACATTAAAATGGTACATAATTGTCTAGCAAAATTTTGAGTTGTTTGGGCATATCCTTGGGCTTTATTCCAAAGTCAAGGAAAGTATTACACCCATACATTAAATCCTCGCAAATGGCCCCTAGGGACTTCAGGAAGGTATTTTTTTCCACCTCCCCAAAGTCGTTACCTACTTTTAGGAGAACATCATAACAAGTTACTTTTTGACCTTTTTTCCTTAACTCATTAGTTATATAACAAGTGAGAGCAATACAAGCTAGTTTATCTCCCATATTGCTATTTAGGTAATTTAAGGTAAAGTATTTGCTATAAATTGCTGACAATTTTTCAAAGCTGATATTTTGAAGGTCGTTCATCCAGAGAATAGTCTCTATAACCTATCTGATATGCTACATACTTCAATAGAGTTTTAAACTCATGAAATCCCTCACGTAATTCTCCATAAGTAACCGGTCTAACCTTACTATAAAAGTTTGGAATAGTAGAAACTACCAAGTAATTAGCTTGGATTTTAGGATTCTTTAGGTGATAGAACTTCTCAGCACATAGCTTCAGAAGATATAAATACATTGCAAACTCTCTACTGTAATGAAACTTCTTGATATTATTGTCGATTTCACTGACAATCTTACCAATAGTTTTTATATCATTCACTACAATAGTGTTAGTCTCCGTATCTATGGTATAATTATCTAATTTGGACTTTAAGTGCAAAATGAACTTCTTGCCGTTGGGACAAGTAGCTTCCACGTCCAATAAAATAGCTTGCTCATTTTCAGAAATAGGTGTTTTAGTTATCCCTTCAGGATGTAAAAGTTTCTGTACTTGCTTATTGCTATTTAATGCAGTCACACAAGATTTTACAATTTCTAGTGACTTATTATCAAGGTATATGATTTCCTTATCCTGAGCCAAATCAAATTCTTTAAGCTGTCTATTCTTCCAATAATTGGTAGACGCTTCAATAACAGACTTAGCTAGGTCTTTGGTAAGTTTTCCTTTGTAATATTCGATTTTATCTGAAGCAGCCTTCACATCATCAAATTTTACGTCTCCTTTAAGGAAAACTGGATAAAGCTCATTAGCCATTGCTCCCAACTTAGCAGTCGGTTTACCAATATCTTCTGAAAGCTCAAAACTATCTGGCTGTAATACGAGTTCGTGTACAGCACTACCAAGCTCAAATGCGGAAGAGAAAGTATTTTTAAATCCAGTAAAAAATTTATCCGGATTTCCATCTTGCCTAGGATTAATTAATCCTAAACGAGAATTACTTACATATCCACTATATTGCTCGGAAAAATACACCTTATCACTTATCTTCTCTAACCTTAGCGTGTCTAGCAGAGGTCTAAGCTTGATGTCTTTTAATTCCATCCTAAAGTCTCTAATTCTAATTCATATGCAAATCTAATTTCGTTAATATCTAAACTATAAATGCGAAATAATGGGTCTCCATTCTGATTATGAGGTCTGTCAATTAACAGGGCTGGAAGACCAGAATTGATAGCCATTTGTACATTACTAATACTATCATCAATTAATACATCGCATTTGCCTTTTATCAAGTCAGCCTTATTTCCATGCTGATAATACATTTGATAAATAGGTCTTATGGGTAAATTGTATTTAGCTAGACAATTCCTAGTATAAACCTTACTGTTTATTCTCTTTGTGGCATAAATATATGGTTCAAAATTTGGTTTCTCTAGCAAGGGTAAATTTTCCCAAAACTCCTTATTATAGCGAAGACTTACTACGTTCCGTGTAATTACGTGTTCAACTAAATCAGATTCCCTTGGAAATAGAGCCTTGTAAGCTCCCCAAAAGTCAAAGATAGTATCATCCAAGTCTAGTGCTATTCTCAATGGATTACATAAATTCATTTATCTCAGATACTTCTCCTAAATATATCCCATGTTTATCGGCAAGTTCTTCGCAGAAATCATCATAATCCAGAAGATCATCTAAATCGTCGTACTTATTTATATACATACTCTTTATTTTTTCTTCACAATCCTCGTAGCTTCTAGCTACCACTTTACCAATTCTACAGACTTCATCTGTATGCCATGGAAATAAATATGTGTTCATAACTCGATTACTTCAATAACATTTAATCGCTTCTTAATTAAAAGTTCAAGGTCTTCTCTATCCACGTAGACAAAGTGACTCTTTTTCAAATCAGATAATGTAGAGTCAAATTCTAGAGAAAATGCTTCCTCAGTTCTCCAATTCTTCTTAGCTGTCCTCAAATAGAGGGCATACTCGTCATCAAAGTCATTAACTACACAGTTCTTAATCGTAGGAATTGGACCTTTAACTATTAACTTTTTCATTTCTTAAGCAATTCATAAAAATATTCTATAGGTATTACAGCTACTTGACCCACGCTAGGTGCCCCGTTCTTTCCTGCCTTCTTCCAACATATACAGAACGGTTTAGATTTATCACTACAAGCGTCCCTAATGTCAAAATAGTTTGGCATATTTTGGGTAAACTTGGCTTGGATATTAACTGGAAGTTCATTGTTCATATCAACAATATCTATTTTGTCAGCATCAGCCAGTTTGTTCTGGCTTCTACTAGATACACATCCTTCATATCCAACATCTCTCAATTTATGAATTATTTCTAACTCATATTGAGAACCTTTTTGTTTACTTTTCTTCGCTTGCTTACTTCTTCTAACTGCAGGATCTGCCCATTCAAAGGTAATTCCATCTTTCGATTTAGCTCCAGAGCCAGGTTTATTAGCCCTAGCTTTAATAGAGTTTATCTCTAAGCCAGTTACTTCTGAGGCTTCTTCTATAGTTTCGAAGGTTTTCTTTTCTCCATTTTTAAATGTAGCTGTAACACTTGTATTAGTCTACTTTTTCATTCCGTTTATTCTATTTATTTTTTCATTAACTTTACATCTCTAGGGTTTCTCTAGTCAATAACGAGTTGCTCATTTATAAAGTCCAATAAGTCTTGTGTATTTACACACGCTCCGGCTGGAAGCTCACACCTATATACTGTCTGTCTAGGAAATTTGGATATTAGTGCTTCTTCGTCTCCAGAAATAAAGTTTTCTCCAGTATCATTAATTACTACGTAAAATACCATTTCTTTTAAATTTGTCAATAGTTAACTTAATCAACTCCTGAGTAGCTTTTCTTCCATAGTCCCTATAGTAATCACTTATATCCTTAGCTCCTGTGTTTCTGGGAATCATTGATACGATTAATTCTGGATGTTGTTTCCTAATCTTATTAGTAAAACGAACTCCAGTTAGGTCATTATCATATAGCAACACAATGTATTTGAATCTCTGCTTTAATTCTTCTAAAACTTTGTCAGAAACAAACTGAGTCTCAGAGTTGGGAGCTATAGCTGGTATTCCTAAAGAATATAAACACATTACATCTTTCATAGACTTAGTTATTACTACCAGTTTTCCAGTCTTAGCTAATTGTTTATAGCCTTGAATAGTCTTAGTAGAAACATTACCTATGAATCTAAACTCCTTTCGTTTTGGCATATAAATACGCCATTGCTCGATGTTCTCTTTCTTCCCAAAATAATATCCATAGATAGGACTATGTTGGGCAGACTGTGCATATATATTTCCATTTAAGAATACAGTACTACAACTGTATACCTTAAACCTATGTAGAATATCTTTAGTAATACCAAAGCTTCCCCACCACTTCAACTCAGGTTCTGAGAACTCCTTAGCTTCTATTTGGATGAAGGTTTGTTTTTCTTCCTCAAATTTCGGCTGGATTTTTACTGCAATCTTCTTTACAGGAGAATCCTTAGTATATCCAAAGTCCTTAGCTATAATCTTTAAAGCAGTGTGATAGTTACAATTATACTTTTCCATAACTACCCCTTCGAATGTCAAACATTTTCCGGAAGCAAAGTCCTTAAAATATAAGTTTCCAGATTTTCCTCTAAAAAAGCTGCAGGTGACATGACTGTCACTACGCAAAGGAGACTTGAACAGTCCTTTCTTAACTGGAATACCCAGATAATAAGTCATGTAAGTCTCCTCATTGTTCTTAGATAGAAGAAATTCCTTAGTAATTTTGGGTTCAAAAGTATAATCAAACATAGTCACTAAGGAATTTATGAATTACTCTACTAACAAATCATTATAGCAAGTTGTCAAGATCGAAGTCATTTCCTGGTGCAGCATCTACACCGGCAACATCTGCAATCGGGTCTTCTGACTTCATTTCGGTAGGCTTAGCTTTCAGATACTTCTGACGTTCTCCCTCCTCATAGTCAGAGAAGAACAGCTTGTCACCAATATAGTTATCAGAGATGAACGACTCACCTTGTTTGTTAATACCTACGATACGAGGTATATCAGCAACTACTTTACCATCACGGTTTCTACCAATCAACTTCAACTTAGTCTCTGTACCTTTAACTTTTTCAGTTATAGTAATCAGAGCCTTAGCTACATCATCGAAGCTCTTAAATTTAGAGCTAGCTGCTTGCATCTTTTCAAATCCTGCAGGATTGAGAACCTGTGCAGTCTGCTTAACTACAGCCATCAAAGTCTCGAAGTTGGAAGGCATGATAACCTTTCCACCATTCTTACTATCAAACTCACGTCTCTCATCATCGCCAGCTTTAGGGAAGAATTGGGTTACAGAGAAGTAACCCTCTTCGTTCTCAAAGTTGATTGCTAGAACTTTATAATGAGCCGTTGGATCCTTTTTACCATCAAATTCTTTGATTTCACATCCCATGAATTTTACATCATGGATGTTCCAAGGAGTTAAAGGACGACGTGTGTTTCTTACTGCTGAGTCTGCTGATATACCAAAATTAAATGCCATAATTAATTCAAATTAAAATCAAATTTTTCTAAGTCTTTGTCATCTTCGTCTATGTTTATATTATCTAATGATTCTATATCGAGTTCATTCTCAATATCAATTATCTCATCAGGTACAGAGTTTTCTTCCTGTATCTTATCTCCTACTAGATAATAAATTCCTTTATCCTCTGTAGGCTCTAGTTTAAAGGTAGTACCATAAGCTGAGAGCTTTTCATTAGCTGCACCTCTATAACTTACAGTATTACTCTTCGTTAACTTGTTTCCACTTTTAGTTCCGAAAGCGGCATCAGTTCCAATAATAGGAACTGCTTTCTTATCCTTCTTCTTATACTTGATGTCTACTCGACAATCTGCACAAACCTGTAATAGGTCTACAGCTCCCTGAGTTAATATTAACTTGTTGGAATCAAGCGTAATAATAGGATCTGGATTAGCATCTACCTTGGCTGCAGAAGCCTTAGTAGATGTCTTGGTAGCACTTTTCGTTGCCTTAGTGTCAACAGAAATTTCTTCTTTCCCAATATAGGTGATTTCACCAGTTTGCTCATTCACCTCATAGTGAAACAGTATGTCTAATTTCATTATTCCCCTTCATTATAGTCGTCAATAACATCAATAATCTTGTCCAAATCATTGTCAATCTCTAAATCCTCGAACATACCAAAGGATGTCTTAGCAACACAAGTACCATCATTATTAGTGATTAACTTATATTCCATTCTGCCAGAATCTCCTTCGCTTACTTTAGTAAAGAAGATATAGGTAAATAGACCTTCCAAGGTTACTTTCTCAGACAACAACTTTCCAACAGTCTTGATAACAAACTTAGGATTTACGTTGTCTCCAACGTTCTCTGAGTGAGTCAAGAAAATCATTTTACAATCTTCTCTCATCTTTTCTGAATATCTCAGAATCTCCATTGCATGTTGAGCTAATTCACTAAATTTGGTATAACCAACTTCAGTTGCCCTATCAACGAACTCATAAGAGAGAACATATTGGAAGTCATCAATGATTACCTGCTTGATATTAGGCATCATCTTGTCAATAATTTGTAAGATTTTTAGTATTTGATCCCATTTAGAACTAACGTAATAGTTTCCACTTACGTTCTTTCCTTCGATTTTAATGGGAATATATTTCTTTTTCCATGCACGGAAAGGAAGAGGTTTACCCGTAGTACTTATAATAAAAGTCTCTTCGGGATTAAGATTTCTTAAACTTGTACTTTTTCCAGTACCTGATTCACCCACGATAGCAATTGTTTCAGCAGCCATTATTCTAATGCAAAATTAAAATTCTTATTTGAATCATCTAATTCTGTAATATCATCTAGCTCCTGTTCTACTATAGAACTATCATCTTCTAATATATAATTTGGACTTGTAAACCTTTCGTAATCATAGATTTCGTCTGGCTTGGGGAGTTCCCTGAACATATTAATCCAACCAAAGAAATTAACTCCAACTTCAACATCACAATCTCCATATCGGTTCTTGAGTACCATAATACTCCTAAAATAGGAGCCTAAATACTCAATATTATAATGTTTATAAGTCTTCAGTCCATCTCTATGAGGATTATACAATGCAATCATGATATTACAATCTTGCACAGTATTACCTGAGTCTTTGGCATCATGAATAGTAAATGCACTTTTTCCTTGTTTAAACCTCTCTATATTTCCCTGCTCTCTGTTCGCCTGCTGAATTACAACAGGACTAACTCCACACTTGTCTCTGAAAAATATCAGATAACTGGAAAGTAAATCAATATCAGGTTTAGTACCCACTAGACCAATATGGTCTATTACGACATTATAGATAAGATTAGGATTATTAGGCTTATATAAAAGTCTGGTTTCACTTTCAGAGAAAGTTCCCATTTCTTCTAATCTTGTTTTTAAGATTGCATATACCTTATTAGGCGTTACTTTCTTATCAAAGATTTCTAGCTTTTTACTAATCTTATCTATCCAAGGCATACACTGCTTAACTAAATCATAATGTTCCTCAGATAAAATATATTCCTTTTCTCTTGACAATATCTTTTTAAAAGATAGTTGCACTCCGTATGTTTCGAAGATATAGATAGATAATAGCTTAATGTATAATGCTACTTCCCCCATTTCCAAGCTGAAATACAATACCTTAAAATCATCATCGTCAAGATGTTCCATCAGTGGTCTATAAACATAAGCATATAGAGCAAATGAAGTCTTACCAGCACCAGAATTAGATAGAATTAAAGTATAGGTTTCCCTAGTAACTCCATCTATAATTCCTTCCAGCTTTGGTAACTTCATAGATATACCATGATTTAGTCCTAATCTACCTCTATCAATTTCATTGAGAAGTTTTTCGGAAATCATAGCAATCTCATGGAATCATAGTTAACCCCACCTTCCTCTTTCAATGCTTTAAGTTCTTCCCACTTATGGTCTATTACGAAATTAGCTATAGTGGTGCAAAGAATATTATGTTCTTTTGCCCATTTAACTAACTCTATGATTTGATTGTGGACTTCAGGTTTCCATCTGATAGTTCTTCCATAGAACCTATAGAAGTCTTCGATAGTATCAAATTTCTTAGATACCCCTCTCAGACCTACTTGTGTATTATTAACTATTCCAAATAAAGGATAAGTTTCCCACAATTCTCTGCCTAAGTCAAAGGAACATTTATAAAAGTCCTTTACTATTGTCTTATTTAGAGGTACGTCTAGTGGATTAAATACAGACCCCCTTTCGGGAATCTTATAGGTTTTATTTATAACCCCAGCATCACGAAGTCCAACTAATAGTTCCGTAGTAAAACCGCGAGCACAAACTCTAGAAGAGAAATACTCACGGACAATTTCTGGTTCATCATCCTCTTGGGCGATAAGAATAATTTCTAATAACAGCAATTCACTTGGATTAATACCATATTTCTCGCAAAATAAGAGTTGCTGTTTCAATTCAAGATTTTTCACGTGTACAAATTAATAGATTCTCTACTAATCTATACACCAAGCGTAGTTTACCTGTTAAAGCGTTAAAGCTTGGTTACGTGATATAAACTTAGTCTTCAACCTTTTCACTAGCTGTCTCAAGAAGGATTGCATAGTCCTTCTTTAATTCTTTCAGCTCTTCTGTAAGTTTTCCGACCTTAGTTTCCAATGCTTTGCATTTCTTATTCAAAGCAGACTTCATCTCATTGTACTCCCTTTTGGTGTAATAAGTTTCCATAATTAAAAACGATAAGTAAAATTTTGTAATTTTTTCTTGTAGGGTTCCCAAGGCTCTCCATTAAGTAACTTTCGTAAGTTTTCAACATCAATAGTAACATAGTTACCTTTCTGATGTGATTTCTTAAACCATTCTTGTTCAACGGTGTCTTCCAGCACTAATGTGAATATTTCAGAGTATTTAGAACCTTCCTTTCTTATAACCCTGCCAGCAGCTTGGGTGCTTTTAGTACTACTAGAATCTACTCCTAGCATTATACCAACTGACAGGCCAGGACAGTCAAATCCTTCAATAGCTAATTTACAACTATTAATAACTCCACTATCCAAAAGCGCAAACTCTTCAAGAGTAATTCTATTCTGTTTCTTGCTCTCTTTACCAGTATAGACATATCCTATCCCAATTTTCTCTGCCATAGCAGTGTTAGCTGAAAAGGTAATTATTTTCTTGTCTGTACGGTGAGCAATAATCTCTCTAGCTACTTCTAACTTAGCTGGATGATTATGAATGAATTTCTTCCGAGCTTGTAGGGCTCTCATAAAAGCTGTAGAATGATAAGTAATCTGCTTCAAAGCATTAGACAGCTCAGTTTTATCTAAACTATTACAGATTTGAGTTCTATAATTTAGCCTATTTCTGAGGCCGTCTTTACCAACCATACTCATTGCGAGTCCAAAATCAAAGTTAAAGAATTCAAAATGTTTTATAAATTCCCTATTTTGCTCTCGGTAGTTTTCTATGTCTTCCGCAGTAATAATTACTTGATATTCTGTAAAGTCCGATACCCAACCGCTTGCTTTAGCTACCTCAATACTAACACTATCAACAACTGGACAGTATTTTTCGACAATAGTATGTCTACCATCTAGTCTTTCTAATGTAGCAGTTAATCCAAGAATTAGCTTGTACTTTACCTTACTGAATACAAACTGTAAAGTTTCAGCAGCGGTCCTGTGAATCTCATCAATGATTAGAAAGTCACACTCATATCCGTTCTTAGCTGTAGTATTCACAACCTGTACTTCTGTATTAAGACCAAGCCCTTCCTTGTCTAATATATCTATCCACTGGTTTTTCAAAAGCTCAGTGGGAACTACCACTAGTGCTCTAATAGTAGGATACTTGGATAGAACAGCTTTTAGGCAATTGATTGCACATCGAGTCTTTCCAAAACCGGTACATGCTTCTATGGTTCCTTTTCCCCTATGTAATAACCAGGCTCTCTTACATTGCTCCTGCCGCTCATCACGAGTAACAGGAGTAAAGAGATCTTTCATCAATCTATGTTCCTAGTGATGTCCCATCCTTTAAGTTCTGCAACTTTTTTGATTTCCTCCATCTTGTCCTTCCACTGTTTAGCCTGGTTTTCGCACTGATTCTGGAAGCGATACAAGACTTTGTTAGATAACAGTCTTAGTTGATCACTAGTTAAGTTAGCGTATTTATCTCTTTTCAGTCTACACATAGATCTAAATTCAGCATAACTTAATCCAGTATCACAGATTTTTAAAGCTATAGAAGGATTCAAACGAAGTTCCTTACTTACTACTTCCAGTCTGTTGACAGCTTTTCCTGTTATTGGGTCTTTACGATACAAATCTTTTTGCATCTCTTGCTGGGTAAACCACAAACCCATCTTAACAATAAAGTTAAGCGTTAAGTGAGAATTGTCGAATAGTCCCAGAGAATCAAGACAAGCATCCATAACTAAACTTACTGACACTTCTCTAAATTCTACTGGAATACCATTAATAATATCCCCAATGGGATAAGTTTTAATGGTTTCATTAGTTAACACCTCTTTATTGTTCTGGATAATAGCCTTCAAGTCTTCCAAACAGCGAGTATTGGTATATTGTTTTTCAGCTCTAAGCCATCTAATAAGAAGCTCAGCACGACATCTCTGAATTTGGTCAGACACTATGCCCAACAATGTTATACGACCCGGATTCTTAGTATCAGAATTGTATAGCATTTGTTCACAATGGTTATAAAACCGTCTCAATTGGTCATAATCAGCGTCTACTAGTTTTACCTCTTCCTGGACCCCGTTTACTTTAGGACCTTTCCATACGTAACTATTGATGTCGTTTGCTTTATCATTTAAAGCTTCTTTCAGCTTATCTCCTAATACAGTCATAAATTATTCTTTAATAATATTCCATAATTCATCTTATTTTAATGTTAATCTAATAATATTTGCCCATTTTCAATCAACGGCTTTTCGTGAATAAACTTCAGGAAAATTATATTCGTTTCTTTATATGGAACAAAATCTTTACCATCGTACCACTTATCGATGCCTTCTTCTACATACCTCACAGTAACGTATCCGACATCTCCTAATTCCATAGAACACTGATTCCAGTTTGGGAACCTTACACACATTATATCTTTATAATCCAGATTATCATATTCAAATCTTTCAAAAACATAACTAGCATAGCCCATCCCGTCCTCATTTTTAGCAACAAATTTTACATGGTAAGTTACTTCTTTGGTTTCCACACATCGAATGTATTAATATCCTCAAACATCTTGCAACCGTAGGATGCAAAATCTCCTTGGAGCTTATCCATATTCTGGAGACATGGATAATTCTTACACCTAGTACAACTGCGTTCAGGATGTTTATAGTGAAAACCATCTTTGTCCTTAAACATTATTTCAGTAATAGGCATAACAATATTAATACACATGAACCAGCAGCTCCGTATTTTATAACGTTCTGCTTTCTCTTTAAAGACTTATTAAGACCTTCAATAGATCTATTTTTATCTTCGATTATGTTTCCATAATATAGTAACTGAACTCTGCGAACAGAATCCGTTCTTTCCCAACTCTTATTTATTAGTTCCAGATTAGTTATTTTGGTTTTCAATAACGGAACAGTCTCAGAAAGTTTCTGATGTTCAGCGAATATTAGGTTCGCTGTCTTTAGCTGTTCTCCCGTTATTGTAACGGTCGATGTATTCTGAGAAGAAGCACAAATTGACGCTATCAGAACTAGACATAATAGTAGATACTTTCTCATCATACTTCTTGTCTATATATTCAATCTTCTTCACAATGGAATCATTAACTATAAAGATACTATCTCTAATAATAGAATCTCGTACAATTTCTTGCACGTCTACTATAGGTAAGTCAATGTGGCTCTTCCTAGAAGATAGTAAGTATATAATTAATAATCCCATTAGTATGATTGTAATATAACAGAGCTTAACCTTGTTCATTTAACTCAATGCCCATCGCCTTAGCCTTCTCTACAAGCTCGACGCATTTAGCAACATCTACGCTTCCGCTTTTAGCAGCATTGAATATTTCTTTTTCAGAACCGTTCAAATCCTCTATTTCTTTCTTGACTGCTTCTTTTTTATCAAAGCGGGCTTTCATCTGGTTATATCCTTTGATGATTCGTTCAGGGTTTTCTTTAATAAACCCTATTTCTTGTTTCAAGAATGCCTTAACCAGAGTCTTGTTAATTACACCTCTAGACTTAGTGTAGATAGTAGGACACTTAGGATCATGTAAAGCCTTATTATAGGCGTTAGCTTTTCCTCTCTCCTTATCAAACTCGTCAGTTGGGTGACATACACTGATACCTACAGATACTACTCTGCAAACTTCTGCATAGTCCGGATCGTCTACACAAATATAGCCGTCTTCACTTGCCCATCCAACTGAAAGTTTGTAGTCATCTTCACTTTCTTCTGGAGACTGACTCAAAGCACACGCTACAATCTTATGTTCCTTACCCTTGAAATCTACAAATGAGTCAATCATGTACTCAATCACATCCTGTTTCATTTTCTACAATTTTAAAACCGTTATTAATTAGATATTCTTCTGGAGCAAACTGTAATTCAAAGAACCTTCTTAGTGAATAATTCTTTTTCTTTACAGAAAGATTTTTCTTTTTTATAGTAATCGGTTTACTAGAAGAAAAGTATTTCTCCTCCATTAGAGCCGCTCCCCAACTCCAAATTTGATAAATCGAACTACAATAGATAAACTTATCATGTGTATATACAATTTGCTTATCCTTCTCGTAAGTCTTCCGTAAGGTCATTGTAAAACACTTTAATAGTTTTGAAAATAAATGAATTTTTTCTTGAATTATAGCAATCGTTCCAGCTTCTACTCTGATAATGAGTTAAAAGTTCAGAGGCTTTTACTCCTGTATAAACATTTTTGCAGAAGCTACTATCGTCCTCACAGTCACAAGAGTTTATTGTATACTCTCCTATACCTATGGCATAATGCCAATGACTACCTATTATTTCGCTAAATTTACCTCCAAGAAAATAATCTTCATAGATTATAACTTTGAATTTAAATTTATCTCTACTAAGTAGCCTAGCTAAACAATATGCTATATAACAACAGCCTCCAGCATTAATGTCATACTCCTCATCCAGAAACTTACAAAGCTTATTAAGCCTTTCCGCTAGAATCTCCTGCACTTCCGGTGATTTCGAGTTTAATCTCTTCTTTTGCCTTTTTAAACTCATCTAAGTACTGACCTAAAGTTATAATTTCATCTTTTCCGAATTTCTTTCTAGTTGCGTAGTTTATACAACGTTCTACAGCAGCCTCTAGTGAATAGCCATAGCCTTCCACTTTAAATTCTTTTCTCGGATTTTTCCCTCCAATATCATATAGCAGCTCCAAGTCGAAACGAGGAGAAGCATCATTGATAGGGGTTAGCCTATAAAAGGAGCCTTCAATTATCATTTTCTATTTCTTTAATAAGATTTTCGATGAAGTCTGCTCTGTTCTGTATAGCTTCATATAGTTCATCTAGACTTTCAGCAATATAGATAGCACAATAAGTATATTGGTTTATACACGGGACACTAAACTTATTTACATTATCCTTGTTCCAAGAATATAAACACCCAGTGCAATCTGGGTCTCCAGCCTCATAACCGCATTCGTTGCATAAACAGCAATTTCTAAGACTCCCAAATCCAGTTATCCTAGATAACGCCTCATGCCAGTAATCATCGTCCTCATGCGCATTGCTTTCAAGTTCCTCTCTTGTAATACTTCTATACTTTTTTACAAGACGTCTTGCAGCGTCTAAATTCTTTATTTGCATACATCTATTACTGTTAAGTTATTATTACTAGGCTGATATTCATAATCACAGTATGAATTAGTTATCGTAACATGGTCAAAATTGTTACACAACTTTTTCAAGCCTTCTATATTTACAGCATGGCAAACTATAATCTCGAATCTATAGTTAGGATACTTTTCTTTAAGAACTTTAAGTTCTCCAAGGAATGTTCCTCCAGCATCGCACAAATCATCAATGAATACAAACGTAGAATAGTAACAATTTACATTTCTACCTATAGAGAATTCCTTGATTTTTCCAGTTTCTAAGTCTCTTGTCTTATTGAACACTAAATGTCCCCATACCTTAGAGTACTCCCTGTATCTCTGATACGCTCCAGCATCAGGGAATACAACATTAGATTGTTGTGGTATATAGCTTCCATAATTCAATTCTTGACACCAACATCTAGAACCTAGAAGATTCTTTGCTCTGTTAGAGTGAGCCTCTAAAATACAGACTGAACGATAGTTCATTCCATTTAAGATATTGCACACAATTTTCAGAGAAAATGGACGGTTAAAATCCATTACCCTATCCATACGCATAGACATTAGATAGGTAATAAATAAGTCCCACTCAATTTCTTGTCTGTCTAGAATATCGCCAACTTGAGCTAACAGAAACAATTCTTCGGCAGAAGTAATTCTACACATAACCTTTACCGAATCTTTCCTATCAAATTCGTCTGGAAAACTTATTTGAGGCTCTCCGTCAGGGAATGTAGTGAGGTCATACTTAATCTCACTTTCATCCCAATTAATTAAGTTTAATAATTTCATCTACGACATATTTTAAGATTTCATAACTTTCTTCTAAGCCCGCCCTATCGTCTAGTAGAATATTGTAATAAGGCTTTCTAGAGTTCGGAAATAGTCTACTGCTTGTAAAAGGAGGTATAATCATATCATTAATAAGATTTCCTATCCCCATTTGGACACACTCTACTTGTTTCTCTATAATTTTATTTTCGTTTTCCTCTGTAGAAAGTAAAATCATTTCAAAACCTAACATAGTACAACGTCTCAGTAGATTAATAACACAACTATAATCTCCTCCAGTATTATGATAGTCGAAGATAGTGTTATCAAAGTCGAAAGCGACTATTAGCTTTCCGTATTTCTTATACTCTTCTAATAGTCGCTTCTTACAAGCCTCTTTTCCAAATGGATGGTTAAAACTTTCCATGTAATCCATTATTAATTCTTTGCCTGATATCCTGTAGAGAATACTCCTTTTTAAGGATACCATCTTCGAACACAGCCTCTAAACAGCCTCCCTCTTCTACTTCAGGACTTACTTGGTCTTCCGCGTAGTAGACACCGTTGACATCCTGATAAACGGCAATTAACCCTTTCAAAGAGTTCTTAGTCCCATCATCAGTTTTCGGATGTTTAAAGATTTCCTTCAATTCTCCATTGATTACACAAGCAGTAGCCTTAACTGCAAAGCCTAGACTATCTCTACTTGCATACTGATATGAGAATGAACCAACACCAAGAACAAGATTACAAGCTGCCATATGAGCATTTTCAAGTCTCATGTAGATTTGTTTCTGACGCTCTAAAGTAATAGAATCGCCATATAACAAGCCTATCTTAGTACTCGGATAACGATAGTCCTTGGAAGTAGTATTCCAGCCGAATATCTTACCAAGCATATAGTATGCTCCGTAATATTGACCTTCTGATACTTCTACGTATTCTGCATCGTCATTAAACGGAGCATAACAGCAGTAGTATTTACCTTCCTTTATTCTTGTATTGAAATGAGGATTAGTTCTCAAACCACAAATAATATCTACCGGGTCTCCACTATCGGGACGAATAACTACACGACCGTCACGAGCCATAATGTCTTTCTTCAACTTAGGAAGGAAGTTTTCAACAACATTCCAGAAATCCCAAGTATCGGACACTATAGAAACAAACCCAGTAGGATATAACTCATTAATAAGACGTTTATATGTTCCTAACTCGTCCTCTTCTCCTCCTGCACACATTACCGAATGTTCAGTAGCCGGAACAGTAGCAGCAATTAATTCACTATCCGAATTAGCTCCATAATACTCTTCAAGAGCTGCAATAGCAGGAATAGTTTCACTTCCTACAAATGAAGTCATATGAGCCATACCAGAAATAACAGATGCTTCCAAACCAGCCATTCCTCTCATAGAGAAGTCATGACACAAGAAATCCAGGTTTACATCCTCCGGAAATCCAGTGTGTACTGAGTGTCTTTTGAGTTCTTTCTTATAGAGTCTTGCTCTAGTGGCAGAGGTACAAGGCATCCACAAAGTACAACTAATCAAAGTCTCTAGATAATTAGTTAACCAAAAGAACTCTGGTTTCGTATTAGTAATAGTCATCATAGGAACTCTAATAGGACATACTGAACCTTCTGGCAACGCTTTAATACGAATAGGGAGATATCCTAAATCATACAAAGCCTCAATATGTCTATATCCCACGGACTCAATTCCAACGAAGTTGTGGACTCTCCGATAAAACATTTCTATAGCTTTCTCTTTAGGCAATACAAAGAAATTCTTATTAAATTCGTCGATCAAATACTTTTTAATTAAATATTGGATTCCGAATACTACAGAACCTTCGGTAGCTTCTGGAAAGTACTTGTTACTTCTCGGAGTCCAGTTACTATAAACTTGTTCAGTACCTTCTGGGTACATCCTGTGATGGCCTAATTTGTAACCATCTGTTGCATTAATTATTTCCATTCTAAAAATTATTTTAATAACTGATTGTTAATAAACTCTTCATGTTTTTACCGACAGCTAAGTTCTTAAAACATTGAGTAATAAACTCTTTTGTCTCTGGATGAATCGCTCTAGGAGCGCTAATATATTTAATCCACCAGTTGTACTCTCCTTGGAAACTATTTCCATTATATACCTTACCAGCGGCTAAATAATCACACACTAACTCTAATGCATATTCTCTAGGGATTTTCACTGGGACTCCACCAGAATCTAATTGAGTTACCCAATATTCATAATGATGTGGATTTCTTCCTCTATGATGTAAATAGGACCTAGAATAGCCCAGAATTTCTTTCTCCTTATTTAATGGAGATGTGTTATCATCGTAAAATTTAACAGAGCGAGAAAATTCATACCATCCGAACTTAGATAAATCGTGCAAAATGCCCTGCCTGTATAGTCCTAATTGGAAGCAATAGTATGCAACCCAGAACTTATGCCTTAGTATCCTTCTTAAATGCTTTAATATCCGAATCATATAACGAATCTCCTAGGAAGTTAAGAATAGGGACATCTACTGTATAGTCTTCATTGTACACTGCAAATGCGTATACTACCCACGATGCTAGTGAGGCACCTAAACCAAGCGGAGGGATAATCAAACTAGCTACAACAATAATAATAGTCCATCTAGGGATTTTTATTCTTGTAGCTTTAGAAGTTAACCAATTTACCTGGTAGGTGTAGTACAGACAGTAATATAGAAGTGCATAAAGTATAAGCCCTATGCCGTCGCATATTAAATACACAAATTTAAGATCTTCCATATCTTCTTTATAATTTTAGTCAGAACATTTCTACCTCTTAACGTATACTTGTGAGTATATCCGTCATTTCTGTTAGGATTCCACAAAGCATGGATTGCATAGTATATATAACCTACCATATATAGTACTATATTTAAGACAGGAACAAATCCCAGAACTATGATTAGTAATACTGCCCAGATTGGAACTTTAATGTCATACTCTTCGTCTATGTTAGCATAGTTGCTACTATACCCAGTCCAATAAACCGTAACATGAGTATCTTTTAAGATAAGCACCGTGACGATTATCATCACAGTGCATATTATTAAGTACATCATAGTTATTTCCCAGCTACATCCTTAAATAAGGTAGGAACAGTACCATAAGTAGGCAGTTTTCCATCCCACTTCTCCACAAAATTCTGTTGTACAATCAATGCAGATAAGGAAGCTGCAATCTTTCTGTTATACTCAGCTTCTGCGTCTCCCTTAATTTTCAGAGCCTGAGCTGCTCCCTCTGCTTGGGCTACAGCCTTTTTAGCATTAGCTTCTACAGATTTAACCTCATTTTCTATCTTAAGAGCATCCTGCACCGCTTTATTTTTAGCATCAATAGCATCTACTAGTGTCTTAGGATATTGAAGACCAGAAGTTAGCTGCTCAAGTTGGAAGTTTTCGGCAAGTAATTCTTTGCTTAATCTATCTTCTATAGATTTCTCAAACTCTTCTCTTTTGCTAACTAATTCATCAGTAGTATAATTATTAAGTTGTATACGGAATGCGTTTTTAACATAGTTATATAATGTAGTATTTACGACATCAAGTATATTGTCTTTTCTGTATTTCTTAAATACCTCAGGTGACTTTCCATCAACTATCTTAAGAGATATAGTAGGGTCAACAGTAAATGACGAACCATCCTTAGCGTTAATAGAAAAAGCCTCATAGTCCACAGTAAGCACATAGGTTGGGTATTCATATACAGCTGTGGTAATTGGATTATACCAAACAGCCCCCGTGACCAATGAGATGTCATCTACTCCTTTACCATCACCGTAAAGATTTACCTTGATTCCTTCATGTCCAGCGTCTACCCGCTCGTAGCCGCAACTTGACAAACCAAATACTAGAGTTAATACACACAGAAACTTAATTATTGTCTTCATCTTTTTTATTTTTAAAATGTTTTTTGAAATGTTTAATAGTCCTATAGACTAGACTAGGAATTGCTATAAATAATAACAATAGTCCTCCAAGGTTTGCAACCCATAGGGACTGAGATAATAACCACAGTCCCATATTATAGGCTACAAAAACTAATACTATGGCAATAAATGCCTTAATTAGGTTTTTCTCGACCATAAAATAATATATTCTCTATTGCTTTTCTTATTATACCACAGTAGTACACTATCCTCCGCAATATCTACATAAGGATCATAGTAGATATATGCAATGAATAGTAAGCATATAATTATAAACGCAATCATAAATCACCGAGTTTTTACAGAACCTGGTCTAGTGGTAGCAGCTTGAAAATCCTTCCCTTGCTTATCCCACCATGCTTGCTTTGATTTCAACCAAGCTACTCTTTTCTTGTACTTCATTGCTCAGAAACTATTACAATTCTGTTAAATTCATTATCTCCAAAATCAGTAGTAACTCCACACCCCTTTACTGTAAGTTTGTCCTCTGGAGCACCATAGTTAACCAGAGCCTTCTTCATAGATTCCGCTCTAGCATTAGCTAATTTGTTGTTGAAGTCGATAGGTCCCTCTTCAGAAGCATATCCCTCTATAACATATGACTTACCACTATTTGCTATGTAAGCTGCTAATTCAGACACAGCAACATTAGAAGTAGCGGATATTTCAGAGGAGTTTTGTAAGAATTGGATTTTAGGAGTAAGTAATTCTACCTTAGTAATTTCTATGGTATCTACCTTAACTACCTCAACAGGTTTGCGAGCCATAAGTTCATTATTCTTCTCTCTCAATTCATTAATAGACGCATTTAAGCTTTCTATTTCCGAATCGTTATAAAGTTTCATAACTGGGAAATTCCCTTTGCTCGACTTAAATCTGTAAGTAGCTCCTACATAAACATTGACTTCTTGGTTTAATGGAGTAGTTTTAGGAAGTAGCATATATTCTGGGGTTATATTTAACGCCCACGTATCAGTAATGTTGAAATTACATCTTACTGCACCACGCGCAGATACATTGTTATAGACGTACCCATAGGTATGATACCAACCGGCTCCTATAATCAATACGGGTTCAAACAGACGTCTATTACCTTCATAGCCACATACCAGATTACTAAGATTGGTAGTAACATTAGCCGTAAGGTTGTGTGAATCAAAGAATGTCTTATTTCCCTGATTCATACCCGCTACCATGTCTAATTCTAGGCCAAAGATGGGTGTAATTTCTTTACCTACAGCAATATTCACCAGAATATCATTAGGTTCAGTCCAACTTCTCTGATTGTCCCAGACTGTAGTTCCAACATTACCGGAAATATACCAATTGTCTTTCAAACTTCCGGTTTCTACAACTTGCGCACTTGCAAACGCACACATTAAACACAAACAAATAATACTAAAAATTTTCTTCATAATTACATTAATTAAAATTTAATCCCACCAAGTTCTCATACGCTCAAACTTAAGTTTGTTGTACAAGTACCAGGATTTTTCTCTTCTCAAAGAATCTTGGAGAATAGGTTCGCTCCAATCGAGATCAGCAGCTTTAGGACGGAATCGTTTCCAATTCTTAATGTTTATGTGCCTATCTACAAATCCTTTAGACCTAGGTCTGAAATCACAGTGGTAGGCAGAATCTATCTCTAACACAATGTCCAAGAGTCCTAGTGCTAGTTTTAGATCCCTTTCAACAAATTCATTACCTTCAGCAATTCTGGATACTTTGAAATATTCATACATCCTGATTAAGGCTTGCTTCTCTAGTGAGAGCACGAAACTATAATCAAACGGATAGAACTTCATAGCCTCTTTAATGAGCTTCTTGTTCTTACTCTTTCTTAGTTTCATATTCTTGACTTGCTTCAACTGCTAATTTATCTGCGAGATTATTCATCTGAGAAAAGAAATCAGAATTGGAGGTATGTCCTTTTACCCAACAAAAGTTTATACTAGGACAGAATTTTTCTGCCTTTTCTAAAACCTTGTCATACAAATTCCATAGTTCCACATTCTTTTTCCTTTTCCATCCTTTAGTAGCACATCCTATAACGTACTGAGAATCTGAATAGATAGTAAGAGATTTAAGTTGACTGCTTACTGCATTAAGGGCATATATTACTGCTAACAACTCACATTTGTTATTAGTAGTATTAGGAATCATTTTGCTAAATTCATAGACTTTTTCTCCATCAATTACAAATACGACTCCTACCCCTCCAGTGTTTCTAGACGAACTAAAAGCTCCATCAGTGAAGACTTCTAGAACCTTATTGGATTTCTCCATCACGAGAATTTACTCTCATGTTAGTTCCTAGTAATATTGCAATCTTTATCAAATCATCATAATTATCACAAATTATATTTTCTAGAATATAGTTTGCGTAATCCTTAATCTTAACTCTCTTACCTATAGCTCCGTATTTGTCATTTAACCATTTAATTTGAGGATTGAAATCCTCTAACCCATCGGATAAGTGTCTAAGAGCTTTCCTAATAGGAACTGGAAACCACATTTTCTCCCCTATCCAATCTAAATGACAATATCCAAAAGCAAAAGCTCTACTCAAATCTCTTTGAATAAACTCGTCTAACTCAAAGTTTCTCTCATGTCTGCCCATTTCCTCAAAATCGTCTCTTAAGTCTAGGCAAAATACTTCGTTAAACTCAATCATCGCTCCAAGATCCTATAATGCAGTCTAACTCTAGTATACCATATCTGTATATAGCCTTAAATGGTCCAGTAGCCATAAAAATCACAGGAGCTTTGCTAGTTTCCTTAACCTTCATAACACCCTTAAGTAACCTGCTAGCACAGTCTCTAAGTTCACTTATGTCAGGTATTTTATATATACTAGGTGCTACAAACATCTTCCAGGAGGACTTATCTATACAATTCCCCTCATCGTCATAGCTTCTTTTGCTCTTTTCCCAATTCATAAATTCGCGAACTCTGTCGAAATCAAAGTTCCTCATTATGTTCTCGTACTGAACATTTAGAGGAGGGGAATCACTGTAGTTGTTTGTTCTCTTCACTTTCATTTTTGTAACATTCAATAAGACGTTGCAGATTTGAGAGTCTGTCAGGTTTTACACTGACAATTAACCCTCCCTTCCGCAAATTATAACTTAGTTTAATTCCGCAATGACTTAAGACATCTATGAAGTCTTTCAAAGCGTTTCCCTTTAAAACATTTCTGTAGACTAACTTCTGACCATCTTCATAACCTTTACGATAATATTCATTCGCAACATCAGAAATAAGCCATCGCTTAATAGGCGAAATCCTACTTAAGAGTTCATTGACTCTGGTTGCGATGAAATCCATATTACTGATTGATTACGAGGCTATCAACGCCTACAGTATCTACACTTAATGTGTCCACAACTTCCTCAATGACTACAATAGAGTCATTCTCTGAGGTCTTAGTGTTTCCTGCACAAGCAGACATCAATGCAATCATTCCGAAAAGCAATAGTACTTTCTTCATTTCCATTAGTTTTTTAAAATTAATAACTTATCTATCAAAAAAAAGAGTGGTTCCAATATCTGTGCTTCACCAGATATTTTCCCCACTCCCAATACTCCGAAGAGCTTGTACCGTTATTAGGTTGGCCAACCTCCCTTTTCATCTTGTTGAGAATTTGGGATAATAGTCACCAAGTTTAAAGATTACTTGTAACTGAAGCAAAGCTGAAATCCCGTTAAGGACTTCGTAACTCCTCCAACAACGTGGTTGGCGAGCTATTTTAGTAGGAAGCTAACGCGCAGGCAAAGATAAAAGCAAAGTCTAAGACCTGACCGTACTAACAAAGACTAAGGCAAAGACTCTTATATATTATAAGAGTAATTTTTTTTTAATTTTGCACAGTCAGCGAATGAGTTGTCAGAAATCCAGTGATTTCTAATAGCAATTATTTATATTCCTGTTAAGTATAAATTGTTAGCTTCCTACAGAAAATCTTCTAAATTACTTAGAAGAAGGATCGCCTTGTTTCTTAATCTCTTCGAAGATTCCTAGGAGATTCTTTGGCAAGGTAATTTTTAACTGTGAAATCCGCTCCTTTTCGGAGGTCTTCCAATTATTAAAGCGGCTTCTTAATTCTTGTATCTTAGAATTATATCTCTCATAATCAGCCTTAAATTCTGCAAGTCTTTCCTGATATTCCTCTTCTCTAGTCATATCAATCTTATTTACAGTCTCTTTAAGTTCAGCTTTAAGAGCGTTTAATTCTTTCTCGTAGGAACGGTATATGTCTTGGAGAGACATAAACATATCATCTACCTTACTTACACTAATAGTAGGGTCTTGGTAATAGAGAATTAAATCTCTACCAGATCCTTCCTTATAGATAGGACAATTCTCAGCGGCATGGACATCCTTTCTAGCCTTACTGAAAGCCCCTTTAGGATGGATATATTTACCATAAGTAGAAGCAAACGCTTCAAGTCTTAGATACTTGTTTCGCTTATTGCCGTCCCAAGAATCTATAACTTCCTTCTCTTCTGCTCTCCGCAGAGATTCCGGATACTCAGGTTGTTCGGGGATTTCTATGCCGTTTTCCTTAGCCCATTTCTCAATAGAAGTAGCGGCAAGATAAGAAATCATCTCCTCTTTCTTTTTGATAGCTTCTCGTACCCAAGCACAGAAACTATTCATTTCAGCACATTTTTCCAAATCGTTCTTAATGAAGCCTATGGAAGTTTGCCCTACAGTCATTAGCTGTTTTTCTCCACCTCCAATAGAGGCTACAGATACTTGGTAAAACTTCACACCATTTAGACGCTCTGTGGCAGCCTGAATCATTTCCTGCGCAATATTAGCATAATAGTTAGCAGATGTGGAAGTTAACCCTTCGTTTCCAAAAAATACACTTTCTTTCATTTTGTTAATTTATCAATTACGTTTACTATAGACTGTTCTCCAGCTATAAAGCCAGACTTATGAGCATTTCTAATAAGTTTTTTCAAACTTTCTAGCTCTTCTTTTGATTTAAGAGTATTACTATTGTATATCTCTTCAAGTTCCTGTATATATCTTTCCATGACTAAAAATATTTAGTACCCGAAGTGGCATTACTCTGGAAGTATGCCGTACTTCCATATGTAGCCATAAGCATGGGTTATTTTATGATTGCAACAATCGGTGATATGTCTTTTGCAATTAACAGTTTTTGCTAGACCATTATCTACAAGCCATTGAGCTGCTTCTTCTCTTCCCCAGAAGTGCTATATATAATTGCCAGCCATATCAAATTGATCAATTTTCTTAGCAGACCCACCTCTGATTTTAATGTCATGAGCTTTCAATACTTTTCTTACAGTATCATCACTACATCCCACTTTCTCCGCAACTTTTTTGCAAGTATATCCCATATTGTACAGTTCGATTATCTCTTGATAATCATATAACTATGTTCCGTCACCACCCTTAGTAGCATTATAGCCTTTGGAGCCATAAGTTTCCAACTCTTTTATCCAATATACCTCTCTTTCTGAAAGTATGTTTTCGTCCTTTACATATTCTAATTCCTCTACTATAAAGTTTTCAACTCCATATTTATTCATAGCATCATATAATGGACGTTTTTCACATCTTTCTTTTCGAGAATCCTTGCAGTGTTCCTAAAATCTTTCCTATATAGTAAAGAGGGTTTTACCAACGTATCTTTTATTGTTGATAATATTTGTAATGCAATAGATATATCCCATATCATAAACTATTTATAACATTATTAATAATTGATTGAATTAGCTTTACCCAAAACACACCACGTGGAGGTTTCAATCTTGTGTTTCTACCCGAAGTGGGACTCGAACCCACACGCCCGCAATGGGCATCAAATACATCTGTGACACAGAAGGGAATCGAACCCTCAATCCCATAAAGGGCAACGCATTTTAAGTGCGTTTCGTATACCAGTTCCGACACTGTGCCATCCTATTATTTACCTATGTTCTTGCCACGGTAGTTATCAGTAAAAGCATGACAATTTGGACAGAGTAGTTGTAAATTCTCTATTCTCAAATCATCCTTAATACCATTTACATGATGTAATTCTAGAGCAATAGGTTTACCCATCCACTCTGTATTACCACAACATTCACATTTGTACTCTTTCACACATTCCTTTAACAATCTGTCTTTTAAATGATAGGTACTTCTATAGGAAGAGTGCTCTATTAAAATAGATTCTAACGATTGTGCTTCCTTTATAGGTTTATATCTATCTCCTTGATTCCAAGCTTGTCCAGTCATGTGAGATGTATCTAAGTTAAGTTCACTAATCTTACGCTTTACAGTTTCATAGTTACTGCCAGCAGGTTTAAGTCCTAACTTTCTCATTACTTCTGCATGAGATAGGCTAGTCTTTACTGCTTCAATGAATTGTTCGTCTGTCCATTTTCTCTTACTCATCCTTGTATATTTAATACACAAAGATAGTAATTAAATTTGAGTCTACCTAATTCATTAAGTTAAAATTTGTGAACGCCTGACGCGTCTACCAATTTCGCCATTCGGGCATAATGACAGCTATTCTCACGAACCACTGTCGAGAATAATCCTAATTATTTATTTCTTACTAGATTAGTCTCTAAATTGTTAAATTCAAAGTTAAAATCCGTTAAGAAATGTTTATCTAGTTCGAACCACATTATAAACCCAAGATATATCGGCATAATCTACATAGATTTGGGAATTTCCATTATTCTCAACTCTAAGTCTTAGAAATCCTTTATCATAGTCCTGGTCTAGGACTCTAAACTTCACCTGAGTTCCATTAGAATCATAGGGAGACTTGACTTGCTCTAAAACTTTGTATATTTGAGTTTCTTGGCTGTAAATTATAATTAGGTCATTGGATAGGTCAAATTTTATATTTATATCAACTGATTCCCAATCAGACCATTTTGTCCAACGCCCATTATCAACTACTCTTACAGCAAACTCGGTAGCCTTAAACCATTGGGTTTGAGCTTGGACTGCTCCTACACAGAACAGCCCAAACATAATTACAATAAGAATCCGTTTCATCCCAATTCAGCGAGGCGCTGTCTCAGTTCCTCCTCTGACAAGTTCTCCAACTTCTCAGATTGCTTCTTATCTAACAGATCCAGCAATTTAGCCTTCTCAGCAGCCTTTTGCTTGGCCTGGTCTCTGTCTGCCTTTTCTTTCAACTTGTCAGTAATGATGTCTTTCACAATGTTGAACTTTAATTCAAGTTCATCATTCTTAGGTGAATCATTACTAATAAAAGATTTTCTAGGACTCTTAGCTAGTTCTTCGTCATAGGAGACAGCTAATTTATCCAACACTGGCAGGCTCAAGTCCCACAAATCTTCAACACTCAGATTACCTTTACTAGTTGCAAAGCGCAACTTCATTCTTGATGCTTGTTTAAACATAGTTAGAAAATGATTTTAAATGATTTATTATCTACTTTTACAATAACGTCGTTACGAGATGTTGAAGAGAACCCAAGTCCACTTAACTGCTCGTCACTATATTCAGTTTTAGCCCTAGCTCCCAGAGCTTCAAATACTCTCTTATGGTCTCTCTCAAGGTCAGCTCTTAAGTACTCATTAAAGAACCCTCGAACCGGCTCAGGATTCTTACATCCATCAACCATAAAGAATAGGTGCTTATTACCTACAGAGTTTCCTTCCCAGTGGTTAGGAGAGAACATTATACAAGAAACCTTTTGGAATTTCATAGTATCTATTCCCCACTCGTTTACCGATTTGAAAGATGTAGTCCCTTCTGGAATAGAAGGAGTTAGGCTAATGTTGCCTTGTCTGTCTACTTCAATACGAGCAACATCAACGTAGTCACCGTGCGGAATCATCTTGCTATAATTAAACTTATGGATCTCTCCGTTGATTTCAATTTCCATCTCGAAGCCTACGTCTATACTTTCTCTTCTAGCGAAGTTATGAACACGTACCCTATAGCTCCCAGTTCTTATTCTAGATGGGTCTGTCCAGATAATATTCTCAACAGCATCTCTAGTTTTACCACTTCCAGCATTCATGTCTACGTCTAGAACGCCACCACTGTACCCGTTCTTATGTCCAAAATAAATTTCACTACCACCAGGCTCAGTTACATGAAGATCCAAATCGTCGTAGTTAAACCAGTGTAGAGAACATCTTAGGAATCCATTAACATTACCTCCTGCTGCTTTAACCTTTTCTTTGAATGAATCAGCTACAGAACCGTTGTAAACCCAAGCAAAGTTATTGTTCCACTTAAACAACTGATTAGCGTCTGGATTCTCAGGAGCAGTTAAAGTAACAAAGTTAGGAATGTGCCTATTCTCTACCAAGATAGAGACATCCTTTGCTCCTGGCAATATATCAGTTACAAACTTCTGAGCGGATACTTCAGTAGCTTTAGTAAATTCCTTCGGGTTTACCATAGCAGTCTCCGTAAGAGCGTCAAACATTCCGCCTTTCATTCTAGCACGAGTATCTCTATTTACGAATAATACATCGTTTACAGAAATATCTTCTACATGTGCATGACGTCTAGGAAGGGCATCAGTTAGTCCAAGTTCCTCAACTTTCTTTTGGGCGGCTTCTATTTGCTTCTTGGTAATAAGAGCAGTAGGTCTCTTGTAGTTAGCAGGAGCCATGATATTCTCATATGCTCTTACAGCCCTTTCCAGTTCTACTCCATTGCTTAGGTCAATCAGTAGAGTTCCCATAGCTGTATTTCTAATCTTAGCTATTGGAGATTTGAAGTTAAACCAACAATAGTTAGTGCGAACCTCTGGTGAGAGATTATCGGCCTCAAGCATAGTTCTTCTGAACTCTTGCAGAGTCTTTAGGAACTCCTCTCCGCGATAGAGATTATTATCCTCTATCAACTCAATTACGGTTTCTACCGCACTTAGTTTAAGCTCGGAAAGAGAGCGTTCAAAGACACCAGCTCTAGCTCTAACATCTCCGCGATAACCTGCGGCAGAATCGAAATGATGTACTCTCTTGTTGAATTTAAACTTGTTAGGAATAGTCACGTACAAGTGAGTCCAAGTTCTAGTAGTTCCATCAGGAAGAAGTTGCACATTATGGTCACAACCGTGAAACTCATTAACATCCTGAATGAATATATCTCCTATTCCAGCTTCCTTAACGAGCTTAGCTAAATCAGATGCGGTCTTTTCATAGCCAGGAGTGTGAACATCATCCCAGAAGGTTTTCACCTTGTAGGTTTGAGGGTCTATAGCGACTACCTTACCATAGTGACGTATGAAAGACTTACAAGCATTACAATTGTGATCTTGCCGAATTGTTTCGTCCTCAAAGGAGAGAAGATAACTCATCCACAAAAGGTCTTTGTCTACATTAACTACAAATAAATTATCTGCAATCATAGCATTGAAAGCAGACTCTACATCTTTCTTGAAATCTTTAAAATTCATAATCTTTATTCGTTAAATATTTGATTGCATAATATAATAGTTAGACCAGTCATAACTGCGGTCTCAAAACCCATTACTTCCCTAGTTACTAATAGTATTGTTCCCATCAGAACTATTACTAGTAATCTTACTAATTCCTTTTTCCACCATTTCATGCTCTAGCTTCTTCAAAGTTTCTACACTCTCCTCATTGAACTTATCCACTCCCAGCTCACTAATCTTATATATAATAAGAATTTGGTGAAATCTTAGATAAGGATATTGGTCAATGATTTGACTTAATCTAGTTAATATCTTGAAATTAGCTTTCTTTCTAAATTTGATAGCTTCTTCAATTTGAGCTTCCATATTTATTAAGTATATCTAATTCCAATTCCTTAACTTTACTTTCATACAAGGAATCCTCAGCGTAGCCAATTCTGTCTAGGAATTTGTAATAATCCTCTTCTGGGTTATACTTACTAAGGATAAATTGCTTATAAGCGAACACGCAGCTTATCCAACTATCGAACTTGAAGTAAGACATTGTTCTGGAATTATACAATCCGAACAGATTGTTATTGTCCTTACAAAGTTTCGATTTAAAATTGCCAGATTCCAGAACAGCCTGAGCTGTTATAATTGCTGGATTTGGAAAATCGTAATGCTTCAAAGTATTGTACAATACTTCTTCGTTTACTTCATCCAATAAGTAGAATGGATGCTCTGGCAGCAATACCATTTCCTCCTGTTTCTGATTGAAATGTATCAGATGATGCAAAGAATAACCAGTTGCAAATCCGGATACAATACTAATCATAAGGATAATTAAAACTTTCTTTTTCATAAAACTTCTTCTTCTATTAATCTAATATCCCAGTAATTTTGAGTTACCGCCCATTCTATAGCGTCTTTCTTCTCTAGAAAAAGAGGAGAGATCTTCTCATAGTTTATAGGGACTTGCCCGTCATATGCCGTGGGAATTGAAATATAATATACTTTCATATCTCAATTGAATTAATAAATCTCGCATCATTAGCTAATTGATATACAGTAGTATTTAGCTCTGGCACATAGACTATATAGTAGTAATCAAAGAATTGATTATTATCCTCAAATCCTATGATTACTCCTTTTCGTCCTCCATCTACAATGCAGTCTCTATACATATATTTTGCAATATCTTGACGGATTCCGTCATGATTTATTACAGCCTGCAATGCAGAAAGTCCGTAGTAAGATGTATTTACACCCCTTATCTCATGTCCAAGCAAATCTTTATCAAAAGGAGAACTTACTATCATAACAATACTTTAGTTAGGTCCTCTACAGTTAGATTAGCTATCTTCGATAATTCACAGATTTGGTTTGAGAAATCTAGCCTTGTTTTAAGTTCTAAATCCCTCCATTGCCGTACCTCCTCTCGACTCTTTCTAAGTTCTTCTTGTAAGTAGGATATAGCCGCCCTTGCTGACTTTAATTGCTCTGTAGAACAAACGACAAAGTGCTTAGCTCCCTTCTTATTTGTAGAAGGAAGAGCGGCCTCAGCCTCTTCAATACTATCGAACTGTCCTAAGATAAAAGGAATATTATTACATTCCTTAATTAAATAGTACTTACTCATCTTTAATTCCTAGATAATCCTTTAATAATTGAATGTTTCCTTCTCTCAAATGCCGAATAAAAGCCTCCCTTTCTCTCTCAAATAGCAGAATTTTACTCTCTAACAGGTCTATTCGTCTTTGTTGATTTTCCTCGTATTCTTCAATAGCGTCAGAAATTGCTTTAAGTATAGAAGATTCCTTCATAGCGCTACTCATTGTAGAACTCTTCGTCCCCATTATCGTCGCCTATAGGATTCTCCCATCCATACTTTACAGCAGTAGCCTTAAACAAAGGCAACCCATACATAGCATAATTCTCTTCAGGATAATTCTCTAAGCCCTCTTCTAGAACTTGATTCCACCTTAGTACCACGTAGAACATTAGGCTAGCTGAAATGCCTCTCTGGTCTAGAGCCTTCTCAAAACCAAACTCCACGTCAGACTTAAGTTGCTCTAGGATATTCTCTCTAGTCCATTCCTTAGGCTCTGGATAAGGCTCATCACCATCGTACTTGAAGCCTATTTTTTCTAACTGCTCTTCTGTTAAAAACTTTGCTAATCTAGAACCGAAACGGTCATCGAGAACTACGGCATAGTCTTTGTAATTGTCTAAAATCTCATTTAACGTTTTCATTTTTTACATATCTTTTAGGTAAATATTTTGAGGATATTCCCCGAATACTGATAGAGTTACAGCACAAATCCATACCCTGTCATTGTAATTCTTACTTTTGCATAAGTAAGTTGCTCCACATTCATCCTCCTCAATTTTAGACAACGTTATCTTAGCTGCAGCTGGGTCAACCATCTGCAATCTAACAAACTTATTATCTAGAGAATCAAGAAGTTCATCTGCACCACCAACCATTGCTAGTTCCTCTGGTGTTCCGTCATAATCTGGCCACCAATAGAACCAGACTCCTCCAACCTTTACAAACTCAAATGTTTTTCTCATCAATTATTAATTATATTAAACAAAAAATACCCCAACAACTTTCGCTGCTGGGGTACATAGTAACGCCAACGGGATTCGAACCCGTATGGCAGGCGTGAAAAGCCTAAATCCTAACCATTAGATGATGGCGCTATCCTACTGCACAATCAAGCTATAAGCTTCTTGCAACAGTTTAATAGTTGGAACCATACGGTTATCAACAACTATTATTTTATAAATGTTCAGAATTTCTTTGTAGGTTAAAGATGTACAAGTTAGAAATATCTGCACATCTTCGTTTACAGAACCATTTGACAATCCCAAATCTACTTTAATCATACTGGGTAATGTTCCAATCTGAGAAATATCCCAAGTAGATTTAGTTCTCCTGAAAACTTCCCGCTGTTTGGAGGTAAGTTGCTTTTCTTTCAATCTAGACTCGATAATAGTACCATCGAACGTTAACGAACCTCCATCGGTATTACTATTATTTAATGCTAGCTGAATCTTCTGAACTGCAGAGTCTTTAGGTTTTGGCTTAAGTTGTACTCCTTCCTTCAAGCCCTTAATAATCTGCAATGAAGGAATAAAGTCTTTTATTTGAGTTGCATTCCATACAAGAAATTTTCCAGGACTATCCTTAACAGTAACTATATACTTAGTCCCTCCGTTCAATGGAATAATCACTTGTAAGTCTGCATCACTCATTTTACTTAAATGGTCTGATACTCTAACTTTGACGTTTCCAATGACAAAGTAGCGAGAAACAGTTGTTTCCGCTTCGATAATCTCAGTAGCAGTTGCTACTAAATACTTTTCTAATCTAGTCATAAAAATTAATCTGATTTAATGGTTAAGATCCCCCACTCGGATTCGAACCGAGGTCTCGAGATTACAAATCACGTGTTCTAACCAACTAAACTACAGGGGAATAAATGCCGAGACTGGGGGATTCGAACCCCAACCTTCACAGTGCCGAGAGTACCAGACTCGAACTGGTGACCTTCGCATAGACAGTGCACTATTCTACCACTGAACTAACCCTCGGTGTAACTGGATTACTCCAGACTAATTAAACCCTTCTCTAACATAATATGGTGATTCGGACATAACCATACTAAATTATTCTCGTTGTTAATCTCCTTAATAAGAGTGTCTTCGTCAAATTCTAATATTCCTTTAAGATGATGTACTTCAAGTATTGCATCAAATTCATGATTATGACAATATTGACATACTTTCTCACGTTCGGAACTTTCTAATACTCTACGAGCATTAGTCCTTATTTCTTGACATTTAGATGATAAGTACTTCTGCCCAGATGTATAATAACCTAATGTTTTGTTACCAATTCCATTAAGTTCTTCCCAGCAACTACGACACATTTCTGAATCTTTATGCTTAGGTTTACCACATCTAGGACATATCTTGTTTTCATCGTGCTTTATCCTACCTCTATTATTGTAAGAAGCAGCACACGAATGACTACAAAACTGTTTCTTCCTCACATCTGCGACCCTCTGATTATCTAGTACTTCGATTACCTTACCACATTCCTTACAGTGGTTAGGATTCTCATAATACAATTTAAGAGATTGTTCTCGATTCACAGATAAGTTTAATTAATTTTAATGACAGTGTGATATGCAAGCCATTACACCACAGCCTCGAAAATGCAGGTATTTATCTCGTTACACCTGCGAGTCCGGCAATCCTTTCTTATATACCGCGTGAGCTGGCGGTTTTGTAGGGCTAATCAGACTTGAACTGATAACCTCCACATTATCAGTGTGGTGCTCTAACCAGTTGAGCTATAGCCCTATTATGTGGACCTAACGGGAGTCGAACCCGTGTCCAAACAACCCTCGTTACAAGGATAACGTGCGTCTCATTTTTATTATATCAGCTAGGGAGTTCTAGCATTTAGGTAGTTTTATAAGTCTTACAAGAGTCCATACTAAGTATTTCTCTAGATGCTTATCTACAAGCTACCAAACTATAGGGCTGACCGAAGTCAACGTTCCACCACTCCATTTACGTTGGAGAACGGGATGATACTTTAGAGATTCGTCACATCTCACGGAACACATCTTCCATCTGTTTTATGACATAGGAGATTCAGTCTTACTAACTCTTAGAGTGTTCTGATTAAGAGCATATTACTAGGATTAGAGCCTAGCTCTCCATTATATCAATATACTCAACCTCTTCTGTTTCTAGGTCTCTCCCGTAACCCGACTTAGTTAATAGTGTCTACCAACAAGCCAGCAGCTTAGGCTGCCATTCTTACTTCGCTATAAGCAGCATTTATTGTTTTTTCTTCGTTTAAAGAGATTGCGCTCTACACGTCCTTATAATTTGTAATCGCCTGTCAAATCCAAGTAGGCCCATACCCAGTTTATCTTTAATTAGAAAACTGGAAAAAGAAATTATAACATTATAGTTGTACCCTCAGGTAGTGTCCGTAACTTAGTATTAGTATAGTCTCTAGCACCCTTACTAAATATCTCAGGATAGTAAGAACAACTTCCTAATATAAATAGTGCAAGTCCACATCTTTGAATTATATCTCCGTTAGATACTGTTCCATCCTCAAACCATTCTATCACTTCTGCAAATTCCCCATCCTTTAGGTCTTTAAGTTGGATTATATCAGAGGCCCTATTTACTACTTTTGCCATAAATACATTGTTTGATTATGTCTTTAGTAATTATTCCACTATCACGAGTAAGAGAATCTAGTTTCTCTATATCAAACTCGTCTTTATGAAATTTGAATTGAATCCACGTTGGTTCACTTGGTCTGAAATCTAGATAAGTCTTACACTTGTCAGTTCCTAACACTTCATGCACCATAGCTAGAATACGCTCACCAGCAGCTTTGGTCTTTACAAAGCCAGAAACATCTGGATAGCCAGGACCACGAGAGTTCCAATATTCTCCTTCTTCTGGACGTTCGTCAACTGGTTCCCAATTCCATGCAGGAATACCTTTTCTAGGATGTTCAATTCTGATTGCGCTTTCCATAACCCATTTAGATTTCGGGTCTGAGGGATTTTCTGGATGGCAGCCATATTTGACTATTCCCATTGGATTTTCGCTTCTAACTTCAAATTTTAACTTGCAATGTCTACAAGTTCCAGATGTTAGACCTCCTCCAGAAACTCCACTACTTATAACAGAATCGCACCCACAATTAGGACAACCCCACAGCTCATATTCGCTATATAATACTGATAACATTAGTTATTCAATTTAAATTCTACTTCTCTTAAAACAACATACGACTTGCCATCTTCTCCTTCTTGAACACATCCGTTAGCCTGCAAGAAGCTAATAATGAACTCCATAGGGATATGATAACTATCTGTAACAAGCATACCGTTACTTATATGGTAACGTTCTTTTCTTTCTAATCTAGTGGGATTACCGTTTAGAGTAATCTCACCAGAATATTCATTCTCTTTATCAGGTTTAATTCCCTTTATGTAAATAGAACTGCCTGATTCAGCTAAGTAGACCTGTTGTATTACGCTCATAGTTCTGGAACATCTGAACGGTCATCATAATAGCCTTCATCCCCAACGAGCTGAGCCAAGCATCCGTGCATATACGGAACTAATTCCGGTCTTTCTCGATAAGTTCGGAATAAAAGCCAACTCATGCTCATAGAGTTTCCAGTATGTCCGTTATCAAAGAACTGAAGTTTGTCCTTAATAGCATCAACTAAGTCGTATAAGCTCTCATATTGCTTCAAGAAGTCTTGATACTGTTCATCACCGAAATCTTGGAAAAATTCCGAGAATGAAAGAGCTTGCTTTATACATAACATTTCATACTCAAACAAGTCATCCTCTTCGAAGGAATGGTCGGTTGCAGCTGAGAATAGACGATTAAATCGTTCGATTCTGTTTTGAAACTCTACAGGGAGAGTTTCTTTGGTAAGATTTTCGTAATTCATAATCTAAAAATTAAGTATCTAATTAATTACTAGTAGCGGGAGAGGGACTCGAACCCTCGACCTTCAGGTTATGAGCCTGACTAGCTACCTCTGCTAACACCCCGCGATATTACAAATGCTTTTTAAATATTTCACAATGATTGTATTCACCTCCCCAACGTATGGGATATTCTTCTTCCTTGGCTTTCTTATAGCCTTCGGCTTCCTTTTTATCCAGAAATATCTGACACTCAGTTTTATAGTTCTGAGGCGCATTAGCTGGATGATGGTTCACTACGACTACGTATACTTTCATAATTATTTAATTTTGTTGTGGACACGCAGGGACTCGAACCCTATCTTCCGGTGTGCAAAACCAGCGCTCTAGCCATTTGAGCTAACGGCCCATGTTTGAGATTTTCTTTTTAATTGGTGACATAACTCATAAATTTCCACTGTTAGGATTCCATAACCTAACATCACCAGATAAGTCTTTAATTAGTTATATTCTGGATACATAAGTTTGTAACTATATATCTTTTAACGGCAACCATCCGTTTAACAATTCTCAAGTTCAGCTTGCCTATTATAACTACGCAGGGACTGGCTTCGACTTATTAGCATAAATGCTAACAGACCCCGACTGGATTTTTACCTTGCCAGGTTAGTATTTACTTAATAATTACTTTCTTAGCGCTTTCTCTAGCTTTAGCTTGCCTAATCTTATAGTCTCTAACTACTTCCTTCATATGGGTATTAAATTCTTTCATATCCTCCCATGATACAGGATTAGATAGTTTAGGCTTAGTAAATATGCTATAACTTTCTAGGCTTTTCATTTTCTTCTTTCTGTTTACGAGCCTTCTCACACGCTTTCCGTCTCATTACGTATGGACAATCACAGCACCCACTGGCAGGATTATACCAACAACAATAATCACATTGATGCATATCTAACAGCAAATTGTTTATTTCTCTTTGTTAATACTTTAATCGCTTCCCATATGTCTTTAATATCATTTGGAATTTTACCTTTCTTGTCCATCATATTCCTCTTTCTGCACTCTCTAGACACTTCCCTAAGAACTCGTCTTTTGATAGTGGAGTTAACCTTCCTTATTTTCATACAAATCTAATTTTTCAAATCTAACAAAATGTCCACCGCCTTGTTGAGGCGGAAGTATCAAGTTTGGGAAGCGACTACTCCATAGTGCTAATCCAAGAGGAGACGTGCTTGTGAAAAACTCTCCAAGTTCCGATATAGGTTTTTTCAGTTCTCTAAGTTTTTCCGAAATTTCCTTATACCTTTTACTCTTTTTATTAATCCCACTTCGCTGTGCCTCTAACTCAGCTATATTATCTAATATAGGTTTGACAATAGACTTGTAGTCTTCCTGAGTTATTAACAGCTTAACTTGACTTATACCATTTGCATAAGTAAGTTTAAACTTTCCAATAGGTTGTACTATCATATCTAATTAATTAAAAGTTGGTGGATGCTAGCCGTTTCTATTCCACCATTGCGTACTACAGTGCTAGCTACCGTCTAGACGACTCTCTTCCTCACATCGGTCTAGAGTTTGCTGGATTACTATTGCTTAGTTAAAAACTAAGGAGGGTTCAGCAAAAAGGCGTATGGTGCAGGATTCGAACCTGCGATGGGATTTCTCACGACGGGTTAACAGCCCGCTGCCGTCGGCCACTTGGCTAACCATACATATTATTTCCTCCCAGACATCTGTAAGTACCCCATTGGTACTTACCTTTTAATGATATTTTTACTCTTGTCCTCTGTATGGAGGAGGTATTGTTCCAGACACTAACCAAGTGTAGTTCTTAGAACTCTGTTCAAAATACCATTTAGCAGCTTTCTTTACAACATTAATTACTTTCTTCATAACATTAAAGTTTAAAATTGTTAATAATTAATCTAATAACAGAGCCACAAAAGGAGTTTAGTTGCGGAGGTAGGATTATTTCCAAATAAATTTATATGCAGTTTTCAATTTCCCTTTTACACATAAACTAATCTTCTAGCGAACACCTCCATTATAAGTTTTAGCATAGCCATTGTCTACTAACCAGTGTGCAGCATCGGCTATACTGTTCCAAGTCCTGATAAAGTTATTATTTAAATCATACTGAGATATTGATACAGGTTGCTTGCAACTTCCCAAATAAAATTTGTTCTTTGGTATATTGTTTATATTTATTACTTTAGAAACTGTATCAACAGAACATTGCATTTTGGCGGAAACTTCAATCATTGTCATTCCGCTAGTATATAAAGATATTATTTCTTTATAATCGAATAAGATAGCTCCATCGCCTCCCATAGTAGCATTATAGCCATTTGAGTATGTGTCTAGCTTATCTATAAATTGAATTTCATAAGAAGCTAATTCCTCATCATCACATTCATACAGCTACTCAACTATGAAATTCTCAACCCCGTACTTATTCATAGCATCATATAGCGGCCTCTTTTCACATCTTTCCTTCTTGCAATCATTACAATGTTCTTTAAATCTCTTAGTTACAGAATAAGTAGTTTTTCCAACATACTATTTTCCATTAATTAAATTTGTAATACAATAAATATATCCCATGTTCTATTCTTATTTAAAATTAAACATATTAGTAAGATTAGCGTTATCCAACTCACACCACGTGGAGGTTCTTACTTGCGAGTCTTGCGGAGGTAGGATTCGAACCGTTTATGACGATTTCTAGGTTATGAGCCTAGCGAGATGACCAACTTCTCTACTCCACTATATTGACTCGGTGGTCAGATTCGAACTGACGAACTAAGGATTTGCAGTCCTAGCCATTAAACCACTCTGGTACACCGAGATTGTTCCGATTAAAGGATTTGAACCCCTGACCTCCCGCTGATGTTTTGGATGCGGACGCTCTAACCAGACTGAGCTAAATCGGAATATTGAGTAGGTAATGAGAATCGAACTCACATCATCGGCATGGCAAGCCGATGCACTAACCGTTGTGCTATACCTACAAATGTGCAGATAGAGAGACTCGAACTCTCCCCTTCAGATTGGAAGTCTGACGTGCTCAAACCATTAACACCACATCTGCATTGAGGAGAGTTATGCGATACTCTCCTAAACGCTACTACGAATGTAGTAATTCTTGGGCTTCAATTTCGCCAATTATTTTAGTAAGTGCGATCTTGAATGGATTTCCCTTGATTTTGTCGAAGAGATTGGCATCGCGTACCTCCTCAACTTTGTCTGGAACATTCAATTTTCTTTTACCGTTGTCTACGGTTTTCCATGTGATAACTGTGCAACGCTTCACGTCATAAACGCTGTCGTTGCGGTCAACGAACACCTTGAAGAAGTTTCTTTTGTGCTTTACTACCTCAACTCTTTTAAAGTTTTTGATAGGTGCGTGCATTTTCAAGTCACATCTTCCATTAGCTAAGAAAATCAATTCTGCCATAATAATACTCTGCATAGTCAGAGATTCAAAGTTAAACTATGTTAATTCCAGTCTTTCGTCTGGCACTCCACCTCGTTTTAACCAATAGCTACTGTCCTTCACTATCTGAGCTAAGCTCTAAACTGGGATAAAGGTATTTATTCTATAAATATAAAAGAAGTTCCGTATCTGTCCAAGAATGATTCCAGATATTCAGTCATTTCATTGTTAGTTTCGAAATACAGAACCTCATCACATTCATCGCTTAATTCAAAAACTATGTGAGGTTTAGTATATACTACCCCATTTTTAAAGAAGTCCTTCTTGGGGTCTAATTCTGCGATCATTTCTTCTTCAGAAAAACACTCTCCAAGATACAGACAATTGTACCAGTAGTCGTGGTGCCTCTTCCAGAAAAAGAAAACAGAGGAATCATACACATAGTGTTCCCAATACCTATTAGTTCTAGTTTTATAAGCTAAAACTCTCCTAACCAAATTTCCATTAATATACGTATCCATAATTAATCCCAATATTCTGGACAATTATCCACTGTTAATAATCCTTTTTCGCATAGACCTCCGTCATAAAATATACATGACGAGCAAGAAAGATTATCTCTGGATTCATATTCCTGAATACCCTCCTGAATATCTTTCTTAGCTTTGTATCTATCTTTTCTATTCTCTTTCTTGTATTCGTATTGCATCATTTTACTTCTATAAGGAGAAGTACAATTTTTTAGCATTTTAGCATACTTAGAACCATCTAGAAAATCTGTAATTGATTCGCAAACTCTCAATGCTTTATTCCTAAAAATAGGAACATTGTATTTTACAGTAGCTTTAATTCCATTAACAGGAATATAGAACCTTCCGCAAGAATCATAGACCTTTTTAGCCCTAGAAATCCACTTTCTTTTAGAAAGTTCTCTTCTTAATTCTCTATCCATAAGCAATAAGATTAGTGTAGAATCTAGAGTGGGATTCGAACCCACGAAACACGGTTTTGCAGACCGTTCCCTTAGACCGCTCGGGCATCTAGACGTGATGGGAGACTAGCTTCTAATTCTTCCCGTGTCATTAGTACGAATCCTCTGAATTTTTAATTAGGTTGCGAGCTTTGTCCATTCCGGACTCGTAGGCCTCCACAACATACTGTATAGCAGTTTTTGAATCAACTTGATTCATGGAATTGCTATTTTCTACCAATTCTTGAACAATTTCACTTAATTCTCTCATATTTTTAGTAAATAAAAGTGTAGGGTAGGAGAGACTCGAACTCTCACGCCCGAAGGCACTAGATCCTAAGTCTAGCGCGTCTACCATTCCGCCACTACCCCAACAATTACAGCTCCATACTTTTTATTTTAGGAGCCATATTAATCATTTCCTCGTAATAATTACGTATTTTATCAAAAGTTTCATCAGAAATCATCTCGCATTTACGCACTGAATTACTATAATATGGGTCTTTAGGAAAAACCCAATATACATTCACTGCCCTTTGCTTAGAATAACTAATCCTAATTTCATTAGAACTTATATAGACTTCATAACAATCCTCATTCACAGTGGTATGATTACCAAACTCTTTAGATAATCTGAAATACATAAAGGATTGACCGTTAAAGTCTATTCTAAAGCACTTGCCTACATAACTTTTTAGAATTCTTTCATTTTCCTCATCTTCTGCCCTTTTGGCATCCTTCCTTTTCTGCTCTTCTCCATCTAGGTATTCACAATACTCCTGTAATGAACAACCAGGATGATTCTTAGCATAGATTTTCATGGGATTTTCATTCCACATATCACACCATTTTAAGTTTTCCGTATACGTTGAATTCTGTAATAGGAATCCAGTTCACAATTTCGTTGCTATCTACCGGCTTTCCTCCATTAATTGTGCAAACAGTAATATGAGGTTTAGCATTAGCACAAGGTAATGTTGAATCTCCTATAGCAATCTTGAAAGCTATAGCTTTATTAGAGATACCTATTCCCTGTACTACCATTCTGTAATTATCACTGTAATTGCTCATAATACGATCCATTAAGGCATTGTATACTTCTGAATCATTCTGATTCTTATGGAGTAAAGTACAATGATCTAAATACAAAGTACTTCCTCTTTGGAAGACTAAGTCACATATAATAGGATTATCAATGATAACACGTAAAAGTGCATTTCTATCTTCCTCAGATAAAAATAATCCAAAATACTGATATTTCATATTTTTTCATTTTAGGTTTGTGGGCCTGGCCGGGCTTGAACCGACGACCTACTGATTATGAGTCAGGTGCTCTAACCAACTGAGCTACAGGCCCTAAATAAGTTTCTTATTCTCTTTCTAATAAGTCTTCCTCATAAACGTATTCTACTAATAGTTCATCATTTCCAAATACCATGATTTGTAGTACTACGAGTTTACGTGAAGAGTCCTTAGTTAGTCTAGGAAAGTCAGAAAGTACATATTCCGCTCTTGGCGACCTAGCATGGAATCTAGTAAAATTACTTCTAGGATGAGATTTCTGAATTATTCCAGTGCTAGGTGTATTTAGAGATACTTTACTAGTTATCTCCCCAATATTGAAAGAAGTTACGTTAAGCATAAGCACTTATTGATTGACATTTAAATATTATAGTTTTACCAATAATATCATCAGGCTTTATATTAAACTTAGAAAACTCCTCAACCAGCTCATTCATATCTTCTACAGAATATGTCTCTCCAATAACTCTCATATTATCTAGAGAAGTTTGGAAGTTCTTCAGTAGCTCTGTAAGTAAACAGCTATTAATTATTACTTTCATTTTACTATGATTTGCTCTTCAGGTTTTAACTTAGCTGGAGCATCAGAATGTAATTTACCACATCTTACACACCAACAAACTCCAAATGAATTTTCTCTCACTTTACATCTGCCTTTCTCACAGATTTTAACTACTTTTCTATAATTCTTCTTATCCATAATTATATAATTTAGAAATACAGCCTTACTACCCTTATGTTCCTAGTTATTCTTTAGCTAGCTTTAGATTATTACTAGGTAATACCTCAACGGATTTATTCAGCTGACTTTACCGCCTCTTGGTATGCAAGGCTAGGTCTCCCTAGCGAAGCTGTATTTAGTTGGGCTACCAGGATTCGAACCTGGACTCTCAGAACCAAAATCTGATGTGACTACCATTACACCATAGCCCAATTTTGACTTAGCTATTCTCACGAACCATTAAGTCCTTATTTACCATGAAAAACACACAATATGTGGGACGAGGCAGGATCGAACTGCCGCTATCGTCCTGGATTTTCAGTCCAGCGCTCTACCTACTGAGCTATCGTCCCATGTAATTAGATACTCAAATCTAACACATTTTTGTTCCACCAGTTAGTTAAATCTTGCAAAGAAAATTTAAATACAGTTTCAAAGTCCTCAACGGAGACAACTTCTTCTCCTATAGCTACAGCCCACATCCAACAAGCTTTTGTTTCTTCCAAAGAAATGGGTTCTTCTGTAAGCCACGTATCATCTAATAACATATCCATAAATGGCTCATGTAATGATGCGAATATTCTAATTTTATCTTCCATACTATTATTTATTTAGCGGGGGCAGCTGGATTCGAACCAGCGGGACCCGTAGGCCCTCCGTCTTAGCAGGACGGTGGTTTAAGCCACTCACCCATACCTCCAGATTGCAAAGGGGCTTTTGTTATACTTTACTAGAGAATTGTAAAGCCCCTTTGCTGTGAATTACTTCACTTCTTCAAACTCAGTTGTTTTGCTCTCAATCTGATTCTTTCCCAATACACTCTTAACGGTGTCAGCGAAAGGAATTGAGCGGAGCAGATCGAATGCAGGATTCAGACTTTCAGCCGTTTTAGCCATGAAATTACCAGCGGTATTCTCGTTACCATAAACAGTAACCTGTCCAAGGTGAACGTGTTCAAACATCTTAGCAGATGCTTCAGCAATACCAGACAACTGGTCAACTGTCTTGTACTGAACTACCATTTCTGGAGTCAAGCCAGATTCAATCATCTTCTGGACTGCCAAGGCAGGAGCCATTTCAATAGCCTGAACTTTATCAGCCTCAGCCATTAATGATGCTCTCTTACCTTCTGCTTCAGCAAGCAGTTTCTTTCTTGTACCTTCAGCTTCTGCTTCAAGTTGCAACTTCGTTGCATCAGCTTTAGCTTCTGCTTCTTTCAGAATTTCAGCAGCCTTAGCTTCTGCTTTAAGAATTGCTTCTTGCTTTACAGCTTCTGCATCAATGATAGCCTTCTCCTTAGCTTTCTCAGCCGGAATAATGATTGCAGCTTTCAGCTTAGCTTCTTCAGCCTTAGCTTTAGCTTCATTAACTTCCACCTGGCGTTCTTGCTCCGTTTTAGCAACCGCCATCTGAGCTTCAACCTTAGAAGTGCCAGCTACTTTCTCAGCTTCAGCCTTAGCTTTCTCGGCTTCTCCCTTGGCTTTAGAGACTTCAATTGTAGCATTTTGCTCTGCTACTCCTGCAATCTTATCAGCTTCGGCTGCCTTTACACGCTTGTCTGATTCATACTTGGCAACTGCAGCTTCCTGCTCGTTGACAGCTTTCTCGGTTTCAGCTACCTGCTTTTGTTTAGCTTGAGCAATACGAGTCTGCTTTTCAGCTTCTGCTTCTGCTTTCTTAGCATCAGCTTGAGCTTTAGCTTTAGCTACGTTAGCTTCAGCTATAGACTCAGATTCGGCTCTGCTAGAATCAGCTTCTGATTGTGCTTTAGCCAAAGCAGCGATTCTCTCTGCTTCTGCCTTTGCTTTCTCAGATTCTGCTGTAGTATTAGCTCTTGCGATGTTAGCAACCTGTTCTGCTCTTTGGTTAGCAACACCAGATTGTTTGTTCTTTTCAGCCTCGGCAAGTCTAATTTCCTTCTCCTGATTGATTTCGGCAACCTTTACTTCCTGCTCTTGCTTGGTTTGCGCAACAGTAGTTTCACGTTCCTTTTCAGCATCAGCTACAGCAATTTCACGCTGTTTGTTGGTTTCTGCAATCTGAATATCTCCCTTCTTTTTCTCTTCTGCAATGTCAGCTTGTGCCTGAGCGAGAGCTTTAGTTGCAGCTTTCTGTCCAAGATTCTTGATATAGTTTGCATCGTCAGAAATATCGGCATTGTTAATGTTGATAATACTGAAACCTACCTTGTTAAGTTCGCTTTCAATATTTTCCTTAGCCTTACCGATAAACTTGATTCTGTCAGCATTAATTTCCTCAATCGTCATTGTAGCCATCAAGCTTCTCACTTCACCAATGAGAATATCTTTGATTTGGTCTGAGATTTCAGAAGTTTTAGCTGTTAAGAATCTGCTTGCAGCATTTTGCATTAGCACCTGAGTAGTTCCAATACCAGTAGTTAATGTTACAGGAATATTTACCTTAATCATTTGACTAGATACACCTGATACATTTACCTGAATCTGGATTGGTTTCAGCGACATCTTAGCCCAGTCTTGGATTACCGGCATCACGAATGTGCCACCTCCATGAATAATTTTAGAAGGCAAGATAACTTCTTCCGACTTTCCAGTCTTTTCATTAATTACCTTCTTCTTACCAGCCTTACCAAACACAACCAAGATTTCATCACTGGCACACTTGCGATATCGCGACAAAAGTCCGATAAAAGTTAGTACTACCAATAATACAATAACACCTGCTACAATAAGAGTTTCTGTTGTCATCTTTTAAATTTTTTTTAATTAAAATAGTATTTTCCATCCTCAAATTTTGAAATTCTCACCCTTTCCCCTCCCTTCAAAGGTTTGTTGTCCTCTGGATAGGCGGGAAGTTCCTGCAACATCCCATTTATCTCTATTAGCAAGATAGAATGAGAATTAGGAAGATCATTAGGGATTGAGATAAATCCAACTCTTCCGACTAAGGCTTCGCCTTCTTCTGGAATAACTTGATGCTGGAGTTTTAAACAAAGTTTATATAAGTAGTAAAGTATAACCACAAAAAGAATACCGCACACTAGTGCGATTAGATAGTCGTACCATTCTACAGAATGAGATATAGACTGCTTAATGCAAAGCCATCCACTTGCTCCCATTACAAAATGTACTAGTCCTTTAAAAGAGACAATATCACTCACATCCATGTCCAATTCTCCATCTAAATCTACATCCAAGTCAGTGTCGCCACCAAACCAAGAGAGTATGAACTGAACAATAAAAATGCCATACGAAATGGCTGCTAAGAGATAATAAGTTTCGCTCATTGTAATTTACATAACCCTCCTTGAGTCGTATTATGAAGTACGTAATACACTCTCCCAGGAACGGAGACTCTATAGACATTCATGTGACTATTAGGGTCGGTATATACCTTTATAACCGAAAAATGATTTCGGTCTTCCCTAGAAGTAAACGAACAACAGACTGCCGTAACTATTGCTACAACAGCCATCATACAAATTAATCTAATTCTCTTCATAAGTTTTTAGTTATTGATATTTGCATAGGATAAAAGGGTCGAACTCTTACTTTCAGTTTTGGAGACTGACGTGCTAACCATTAACACTAATCCTATAGATTGAGGAGGCAGTGGGACTCCAACCCACACATCGCTGTTACACGATTACTGGCAGTTTTCAAGACTGCTGCCTTAGCAATTAGGCTTATACCTCCATTATAATGAAACCTTATATTTATCCCAATCACTGGTTAATGTCAAGGCTCCTTTAACATTTATTTCACTTGAGGGAATCTCATACATGTCCCCAGTTATAACTACTACAAATACTACATCACAAGTAGAATTATCAAAATGTCTAATCTTAGAATCTCCAGATGAACCTCCGCAATTCTTCAACAAGACTTCATAATTTCCACTCTTTACCTAATGTTGAGTAGTTTTAACTGATACTCTCTTCAAACCCTCTTTATCTACTACAATGTCATATTTCTATGTATCATTCAAGGGAATTAGGACCGGAATGCAATGAGCAGTATAGTATGCTATAGCTCTTCCTAGTCCTAAATTCCCTTGATGAGATTTATACTAACTTTCCCAAGCGTTCATTTTTACAAAATTTGTATTAGATTTTCATCTTTACGATTACATTAAACCTGACTCTGCCACCCTTCCAAAAGCTAGTCTTACGACTAGCCAAGAATCATACAAAGAAGCACTAATACACAGAATATAGCTAGAATACACCAGCCTATAGCCTGGACTGCTCCTCAGCCAAATATACAAATCATTGAAGCTATGAAGAACACTGCTCCTCCTACTACACTTATCCAACCTCCAGCATCCTCATCGTTTTTAGATAGTTTGCCTCGACCAGTTAGAAGCATAAATAAGGATATTCCTAATAGGAGTATGCCTACTATAACTCCAGCTATTTCTTTGTAAAGAAGTTTCCATACTACAATAGTTATTGCTGTCTGCCCTAGACTAGAATCTGCTATTCTTATAGCGGAATCTTCTACTGCTTTCAAGGTTTCATTAACTGCTACGCCAATTTCCTTGCCAAGATTTGCATACTCAGAAACTTCCTTGATTTCGCCTTTTACAGCTTTCTCTGTAGTAAGTTTCTCAATTTGGGTCTTAGTTTCTCCAGGCAACTTATCATAATCTTCTTGCGAGATAGTTATCTGAGAAAAAGCTGCTACGCTCATCCAGAGCATAGCAAGCATAAGTATAAAGAATTTCTTCATTTTTTGTCTTTGATTCTTAGTTGTTCAACTGGAATGAAAAGTCTGTCTGCAATTTCTTCTAGAGTAAGCTCTACTACTGGTTTTCCTTCCCAGACAAGTTGTCTATCTCCAATCTCTAGTTTACGAGCATCACGTGGATGTGTACGGTCGTACACCCTAGTTATCCTCCACATTTCTACATCCTCTACTGGGCACCAGTGATCTACTCCACAAAGGCACAGACCGCTTGTACTTCCAACTACAAGACATAACTCACCACAGTACTCTACCAACATTCCAGACTTAATGTCTTCTTTTCTCAAGTATTTCTTATTCATTTTTTTAGAATTTTAGTCTAACCATTCAAATTCTTCACCCTTGAAATGTCTTGCAAAACAAGCATCGAACACTAGCTTTCCAAACTGGGTTGATACGTATTTGGCAATTTCTTCAGATTTGCACGCTAGCATCCCGACACTGGAAGCGGCACCGCCGACGCCATCGTCAGAATGGAAATAGCTGAGACCCGCATTGCCGCCATAAAACGCGAGGCCGCCCACCAACGCGAATTTCTCGCCCTGATAACGGAAGTGTCCAATGACCTCTGCATCTTTCGGCACTGATTTCATTCTAAAGAACCGAACCCAAGGATACCATACAGTTCCAGTCAGCAGATTGAACTTGTGCTTTTCGTTCAGCGCATCCAGAATTGTTTGCAACTTAGCTAGAGCCTTTACAGATTCAGTGTAATGGATTTCACTATTAAATAAGTACCCAAGATAGTCTCTAGCGTCCTCATAGGTCTTTATTCGTCCCATAATATTCTCTGGAACAATTTCAACATTACCTGTTTTGGCATTGTAGATAGGCTTGTAGCCATCTGGACATTCAATTTCAATAGTTCTTTTCATTTGTTATAATATTTAATAAAACATGGTTTGGGTGTTATAGCGGATTCGAACCGCTGACCTCTACAGCCACAATGTAGCGTTCTGACCAACTGAACTAATAACACCATCAAATTATTCGAATAGCGGCAGCAACTTCTTTCCTAGTATCTTCACCGCTTTCTGTACATCAGCTACAGTTCTAAAATAAACAACACCTGGATATTTTACGTTTTGATGCATAACGACGTACACTCCTTTTATATCAGTTTCCGTCTTTCCAGATAGAGAAGAACCCCTTCCAAGGAAATAACCGCTGTTACTCTCTGTTTTATTCCAACCATTGTTTAAGTAATTAGCTACTATTTGTAGACAAATTAGAGACTTAGTTTGCTCTGATATCCCTAAAGGTAAAAATAGCACATCCCAATCCTTTTCAGATTCTAATATTTCTCCAAGAGAAGGGACTAGAACTTCTTCACTAAAAGCGGTAAGAGCTAATTTTTTCAAGTCTTCATTGCCACTCTCATACCATTTACGTGCTTGTTCTAAAGTTACTTCAAGGCAAGCTTTTGTTTTAATTCCGTTCATCTTATTTATTAGTTTTTAATGGACACCAATCGGGAATGCAAACCTTTTCGTAAGGTCTTAACATTCCTTCAATTAGTTTATTCTTAGACTCTTTACAGAGTGCTTTCTCGTCATCATCATTGAACCAGTCATTAGGATCTGGGTCAGGAGCAATTAAACAGTGTGGACACTCTCTACACTGTTTAATTTCTTTTTGGAATATTACACTAGTACCAGATTTCTGGCAAGTATCCTTCTCCATACTCATAAGTTGTCATTTTTTATGTCTTTAAATTCTTTAATTATAGATTTTATTTCAATCCTTCTAATTCTTCCAATCCCAAATGCAAATATTATTACTGTAAGAGCAAATAAGGTATTTACAACAGGAATGAGAGTTACTGCTAGCCTGGCTGCAGTGGGTTCTTTCAATCTTCGTGACATATAGCTAGCATCCACAAGAGAGCTTATTGCCCATATCAAAAATGACCAAAAAAGTACTGCCATATTAGTTAGTTATTTGCTCCCACATTTCTAGTGTCAGTTCTTTTACCACTATACCATTCAGTTCGCACGGTTTGTATTGATTTCCATTCTCTTCTACCATTATTAACCACTCGTGTCCATATTGAGTACTGTAGTCTCTGATGATTTCTTTAATGGTTTCAATACCAAAGGGAGTAAGAATCTTCTGTCCTTCTTTATAGAGATATCTTTTGTTGATATCATTCATATCTTTACTGTTAGTAAAGTGAGAATTTGGATTCGAAGTTATTACTACATGCTCTCCCATAATACACACGTAGTAATCTTTTCTGTAAAAAAAGTACATTTTTTTTGTTTTTTAAAGTTAATGTGGGATTGGGAGGACTCGAACCTCCAGTCTCAAAAGAGAGCAGATTTACAGTCTGCGCGGCTACCAATTACCGGTTACAATCCCTTTAATTACTCACAGACAGATTCATAATAATCTATCCAATAGTCAGCTTGGTCATCTTCGAAGATTTCTTTAAGTTCTTCGTCAGATAATCCTTCATACTTATCTTCCATTATATCTTTCTTCTATTAAATAGTTTAAAATATTCACTGGAATACACATTACATAGGTCCTTGTATCTTCTCGGCATAGGATAATCAAAATCGTCAAATGCTGATTCCTTAATGAACCTATCATAAAGAGCCATGTTTGCTGTGGTAACAGCTGTGTTACAATTATGCTTCTTTCCCCATTCAACAATATTATTCATTATACTGTTGAAGTATGATGTATCATCATCTACTTGGAGATAGATTTCTACTCTGCAAATTGCAGGATTTTTGAATCCTTGTCTTCCCTGCCTTAATTCTACTTTAGACACGTACTTAAGGTCTAGTAAATCTGCAATTCTTTCTTTAGCTATAATTCTAGAAATTCTTATCATCTTTGTTATATTTAATACGAAAACATTCTTTTATAGCTCCGCAGATTATTGCTACAACTGGTATAGCGCAAATCAATATAATGCTAATTTCTCCTCCGTCCATATTCTTAAAATTTAAATACTAGTGGGATAGGTAGGATTCGAACCTACTAAGCCTAAAGGCAACGGATTTACAGTCCGTCCCAACTCACCATCGTTGGCGCTATCCCGTAAAGCAATTAACAGATTTGTTCTAATTAACATAACTACTACAATTCTTCCTCTTAGCATCCTAAGTCCTCTAGTAGCTAATAGCCGCAATGCGTGGTAACAATTTTAAGGAAATTTACCTCTGTTAATTGGAGTAATCAGGGATTCTTTCTAGATAGGCACCCTATAGTTCTTATATCGTAAGACTATACTATTCTAGCGAATGATGATTACTTCTTTTGTCTGGATAGCAAGGTTCGAACTTGCGATCTCTGCATCCCAAATGCAGCGTGTTACCAACTCCACCATACCCAGATATAAGCACCTGTTTCACAACAGATACTTACTACAAAAAAAAAGAAATTTAAGAAAACTATTAAAGTGACCCCGCTGCGACTCGAACGCAGGACCCCCAAATTAAAAGTTTGGTGCTCTAGCCAGCTGAGCTACGAGGTCATTCTTTCTTAAGAAGAACTATCTTATTAGATATAGTGCATAAGAGTAATGCTACCGCAAGCCAAGAGGCAGCAGAAAGCGCTAAAGATAGCACCAAATCTAATAGCGTGAAGATATAGACTTTTTCTTTTTTGTATTGGTTTCTCTCATATACATAAAGCAGAAACCACGATGACAACACTCCCAAAAGGTAAATAAATAATACCATATCTTTATTTTTTTAATTGTTAGTATCCCGTGAAGGATTCGAACCTTCGACCCACAGCTTAGAAGGCTGTTGCTCTATCCAACTGAGCTAACGGGACATCGTGTTCGCTATTATATACAGCGAACTACGTTCTTCTTAGTTAATAATTGTTAAATATGTTCTTCTGCTATTAACGCATTTCCGCATGTGATTCTGTCTGAATCTTCTTCCTTGGATGGGACAAATACTATTACATCCCAGCCTTCTTCCAATAATGGCTGTTCAAACATGCGGTAAACATTGTAGTCAGAATAACCAGTAACTTCAAACCCGTTCTCGATGGCCGATGCTGTCTCATGTATTGGAGTTATTTTAACAATGAATTTATCCTTGTCAAATAAACTTGTCAATTCCTTTGCATCGAGTATAGTTTGTGCGGTTACTGGAAAGTTTAAAGTATACTTTCTGCCCTTAGGCATAGGTAACTTGTCAGCAATTTTGGATATTGCAGATAATGAAAGACTCCTAGAGTCAAATAACTCTAGCCTCTGCTTATCACTTGTGGAGTTGATGGATAACTGAAGACCTGCTTCTCCTCCATACAAGTCATTCTTAATACTACACCAAACATGAAGAAAATTCTCCAGTTTTGTATTAGCTCTCGGAAGCATAGTAGATACTACTGGATGTACTGTGTCAGCTCGTAACCCGCATCTTCTTACTACTCCTTTAAGGGCTATTCCAAATGCTAACACGTCTTGGTTCCAAGTCGGTTCTCCCATTCTTGCAAAGTGTACATTAAATCTTTCGGTGTATCGCACACTTTCGTTCTCTATAATAGTTCGGATTTGTCTTTCCATGTCTTCAATAGAAGCATTTCCATAAAATCCGAACTTTGGGACGTCGCAGAATTTGCAGTTCATAGGGCAACCTTTCTGAGTTGAGATTGTCGCAACCCACTTCTTACTTAGGTTAACCTCAGTATTAGCCACTCCGTTAATCTCCTTAGTTAAACCCAAGAAGTTTGCCTTGATATTGTTCTCTTTACCATAGTCTCCTACGGTTAAGAACTCTAATTTATGCTCAGTGTCAACATAAATCTTTCCTGTGTGAGTTAATATTGTTTTCATTAATCCTCAATCATTTTCCACATGATAATTATTACTATAAATACTGCTATGTACATGGCACAATTCTCCAGTCTAATCTCCCTCTAGTTATACGAAATTTGTCAGCTTCTGACCAGCTTCGGAAAGGTCTAATAACCTTTCCATAGCCGTCCAATAGATAGTATTTCATAATCTATAAGTTCTCCATTTATGTGAATTGTACACAACGCTATATCTCCAACAATTATCATAGTTTCCACCATGATTATATTATTGTTAATCTCTGTGGTTCTTCTTACTATTGCCATAGTTCAAATACTGTTTTTGTGAGTGGGTAATTTCCTTGCCATTTTGTTGCATATCTAAATATGCTTGAATTGTCCATACGACGCCAAGTAGATCGGAATAGCGGGAACAAAATCGCCATAACGATGAGTGCAAACACCAGAACTACAAAGGTTAATCCTTTTAGTATAAATTCTAGTAACCATACAGGCAAAGTTATTGCCCATCTAACAACTGTTAACAACTCGTTCATTTTTCTACAATTATTAAGGTGTTATGGATTTTCATTTCCTCTTCTGAAATCGGAATTAATTCTCCAAATACTCTTATGTACTTTTGTTTATTAACTACTAAAGATGTTGTAATCTCAGTAATAGTCTCGATATTGTCATTATGCCAATTCTCGATATACTGAGCATGGATTCTTCTAGATAACTCATAGTTATCAGAGGATGCTAATCTGTTAATCTTAAATCTCTTTCTCATGGTAAATTTTCTTAATGTTAATCCTGACTACCTATTTCTAGGTAGTTTCGTCTTAATTTTCAAAGACTCATCAGAGGATTTTATCTGAAGAAGGCTACTATAGTAACATCTTCCTCTTTGTTACAATACATGTTCCAGGCCTTATTGATTACTTCAATCTTTTCTACATTCCTGCTGGTTGCAGCAATCATGTTTCTAGCCTGCTTGTACATCGGTTTCCCAGAAGATGCCAGCATTTCAAAGAATGTTGAAACTGTTTTAACTGGATGTTCTAGCGAAATGATTAATAGGGCTGATACGGCTCCTATAATAGATGCTCCACATATTCCTTTCAACCCATTCTTAACGGCAGTACTACCAATGTATGAGCAACAATCATATATAAGACGGTTGTCAAGGTAAATTGTCAGTAGATCTTCCGGAGTGTGTTTCTTCCTTAGTTTACTGTAAGACCCTTCGTCCAATGACTTTAATTGGTCTTTTAGCAACATGTGCTTGCCAACAATTGCAGCCTTTACTAAGGAATCTGTTACTCCAGCTATGCCAAATACATCTCCCATAGACCTACTCTTACCTTGGTCTATTGTAGTCCATGTTTTTCTCGGCACACCTGTAATGAGAATAGTATCAAAGGGTGTGTTAGCTTTTATACACGCTAACAGTCTGTGATGGCCGTCAGACACGTCTCCATTCTCATCTAGTATTATGGATTCTCCATTTAATTCCCACTTTCCAGATGCCATCAGGTTGGCGTATTCAGTTACCCTACTTCTATTAATAGTTCTATTACCTTTAGATTTCCCATAAAGTCTTTCTGCGTCTTCAGGGTAAATTCTAACCGTTTTACATTTGATTGCTGAGTTTGTTAAGTTTTCCATAATCTAAATTTTTTTTGCATTTTACACCTAAAACTTATATTTATAGCATTATACGGCATCAATTGACAAAGGCTTTAAATCCTTTTCGTTCATCTTTGAACTAATCAATCGAATTTACGATATAGTTTTGCTTTTCAATAAGAAACTGGTGCCCTCAATGTCTTGGGAAGTTATTGAGTTTTTTAAATGTCAGTCTTCCAACCTGACCGTGTAGTGATACTTAGTAGGCAAAACACTAAGCGGAACTACCTTGAACCTGCCAGACCTCTCCTATTTAGTTACCACATGTTTCGGCTTTCAATATCCATGTGCAATCTTTTTGCCAATCTTTATAGCGTTGGCGTTATTTGCATTCTCTAATAGATATTATATTAGTCTTTGCAATAGTACATAAGGGTTTACCATTAGAATTAAGTGGCTGTATGAACCGCTCATCTTCATGGTACTCATTACAGTATACATAGTCTTTACCGTAACGATAGTTAAATTCAATCTTATATTTCATATGCTAATTAAATGATGAAACTATTAGAGCTATCATTACGATAGTTCCTACTCGTTTATCAGAGAGTTGCTAAAAATGCAGAGCAGGCAGTCAATTAGTTCTCCGAAACCTATTCCCTGATGATCGTTCTTCAGTTCGTCTGGAATCCAGTACAAAGCCTTTATCAGTTGCTGTATTTGAAGAGCATCGAAAGTTATGTCCCCGGCACTCTCTGCTTCTTCCAATATCTCTATGAAAGCCTCCATAGCAAAACAGCTAGCGTGAGAAAAGTGGTGAATGTTTCCATTCTTCTTCTTAAACAAAACGCCACGTTCGTCCGAGCCTATCACTCTGTCCTTGTTGCGGAACAACATTTCCATACAGGCATCGATTCTCATTCGTAATGCTTTGATGCACACCTCTCGCCATGCCATAACTACTTCATGCGGGCTGTAGCACTTGGCCTGCGACGTTGGATCTTCAACTGCTTTGAAAGGAATAGTAAACGACATTACGAATTCTGCGCGCTTGTTTACATGATCTAATGCTAATGTATTCATATTATAAAAGTTTATAAGTTACTAAAAAAGTGCTGGTTTCTGTTTCACTTCTAAGCCAGCAAAGGACGAAGGGAGATGGGCTTACCATTCCAATTCTCTTTTTACATTCTCAACCTTATAAAGAGTAATTAGGTTAGCTAGTTTTAATTCACCAAGCTTGGAATTGTTGCTACTCGAGCAAGGAGTTCATCCCAGCAGTATAAGCTCCCCATATTTCTTTGTAGATATTGCTACTTGAATCTGGGTCTTCTTCTAACATTTTAGCTAGTAATTCTCTCATTGCTTTTGTGAACTTTTCAATACGTTTCAGTCTTTCTTCCATGGTAATTTTTCTTTTAATTGTTTTTGAACTATTAGTTTCAGCTTTAGTAAGCTTACTTATCTCCCAAACCACGTAACGGTTGTTCTTATCTTGGGAGTAGGAGACCTAAGTCTCCCAGTATGCACAATTGTTTCTCAACAACCTGCACCACTATGTACGATAAAAGAAGATGAATTATCCTGTGCCTACAATCATTTAAGATTGTCTTCGATTGTTAGTACAATCTCACAATACTTTGCCTTATCTCACGATAAGACACCTCTATTCATAAGAGATGCTCTGCATTAGTCTCAGGGCGTACCCATTATAATCTTTAACTGCAACAGAGTCTACAAGTAGTTGTAGTCCTCAAATACCAAGTTCCCCATTCTGGACTCGAACCAGAATCTCCTTCTTTAGAGGAAGGCGCAATAGCATTATACTAATGGGGAAATCCTATCTTGACAACTAGTATAAGATAGGAGATTATTTAGTATGTTTTCCAGACATACAACGTTATCAACGTTCACTAAATTCTGAGGTAGCTAATCTCAAAACTTGCGAATAGATTCGAGATGGAAAATGACGCCTTATGAGCGTCTCTCTTACTATCTAGCCTATATCTATCTGATGGCTTACTTCAGGCAACTTCCAATATTGCATACGAATACTTATAGGTGATATACTTTGGTCTACCAGCATATCAGTGGTACTTTGTAATATTGCCATAAGTGACCATTCATATGGCTCAATCCTCTTGTAATAGTGTTCAAGTTTGCGAATATACACATTACAATCGTAGCAGTTATTTTCGGATATTGGGTTCTTCTGCGTAACCCGCTTTTTGTTACCTTTTTATAGGCAAATGTTAGAGTAAATAATCATTGTAGTATGTGTTATAAAACTCATCCTACTGGCGATTTTTTGAGAACTGGAGAAAGTCGGAAAATCGGCTGTCTTTTGCGTGGACAATTTCTCTCAGCCCTTACCATATTTTCACGTGCAACAATAGTCCCAATCTACATTAGAACCACATTACTTAATATAATACTAAAATAAAATAACTACGACGAATTGATTTTGAAGTTTTTGTTTTGTTTTGTTGTTTTCTCCGTTAACCAATGGTCCGATGATGGAGTTCATGTGGGTATCTTATTTTGAAACCCATAATACCTTAGGGTTCATCTATAAAGACTATTCTTACTATCTTCGGAATATCTTCTTCTGACTTTTGATAAGTCATAATCCAAGCCCAAGAAGTTTTGCAATAAACTCTATCGGCTTTGAAATTTAACTTTTCATCTGTCTCTGGGTCATAGATGGCTCCCCAGTGATACAAACATTTTTTAGTCTTGAACTTTTCTCTTGTGTTCATAACTACAAAGACTATTTGTATTTAAAAGAAAGGGGATTTCTCCCCAATCTTTTACTCGTAATCCTCAACCTCAAGTTTGTAAGTTTTCTTTACGTAAGCCGGAGTTGTATCCGACTTCGGAATGTCCTCTGTGCTGATACTTTTGATTGAAAATACTACTTTGTGGTCTATACACCAAACAAGGAAATTTGCATTTTCCAACGGTGTACTACCAACAGCCGGAGCGTTTTCGTCGATTTCCACACCTGCAAAGTGTTTTGCGCCGATAGATGCACCGTTATCAGTTGTGAAAGTAATAGGAATAAAACGGGCTTGTCCTTCTCTTTGTTGGGTCTGTATGGTTAGTTCTACTTTGTTCATGGCAGCAAGGGAGAACTTGTCCCCCTTTTTCAAGCCAATCACAACCGAACGTTCATCACCATTTAAGCCTAAGTCTTTTACTACGCTTTTCGCGCGTTCTTCTATACTCACATTCTGATTTTTCAATTCTTCTAAGTTCATAACTGTAAATTTTAAAGGTTTATACTTGTTTTTTGTTTTTAACACACTAAAGCTGAATTATCATAAAAGTCGTAATAACTTACCTCTCTTAAAACTTCTGCCAATGTGTAATCATACTCGTTTAATAAATCTTTTTCGTACATAGTTATTTTATTTTTAGTTTTATATCAATATACAGGGGGGGACTAAGGGGGTTGTGGACCGTAACTACACTCACTCTTATAATTTTCGGAATATAGGTCAGTACCTTCTCTATAAAAATCCGGACTTTATTTTAACCCCAGGGGGCTATTTATATAAAGTACCGGTACTTGTTTGCCAGTAACTAAATGAAATATGTATAATATTGGAATTAGAATTTTTTAACTTTGCGTTTAACTTTTGAGAGTTTATTGTTGTATATAACTAAAAAGAAAACAATTATGATTACAGACTTAGAAACTTTGTTAAATTAGGATGAGTTTAAAGAACTCGTTAAAGCAATTAATTAGAATCAAGAGTTTTATTGTTCAAAAAAAGGACTCACCATTAAATCAGAGTCTACTGATGATTCTCTATTCTTATTAATATCCTATGATAGATAGGAAGAAGAAAGTTGTTTAGCGAACAAGGAAGCAGATACATTCCAAAAATATCTAGAATCTTTAGATGATGATTTATTTGTAGGAGTATGTGAATATTTGGGAGAAGATAATATTCATAGAATACAAGCATGTTTAGAGAGTGGTAAACTAGAAACAGTAAGAAGTGGGATTGCTAAGTTTAGAGAAGCTCTATCAAAATTAGTTAATCAACAAATTGAATATTTAAAATCATTGCTAAATGTATGAACAAATAGCTCAAATAAGAATACTTCTTGCTAACTTGAATACTACTATGCAAGCATTATTCCAAGAAAATGAATAGCTAAAGAAAGAACTAGAGAGACTAACAGAAGAAAACAAATCTCTAAAGGAGAAATAAATACTGCCCTATGGTGTAATGGTCAGCACAGATGACTCTAAATCATTTAGTCTGGGTTCGAATCCTAGTAGGGCAACTCCAAAATTAATAGCTATGATAAAATTAAATGAGAATTATGCAGTAACTCCAACTGGAGCTAAAACCCTCATTATTGAAGAGGGAGATGATTGGAATAAAGTTTGTGATAAGGTAGTTGGATGTAGGTTCGATTACATATTTATACCTCAAGAATTTGAGAATCAAGCCTGCTACTTTCTTCCACAAATAACAGTTCAAGGAAAGCAGATAGGTAAAATATGTACTTATAAAGTAGTAAAATGAAGCAATGCGCAGTTGTATTGAATGGTAATGATGTTATCAAGGTTTCCAACTTAAAAAGGAAATATGATAAAATAAAGAATAACCCTAATATGAAAATATTAGAGGAATGTGATATGGATATGTTAGATGAAAAATACAGCTACTGGAATAGAACTTTAAATAGAAATCCAGAAGAAGAGAAAAAAGAGGAGTCTAAATTACACCACTTTAGAAATCCCAAAACAGGGTGGTTAATAACTAGCATCTATCCAGACTTGGAAGATTGTAAGAATTATATAAAAGACTGGAGGGATTATGAAAGAATTGATTGAGAGGTATCACGAACTTACTAATCCGAAGGTAGAATCTTTAGCAAGGGTTACATTAGTACTTATTGAAACCATTATTGAAGATATTGAAGAGAACGGAAGACAGAATGAACAATGGTTTCTGGATTACTTAGATAGACTAAATGAACTAAGTGTAACGCATTAAATATGTGGGATAGGGAATTTAAGTTTGAAGTCCTAATTAATGGACAATTATTAAATATGGTAAAGGCTAGTTATTTGGAAAGCATTTTAAAAAGCCTTCCGGAAAATAAATCCTTACTAATTGATATATGGAATGTAGTTGATAACTCCGTTAGAAATATAATCAAGAACGGACTATATAAAGATACCACAGTAGAAAAAGCTATAATTGATAATACATTTAAAGGATATGATAGACTTTAAAAAGACATTAACAAATTTACATGATGAATTTCCAGAATTTGATTTGGATACATTATTCAAAATACTAGATGCTATAGTAGAAACTTATACTCCTACAATAAATATTCCAAGTAATATTAGACAACCATCGGATAAACCTTGGTGGAATGATATAAATAGAATCACTTGTACTTATAATGCGAAAGTTAAATAAAAATAGGCGAACCTAATCTCTAGGCTCGCCTATTTTGTTATATGATATAATACCAATCAGTTCTCTCCATAACTCCTTTTTCTCGGAGCTATTTATTATCCAAATGATAATCCCCATTTCTAAAGTTCAATTCCTATTTATTATAATCCCAATAAAAATATCCCTTCCAGCCTGGAAGTAGTAGAGTACGACCAGTAGCTGCATGTAAAGTTGCTTTGTTATAGTCCATGTTACTTTTTAAATATAAATAGTAAATACAGATATATTCTCAATACAATCTCTTTAATGCACTTAATAATGTTTTTCATCGTTTCTTAGTTTTAATAAATCCATAATTTCCTTTCTTTAATCTAGTAGTAGGAATCCATCCATTATCTAATATAGACCTATGCCCTCCTGGTTTGTGTATCTTAGCTCCGTCTTCGTGTTTCCATTTAGAAGCATTTCTAGCAAAATTAGCTCGCTTCTTCTAAAGAGGAGTAGCTTTAGGATTATTTAATACCTTTGTAGCGTGCTCTTGCACTGATTCTCCTGCAGCTTTAGCCGAGGCTGTAAATTTGCCTCTGTTCTCTTTCTTAATATGAATGCCTGATCCATTCTTGAAAATAGGACATCCAAATGTTGTAATTTTTCTACTGTTAGACATTTTTAATATAATGTATTATTTATTGATTTGTGTCTTACAAAGAATATTAATATACTTGAAAAGTATCAAATAAATATAGATAAATGTGATAAATGATTAAATGAATTATGACTAATGGACAAAAGTAAAATTACAAAACAAAATGGGAACATAGCTTTCGAGGAGGAGGCTCATATTTATTATGATGTTACAGAGCCTGAACAGAAATTTATATCTGTGACGACTTTAATACATTCTTTCACCCAACCCTTTGACAAAGAGTTCTGGTCAGCCTATAAAGCATTAGAGAAACTTCTGTCTAAAGAAGATTGGGCTATTGAGAAAAAGTCATTACTGAATACTAAGAAATTTGACAAAGTTCTACTTGAGCTTCATAACATTACAGAAGACGAGTTTAATAAGGAACAACAAGCTATCTTAGATGCATGGGATTTAGAGAATAGGAACTCTTGCGAAAGAGGAACTAAGATTCATGCAGATTTAGAAAACTCTTTTTACAAAAAGAAAAAGAACATAGACCTTAGTAAATATCAAATAGGTGGCAAGTTTGAGTGTGTAAAAGACCATAATGAATTAGATTTAGAGAATGGGGTATATCCTGAGTATTTAATATCTAGAGTATCAGAAGATGGGAAACTTAGAATAGCTGGACAAATCGACTTGCTAGTTAAAAGAGGTAACAAGATAATTATAGGAGACTGGAAAACCAATAAGAAGATAGAAACTAAGAGTTTCTTTAATTCTAAAACTAAATCATCAGTTAAGATGAAATATCCTCTAAATAATTTAGATGATGTTAATTATTGGCATTATGCACTTCAATTAAGTACTTACGCCTGGATGATACAAAAAAAGAATCCGGAGTTTGAGATTGAAGATTTAGTATTGGTTCACTTTGATCACAGTGATAATATGACAGTATATCATCTACCTTACCTAAAAGATGAAGTAATTAGAATGCTGTTGTTTTATAAAAAAGAATCTGTACTAGCTGAAAACAAAAGAAAACGTCAACGTATTGAATATTAATTATGACATTAGAAGAAATTGAAGAACGGTGGAAAATATGTAGACGATGTCCTATATGCGACCAAGATAATGGATTATGTAATGGAAATTTATATCTAAATCCAAAAAATAATGATATAAGTATAGGACCAAAAGAAGGTTATATAAAAGGATGCGGATGTCTACTAGAGAAGAAGATTCCAAACGAGAAAAAACATTGTCCTGCAGGGAAATGGTAATGTACGGAACTCCCGTACTGTATAGACCTGATAAGGCTTACGTACTTACTTATCAGGAAACAAAAGAAGAAAATAAAGAAGATATGACAGAAAAATGGATTAAGGCAATATTTACTAAGCCTCTAACAATATTAAAGAGTATATATTTTAATATATTTGGAATAAATCAAGATTTAGCAACCAAGAGATTAAAGATTTGTAATACTTGTCCTCACAAGTTATATACTTCTGTTGGAGAAGTATGTGAGGAATGTGGTTGTATATTAGAGAATAAAACTAGAATAGAAGATGAACATTGTGATTTATGTAAATGGTAAAATGAATTATGGAAAATTTAAGAACAGAATTAAACAGTAACGAGAAACTAGCCTTATCTTTGACCGGAATGGAAGGAACAGGAGAACACTTTATTTTAAATGGTGAAGCTGCAGATAAGACATTACTTAGAGAGAAACAAGAAAGATTTAATACAGCGGTAGATGAAATAGAAGATAAATTCTCAAAACATAATAAGGCTTTAGAGGATTACGCTAATTCATTATCAGAAGATATGAATGGTGTAGAGATTATGCCTATGTATGGATATGCTCTTATCAAGCCGTTTGAACAGAACCCATTCCAAAAAATTAAGACTACTAAATCAGGATTAATTACAGACTTAGGAGGGTTTGCTCCAACATACAAGTCTAACGAGACTGGAGAAATTGAGGAAGAACAACAGTTTATCAAGGTAGGTACTGTAGTAGAGGTAGGTCACAAGTGTGAGTTCTTAAAGCCTGGTGATATTGTATTCTATACTATAGCTAGTGAATGTATGGTTCCATTTTACAAACTAGGATTCGTAGTAGTTAATGAGAATAGAATCATGGCTGTAGTTAATGAGAAACTAACTGAAAGAAGAGACCAAATTAAGCAATCTCAAGATTGTATAAATGTAGATATAGATAAGATCCCAAAAGAGCTTGGAGATAGCTTACCTGAGAGAATAAAGAATTGGATGGAATACAAAAAGATAGGAATTAATTTACTTAGAGAAGATGGAAACAATTGATGAGAAAGTTTATTTCAAACCTGGGGATTGTGTTACTTTACGGTAGTGTAAGGTAATGCATTCTCCAGTAATGCTTGTTCTGAGAAGAGAATCAGCATTATTTAAAGATAACCAGGGATTGCGCGGACTTAGATGTAGATGGTTTACTGATTCTGGACTGATGCAAGAAGCAGTATTTAATACAAAAGACTTAATTAAAGTAGAAGAATAATGGCGAAAATACAATTTGATCCAGAGTTAATGTAGCATATCAAGACTATATATGGAGACGCAGAGTTAGACGGAAGAACTTTACAACAGTTGCATTAGACTTGGCAAAGTAATCCGAACTCTATTAGAAATACTGCATAGTAGAAGAAAAGAAGTGCTGTGCCAGCTATACAACAAAAACCTATATTAGGATTAAAGCTGTCTACTCCTACTATTCCTAAAAAAATAAATGCACCTTAGCAACAAATTCAAAACGACGACTTAAGAGGAGTCTAGGGGTTTGGTACGGCATTTAGAGAAGCCAGAAAGAGAGGACTAACTCAATTCAAATGGGGGAAAGGAGTGTATGGAACATAGTTAGCTAATGGAAAGAAAGCAACAGTAGAGGTAGGAACTCCAGTAATGAATAATCCCTATGTTACATATAGTCAAGACGGAAAAAGAGCTACTACGTACCAAAATCAAGTAGACTAGGAAACTGGAGAGCATACTGGAACTATCCAAGAACAATGGATAAAGCCGCCTACAACTAATATGTATGGGCAGAAACTAACTCCAGAATAGCTCAAAAATTAGAGAAGTTGGGAACATATACCAAAGGCAACTGCTAGATAGCAACGAGTTAAATATCAACAAGGAGGAGCAATGGCTAATTAGGAAGAATTACAAAAAGCATTTATGGCATACTTAATACAGGATGCCGCAGCACAAGGAATACAATTACAATCTGAGTAGGATTTAGAACAATATGCTCAGCAATTAGGAGAAGACGGAATTAAAGCCAAATACCAGGAATTTATGCAAAAAATGCAAGGTGGGGTTATGGCTAGATTAGGAGCTAAGCTTGAGTACTATAAAAAATTAAAAGGAGTTTGCCCAGAAGGGGAAGAGCTTGTTTATTTTAAACAAGGAGGGAGAATATGTAAAGCCTGCCAGAAAGCTTAGAAAGGTGCCAAGGTAAAAGGTAACGAGGTAGACAAATTTAAGAAAGGAAGAGCACAGTATAAGAAAGATATGAAATCAGCGAAAGATGAAGCTTCTAGAGATTCTATATCTATTAATAAGTATAATGATTAGGAAACCATGTCTAATAAAGGACATAAAGGAAACTTCCAAAAGGGAAAATGGGTTCCTGATAGAAAGCAATATACTAAAAAGGATGCTTGTGGCTCTAAAATGAAAGTAAGCAAGTGTGGCTCTAAAATGAAGAAGTAAGAAAAGATTGTCGAATGTTAATGATTAATGATTATGAATGTATTTAACTATAACACTTTAACTAAATAGTTAGAAATAAATGAACCAGAGATTCTTCTAGTTAAAGAGTTCAAAGCTTTACTACAAAGAGATAAATCTGTGGAAAAGGATAGAGCAATTAGAGAACTATCATACATTTATTTAGCTATTGATTGGAAGAGTCCGTATAGCTAGTACTCTGAATATGAAAGGCACGATGAAGCAATTAATGATTCTGGATTAACAGAATCAGAATTTAATGATCCGATATTTAGGGAAGCATGTAGAAAATATAGAGCATTATAGGACTCAAATAAATCAATTAAATTATTAGAAGCTGCTAGAAGAGCTGCTGACTAGTTTATTGATTACTTCGATACTATTGTAGACTTAAATGAACGTGACACTAATGGAAAGCCAGTATTCTCTGCTGAGAAAGTAATGAAGGAAATGGCTAGCCTTCATAAAGTTCACGAAGAATTAATTACATTAGAAGATGAGGTTAAAAAAGAACTTACTGAATAGTCTACCGTTAGAGGAGGGGCTACAGATGGTTTTGATCCCGGAGAATTTTAATTATGCCAAGAAAGAAAAAGATATTACCTGATGAACTATAGACTATAGTAGATTAGGTAAGAGAAAAAGAACATAAAGAAGATGCTGTAGAGGCAAGAGAGCTAGTATAGAAAATAAGAGAAGAAAGGGTCAAAAGTGCAGACTATTGGGATGTCAAGAAAGGAGACAAGATAGATGTTTTTGACCCTACTTTGTCTTATGAGATAACTGGCTATAGACCTATTGATGAAACGCATGGTTTGGACTTTAATCCCGAATGGTTCACCGAAACCAGAGAAGTATACAGAAAGACTGGGAAGTATTGTCCCTACTTAAAAGACAGTAAGAGATACAATGAATTTTGGAAAGAGTAGTACAGAAGATGTAAATATGGAATGACAGTTAATGGTTATACTATTACTGGAGATAACTATTTCTTCTTAAATTTCTATTAGCTTCCTATTATTGATGATAATAAAGCATCCGGTGAAGGAACTAATAGTGACTTCCCTATATTCTTTGCATCCCATTACATGTTCTTCCATTACTTACAAATGGCTAGAGTACTACATAGACATGCAGCTTTAATGAAGGCTCGTTCAATCGGATTCTCAGAAATAAATGCCTCACTATCCGCTCGTATGTATTCTGTAATTAGAAGAAGTAGAGTAATGATTACTTGCTTTAATGATACCTTCCTTAAAGGTACATTTAGTAAGTTTGATAATGCTCTAACATTTTTAAATACTTGCACAGGTGGAGGATTCTTTAAGCTTCGTCTAATTGACCAGGATTTAAGAAAGAAGTCTGGTAAGTAGGTTAAAGTAAACGGATAGTTTGAAGATGTTGGATTTAAATCAGAAGTAGTAGGAATAAATGGAGCTAAACCATCTAATATTCGTGGAGACCGTGTTGACTTATTAATATATGATGAAGCAGGGTCTTGGCCAGGATTAGATACTGCTGTGGTACAAGGACAAGAACTTTGTGAAGTCTAGGGTAAGCCTCGTGGAACAATGTTGTTTGGAGGTACTGGTGGTGATATGGGTGCTCCATTAGCAGGTCTTAAAAAGATTTACTATAATCCAAAAGCTTACAAAGTTCTTCCCTTTAGACATAATTATACTCAAGATGGGACTACTATTGAGAGTGGATTCTTTATTCCATATTTTGTACAGTCTTTGAACTCCGAATACATGGATCATAGAGGTGTATGTAATACCGTAGAATATAAGAAGTATCTGTAGGAAGAAAGAGATAATCTATTAGCAGTACCCGATGACTATTTAAAGAAGTGTGCTGAACGTTGTTGGAATGCAGAAGAGGCCTTCAATCTAGAAGGTGTTAACAAGTTTAACAAAATTCTTATTTCTGATCAATTAGCTAATATAAGACTAAAGAAAATAGGTCCCAGACCAGAATGTGGTTATATAGATTACTTCTATAAAAATAATAAACACACTGCTGATAACATTGATGGATTTAAGTGGATTCCTAATACTAAGGGAAAGGTAAAGATTCTGGAACATCCAGTATGGTCTGACCTATATAAGGAGTAGATGGATAAACTTAGATAGGAAGCAGAGGAAAGAGGAGAGGAATTTGAAGCACCTGTATATAAAGAAATGCATAATCTTTATATTGCAGGAATAGACGGTATTGATATAGGAGCTAATTAGACCTCAAAGGAAACTAAAGATCCTTCTGACTTCTGTATAACTATTAAGAGAAGGGCATTTGGTATGAGTGAGCCATAGTATGTAGCAATGTATAAGGACAGACCTGGAGACATTCGAGAGGCTTACAAAATAGCTATGTGTTTACTTAGATACTACAACTGTAAGGTAAATATAGAAGCAACCCGTGTTGGTATGATTACCTGGGCTAGAGAAAAGAAATGTTTGAATTACTTTATGAAACGTCCTAGAGCTACTCTTACTGATGTTAAAAATGGAACTACTAAATAGTATGGAACTCCAGCTACTAAAACTATTATAGAACAACACACTGATCTAACTGCTGCGTTTGTGGAAGATTATTGTCATACTATATGGTTTGAAGAAATGTTGGAATAGCTTACTGGATATAATGACGAGAATAAAGGTAAGTTCGATATTATAGCAGCTATGGGTATGACAGAATTAGCAGATGAAGAGTTGTCTGGAAGATAGCCTATAGTTGTGGAAAAAGAAGTTGAATTGTTCAGGGATTTTGGTTATTATTACGATGAGAGAGGAATAAAAAGATTTGGAGTTATACCAACTAGCGAAACTCCAGAATTAAATATGCAAGACGACGAATACGATGACCCATACAGAATTGAAACAAGTGATCCTAGAGTATATGAGAGACTTATACCAAATGGAATATATAGGCGGACTTGAGATTGAGGATTTGAATCCAGTTGGTTACAAAATATCTTTTAACTTTGACAGGTCTGAGATGCCATTAGTAATCATAGCTGATTTACCCGATGATGAATTTCTGCCTTTTATTAAAGAAGAATTAAGAAGTAGGAAGTTATAGAGAGTTAAGTATTATAACGCCACTAAGCTTCCTCCAGAACAACATAATACATGTTATGAAAGAGAAAGAATTGATAGACAAAACAAACGAGGCTATTGCGGAACTTGTGTATGATAAATATGAGCTTTAGAAAGCTTATAATTATTATAATGGTAAAAGAGATCCAGAATAGTTTCGCTATCTTGAAGAGAATTTTGGAATAGGCAGTCCTACATCAGTAGAATTTACACCACTACTTAAGAAGCATGTAGATGCTTTAGTAGGGGAATATCTAGGAACTCCAATACTCCCGAAAGTCTCTTGCAAAGATTCAGATACTATCAGTAATATAACCAGAGAAAAATAGCTAGAGATAACTAAAGGAATAGTTAAGTTTTTAAAAGATCACTTAAGTAATGCTATCTTAAGCTTTATTGACGGAAAAGATATTACTGATAAAGCTGTAAAGACTCAGCTAGATAAGGTTATATAGGATATTGATTAGTCATTCATTTCTCAGTATGAAATTGCTGCGCAGAACATTATTCACTACCTAATGCAATCTAGGGAAACTGATCTTATTACTAAGTTGCGGTAGTTATTAACTGACTTACTAATTACTGGATACACATTCTTTAGAGTAAAGTCTTCTTTCTCCGGAACTAATGTGGAGATAGAGGTTCTTAACCCGTTAAATACGTTTGTTGATAGAAATCCAGAATCTCCATATGTCAAGAAATCATATAGAGTTGTTATTAGAAAATGGATGAGTAAAAGCCAAATACTAGCTAAGTATGGTAAAGAAATATCTAGAGAAGACTTAAAGAGGTTAAAAGATGAATGGAGAGCAGATGATTCTGCTGCTGTATACAGAAGAGTTTATGGAGATGTTTGTACAGTGGTTAATGAAGATCAAAATCATGAGACCATTCCTGGGTATCCAGATAATGAATATAGTGCTCATAGATTTTAGTTAATTCCGGTCTACGATGTAGAGTGGATAGAGACTGATGATGATTTCAAAATGCAGAGATACAATACTATAAGGATAGGAGAGGAAATCTATATTCTTAGAGGATTAGACAAGACTGCAATGAGGTCTAAAGACGATCCTAACTCTTGTTCATTATCAGTAAATGGAGTTTATTTTCTAAATCGTTCTCAGTAGCCATATTCTTTAATACTTAAGTGTGCACATCTACAGGATAGATATGACTTACTTAACTACTACAGAGACAACTTGATAGCTAATAGTGGAACCTCAGGAGTTATTATGGATATGTCATTACTTCCTACTAACTTAGGAGTGCATTGGCCAGAAAGAGTATAGAAATGGTTAGCTTATAAAAAGGGTGGTATTATGTGGATTGATTCCACTTAGGAAGGAAGAAATGATGGAGCGCAGGCACCTAACTAGATATACAATGGATTTGATGATACCCTTAAAGCGTAGGCTGTATAGGCTATTGAGTTAGCTATTCAATCAGTAGAATAGACTACATCATCTATAACTGGAGTATTTAGGGAAAGACTTAATGGAATAGAGACTCATGATGCTGTAACTAATATTAAGCAAGGAGTAGCTAATTCTTATATAGTAACTAAACACTACTTCCAACAAATGGATTTAATAACTTGTGAGATATTGTTGGATAGTCTTAATCAGGCTAAAGTAACTTACAAGAAAGGATTAACTGGAACCATTATATTAGGAGACAAGTATTAGCAGATATTTACTGCACTTCCTGAATATTTCACAATGACTGATTTTGATATTCATATAACCTCTAGCACTGAAGTTATGGAAGATCTATAGACTATTAAAGCTATGATTCCAGAGTTCCTTAAGAGTTAGTAGATGGATGCTGGTATAGTTTTTGAAGCATTAACAGCTAAGAGTTTAACAGACTTAAAGTATAAGGTTAAGAAAGCTATGTAGGTTTAGAAGGAAGAGAACAATCAATTACAATAGTTGTAGCAGAAGTTGGAGGAAACTTCATAGCAAGCACAACAATTACAATAGGAATTAGAAAAAGCTTAGTAGAAAATAGAGAGGTTAGATGAACAAAAACTTGGACTAGAGCAATAGAAAATGCAACTCGAATACAAGGTTAATTGGCTTAAAGCCCAATCAGATTCTACTTATAAAGATAGACAAATGGATATTGAAGAGAAGAGAACTGAAATAGAATTAGCATAGCTTCATGATGGAAATCCATATAACGATAAAATAAGACAAATACATTAATATGGCTACAGCAGGTACAATAGTATATAATAAAGATTAGCAACAAATATATCCAGTTTCTCATGCAGAGGTGGTAATTAGTAATGCTTCTGGAAGTAAGTCAGACGTGGAAGACAACCTTATAAAATTATGGAAAAAGGTCTCAGAATTAAGTGGAGACTAGGAAGCAGCTAGTAATATCATGGTAGTAGTTACTTATTGTAAAACAAATACCAGAGATGAATCTGAAGTAAGAAAGTTATCATCATGGAGTGATATTTTTGAACTACCAGACTCAGAAAGACCATATGTTTGGAAGAAAACTTTATATACATATAAAGGAGACACAGCTAAACTTAATGAGATTTACGAAATTGTTGCTACAGATATTGCTGAAAAAATTCAGAATATCTATATTGCAAGATCAACTGGGGTTGCTCCAGTTATTACTTATCCAATACTAACGGATGGATATGGAGATCCTATATTAGACTCTGAAGGAAATACTTAGGAAGATTTGACTGCTTTTGATAAAAAATTACCAGAAGGCTGGTCAGAAACTCCAGTTAGTATTGGTCCAGCTACTCCATATGTATTTATATCAACACGTAAGAGAGTAGAAGGATTATGGAAAAGATATTCTGAACCAGCTCAATACGGTAGGTGGGCATTCGACAGTTAGTTAGAGTTACGATATACTATTACTTCTGGAGATAAACCAGCTGTTAATACTACAAGTGATGATCCAGGAAGTTAGTGGTCTAGTGATACTCCAGATAGTTTTACTGGAAAAATGTGGATGATTACTGCAACATCAGTAAATGGAGTATTGAATAGTGATGAAAACAACGTTAGATGGCATGGTCCTCATTTGATGTCAATTATACAATAATGGAATTTAGTATTGATATACATACCCAGATTACTGGGGAAATAACTATTGAAGACTTCTCTAAGGAATATGGATAGTATATTGATGAAGATTTAGAAGTAGTAACCTCTTACGACTCTTATAAGTACAGTGAGAGTGCTACTCTAAATACTATCATCAAGGTAAGTATAGGAGATGCCACATTAATAGATGTCCTTTTAAATGACCATACAGAAGATTTAGATTCCTGTACATTTAAAGTAAAAGAGGACGGATATTATGTGGTAGATCATATAATACTTCCTAATATGAAGTGGTATGAAAATTCATCTGATGAATATAAGGAATACTACGAAACTATCTATGTTACAGATGGGGAGAAACTATATAAAGAAGTAGAAGGAGAGTTAGAAGAGTGTACAGTAAAGGAAATTCTAGAAAGAAACATAGAAGGCACTACTATCAAGAAATGTAAGGTCGATGTATTCTTTACTGGGAATTTACAATAGTGCTATATTAATTATTGTAAAAAATTATTTGATGGTCTCCTAAATAAATGTGTTACCAATGAACATGAGGCAGATATTTTTGCTAGAGATTTTATTTGGATGACTCTCAACATTATAGATTATTTAATAGGCTTTAAACAATTCATGGAAGCCGAAAGATTGCTAGCAATGTTCCGCACTTGTGGAGGATTCTGTAACACTCGCTATCATGGACATAAACATATAAGTTGTGGATGCTCTTAAAAGAAAGGCTATTAAAAGGTACGAAGAGTTTCTTGGAAGAATTAAGAAAGGATATAGACCAGATTATCAAGATATTTTGAATTTAATCTGTTTTATTAATCTACCTGTAAAACTAGATAATCACGAATTTATTAAATAGCAACTATTAAATCATAATGATACAGCCTATTTACACTTCGGTAAGCAATGCTGATATAAAGCCTTGTGGAAAGAAAGGACATTTAATAAAAAGTGAGCCTATACCACTTCTAAGAGATAATTACTTAGGAGAATATAGAACAGAACTAGAAAGAGCTAAGGTTAGAAAAAACTTAGGAATTGCTGATGAGTAGAGTCTTCTTTGGGGAAATATTAGTGGAACCATAGAGGCTTAGAAAGACTTGGTTTAGTATATTGAACAAAAATGGACATATACTAGCGATGTTGCAGAAAATATTAACACCGTAAAAGATGCATTAGACTATGCATTATTTTTTATTAGTTAGTATGAGGCTAATACTGAGGAAATAGAAGAGATAAAGGTTGATATAAGTAATATTAGGACTAGTATTTAGGTATTAGGAGAAGATCTGAAAAGAGAGATTGATACTAATAGGGAAGGACTAAATAACTTATCTTAGGATATAATCGAAATTAATTAGGCAATATCAGACCTCAACACTGCTATAGAAAATATAGATGTTGATAAGAACATTCTTAATTGGATTAAAAACAACCTTTAGAACTCTAAGACTGTAGAGATAAAGGAGGATAATACTATAGAAGTCATTCTTTCTAAGTAGGATAATAATGCTATTCATTTAATCGAATAGGAATTACCTCCTACAGAAGAAGGAGAGGAGCCTTCTACTATAACCCTTCCAGGAATTTATGTAAAGAATCTAGAACCTTAGTTAGAAGAAGCTTAGAAATCTATAGGAGAAGTATAGAAAGCTCAAGAAGAGACTAATGAAAAGGTTAGCACTAATAGCGAGAGTATTACAAATATCTAGACTAGTCTAGAAACTATAGCTACCTATTAGACAGAACTTCCTGATGATACAACTTCTACTGTTATAGAAGGTACTACCGTTGAAAAATTAAAAGGGAAACCATTTAATGAAATCATAGATACTTTACTATTCCCAACAGTAGTTAGAGATTTAATATATCCATAGTTGTATTATAGCTTTGCTTCCCAAATTGTGGAAGTAGGAACTGCGCTACTAACTCCAACCTTAACTTTCGTAAAAAATGATGCAGGAGAAGAAACTGACAGAGAAGAAGTCATTACTTATAACGGTTCTCCTATAGAGTCTGTTACATATGATTCTATTGGGATTTATACTCATTCTGGTACAGTGAATTATGCTGCTGGAGAATACTTAGTAAACAATAAGGGAGAAGTTACAGATAAAAGGGTGGAAGCTGGTTCTATATCAGCAACTGCACAAGTAACAGCTACTTATCCTTGGTATTCTGGAAATACTGATGGATTGATAAAATAGTCCCTAGTTCCATTTAATTAGGCTTCTGGCACTATTACATTCTCATTAAGTGGTAAGGCTATTATAAAATTACCAGGAAGTAATACTCAGCTAAATTCCTTCACAGTAGATGGAGGATTGGGATATTTGAATGTCGATTTAAATGGTTGGGAAGCTTCTACTGAACAAATAAATGGATTCCCATATAAAGTATGGACTAAGAAGGATACCTACTCTTCAGCACTGCCTCACCAAATTAACTTTATTCTATCACAGTAATGGCATTTAAATATACAGGTGATGCTACCCTAGGTGTTGGTTTAACCGTAGAAACTCCGAAGCCTCTGGATAATAGAACAGTAGTTGATAACCTAGAGGAGCTATATTCTATTCCAGAGAAATATGCTTATCAGGGCATGACCGTATCTAATATAGATAACGGAAATATTTATATGCTTATTGATAAGTCCAAGATTAAATATAAAGAAGGATGGAAAGCATCTTATGAGTCTATCCAGATAATAGCTTGTACAGAAGCTGAATATAAAGAATGGTCTGCTAATACTACAGAAAACTTTAAACCAATAGATGAGAGTAAAACATATCTTCATGCTGAAACATATTATTATATATATGAGGACAGCCTAGATGATAATTAGTTTTATCTATCAGCAGAATGGGGTAAGAAAATAGAAGAGTAGTTAAAGTAGAAAGCTCTTAATACTACAGTTGTATAGATTAGAAATGATCTAGACCAGACTATTTAGAATCTTTCTAAGTATGCAACATTAGAAGAATTAACTGCCAACTATGCTCCTAAGACAGACCTAGATTTGGAAGATCCAGAATCCCTTTTATCTAAAGCTTTATCTAATCACTATACTAAGTAGGAAACAGATGATATATTTGTTACTAAGGAAAGTCTTAGAGGAGAAGGAATGGAAGGAGATGATTTCGTCTTTGTTACTAAAAAACAATATGACGAAGACTAGTAGGCTATCCAGAGTGAATTAGATAAGACTTTAAAAGTAGATGGGGATGGTTCTCTAGAAAGTATTACTGTAGGATAGATAAAATCTCCAGTAATTGAAGGAGAGGATTAGTTAGTAGTAGATGTTAAATCAGACGGATTGTTTGTTGGAGAAGATCAATTTGCTATGATGTCTGATGTTCCAAATTTAGTTACATTAACTGAAGAGGAATATTTAAAACTGGTAGAAGATGGTACTCTAGAACCTGACACATACTATTATGTGTATGACGTGACAAATGACGCTAAAGTCTATATTACTAAAGAGTATCTAGATTAGAATTACCATACTACTCATTAGTATTAGTCATGGGTAGCTACCAACTACTACTCAAAATCTCAGATTGATGAGATCGTTGCTGGTTTACAGAAACTTGGGAGCTACGTCACTACAGAAGATATTAAAGCATATTACACTAGTCAATAGGTAGATGAAAAGTTTCTTACAAAAGAGAATGCTCAATCTACATACGCTACCTAGCAGTCGTTAACTGAGCTGTCTGGATAGATAGCAGAAGAGTATGTAACAAAGGATAGTTTGAGAGGAGATTCTCCCGAGACTGGTGATGATGACTTTATATTTGTTACTTAGAATAAATATCAATAGGATTAGACTGCTGCTTCCCAAGAATTTAATACTAAGCTATTAAAATCAGAATAGATAGAAACTTCTGACATTACTATTTAGAAAATTGTAGAAAAAGAAGTACAATAGGGAACAACTGAAGAAAGTCCAGGAGATATAGTAATAGAGCAAACTATTGAAAGCTCTGTTAATCTTACTACTAAAGATAATAGGTTATTAGCATCAGGTAAACAAGTTGCTCTTATTGAAGAAGTTCCAAAATTAGTATGTTTACCTTAGACTGATTATGATAACCTAGTTGAAAATAATAAGACAGAGAACGATACTTATTACTGTACTTACGGAGAAAAAGATATATAGGATACAGGATATGTTAGAAGCGAATATCTTACTGAAAAGTACTATACTAAAGCAGAGGTAGAAGCTTTGATACAGGAAGCTGTAAGCGAATTATAGAAAAAGATAGATGCAATATAGCCTGGTTCGGGCAGTGCATCAGTAGATGAATCAAATGAACAATTAATATTTTAAACAAGATGGGAACAATTTATATTGACGGACAGTTTAAAAGCTCTGCTAAGCCTGTAAAAGTTGTTGGTGGCAGTGTAGGAGGGTCTGGAGTAGATCCTGATACTCTCAAGAACTATGCTACTAAAGCAGAACTTCAGAAAGCTGTTGAGGACTTAACTGCTTCCATAGAAGGAATAGATCATGATGTAGTTGAAGAAACTTTAATAATATAGTAATATGGCAGCTATCAAATCTATAAAGGTAGGAGAAATTACATACGACTTAAAGGCTACTTATGATGGTTCTGGCAACAATATTGCCGAGACCTATGCTAAATCTAGTGCTATTCCGACTAAAGTATCATAGTTAAGTAATGATAAAAACTACCTAACAGAACATTAGGACATTAGTGGTTTAGCAACTAAAGAATAGATAGACGAAAAAGTAGACAAGGAATTAGGAAAAGGTCTTTCTGAAGCTAATTATACTGAATTAGAAAAATAGAAGCTTTAGGGTGTAGAAGATGGTGCAAATAATTATGAACACCCAACTACAGCAGGATACAAACATATTCCCTCTGGAGGAGCAGCAGGATAGATTTTAACTTATTCTAATGATGGTACTGCCCAATGGGCAGATTCTAGCACTAAGTTAGATTAGCAATTCTAGGCACTTAATGAGGCTTGGGAAGAACTTCAGAAAGCTTAGCAAAATTTAGATAGCTAGGTAACAGCTATGACTAGTAACGCAGATCTTTACTCCTATGGAGTAGAATGGGATATAACTGTATCTTCTCCGGTTCTCACCAGAATTGGAAACCCGTTACTGCATAAATCACTTCCTATTCAATCTGCTTATAGAGGATGCGTAGCCAATGAAGCTAATATAAACTATTTCTTACATCCAGATAATTGGGCTTATAAGGAAGACGGTACTACTCCCTCTGTGCTTGATGGTAGTGAAGGAACTGTTAGGGTTAACACTCCTAAGTTCTATGGTAAGTCTGGTTCCAATGGAAATAAAAGATGGGTAAGAGAATCAACTGTTAAGATAGACGACTCTTGGGTTGAAATACCGGAATTGTTAATTGATGCATATAGAAGCACAGTTGATACTACAGTATCTGCAACTCCAAAGGCTGTATCAGTAGTTAATACTACTACAGCATTTAGAGGAGGTGGAAATAGAGCATAGTTCGACGAGTACTTGACTACTGAGCTGGAGACTAAAGATATTTTCAGAAGCGACTTAGGAAAACCAAGAACGAATATTTCCAGAGCCACAATGAGAACTTATGCTACAAACGCAGGTTCTGAATTACTATGTTACGAATATTACAAGTGGATATTCTACTGGAATTATGTAATAGAATATGCTAACTTTAACTCTTAGGCTACATATGAGGCAGAGCTTACTGCTGATGGCTATCATTAGGGAGGTCTTGGACCCGGAGTTACGGATTGGAGTAATTCTGCCACAAGTTGGTCTGGATATAACGGAACTTATCCTCTTACTCCATGCGGTCACTGTAACGATATTGGTAACTTCACAGGAGTTAAAGATTTAGTTATCCCAGGATGCACTGCAACAGATGGGACTAGTATAGTAGCTACTCATACCTTTAAAGTACCACGTTGGAGAGGCTTTGATAATCCATTTGGAGACATTTGGACAAACCTAGATGGAGTAGTTATTCAAAGAACTGCAGCGAATGAAATAAGTAGTGTATATACTACCACAGATAAAGCGGAGTTTACTGACGTAATTGGCAACAAGACTATAGCCGGATACGAGGTAGCACAAGATGGATACATTAAAGAGTTTGATTTAGGAAAGACAGCGGAGATTATACCATCTTCTTGTACTGGAGCTTCAATTACTACTTATATGTGTGACTACCACTATTGTAACGCTAGCTCTACAGCGCTTCGCACGCTGCTGGTGGGCAGCAGCGCGATTAGTGGCGGCTTTGCGGGTCTCGGCTATTTCTATTCTAACTTTGGCGTCGGCGCTGCCAATTCCAATGTCGGGTTCAGAACTCTAAATAGAGTATCTTAAGATATAAAAATATAAAAAATCAGTTTAGATAATAAACTGTAGGATATTACTTCTAAAAACCGTTGATTGGCAAAAAAGAACTGCTAGTAGGCAGCAACGCGAATAATGGCAGCAATGCAGGTCTCAGCTATTTCAATTCTAACAATGACGTCAGCAATGCCAATTCCAATGTCGAGTTATTATATATTTAGAAACAATTTTAATTTTTACCTTATTTAGTTTGCTAAGTAATATCCTTGCCTCTAGGCAAAAAATAACGTAGTGTTGAATGAAGGGTGTTAGTAGGTTATCTCGAACGCTTCCGATGAAATATATAAAAAATTGAAACGTGTAGGACATTTGCACGAAAGGGTGTATGATTTATGGAACATCGAAATGGCTGATGATAGAGCCAGAAAAAATAAATCTGTTCGATGTGGAATTAAGCAACATGATAAAAATAGATTAAAAGAAAATAAGGAATTATCCCACAAACTAAGGGACCTAATTTATCAGACGTCTGAATATAGTACTTTCATAATATATGAACCTAAGGAAAGATTAATCTTTAGACTTCCATACTATCCTGATAGAATAACTCATCATGCGATAATGAATATTATGGAGCCTATATGGACTAAAATATTTATAGACCAAACATACTCCTCTATAAAGAATAGAGGTATTCATAAAGTAGAATATGATTTATCTAAGGTCTTAAAAAAAGACCCAGACGGAACCAAGTACTGCTTAAAAATGGATATAAAGAAATTCTATCCTTCTATAACCCATGATATTCTTTATGAGATGTTGTAGAAGAAGATAAAAGATCAAAAATTGTTACAACTGCTGAAAGAAATAATTTATTCAGCAAAGGGAGTTCTTATCGGAAACTATCTATCATAGTTCTTTGCAAATTTATATTTGACATATTTCGACCACTGGATAAAAGAAGAGTTAAAATGTAAGTACTACTTTCGATATGCTGACGATATTGTAATTCTTAGTGATGATAAGGATTACCTGAGAAATGTATTAGTATCTATAAAACTATACCTTAGACAGGTTCTCAATTTAGAGCTAAAGCCTAATTATCAAATATTCCCCGTAGAAAGTAGGGGCATTGATTTTGTAGGTTATAAATTTTATCATACTCACGTTCTCCTTCGAAAGTCTATAAAAACTAGACTATTCAAGTTAATAAATCTATATAAATAGAATAAAATTGATAGAGAAGAACTGAATGTAAGAATGAGGTCATACTTTGGATGGATGAAATTTTGTAACTCTAAGAATCTACTACAAAAGGTAGAAAAATTAACTGGCTTGAAATTCTCAAACTGGAATGGAAAAGAAGTTAATGTATCTAGGTTTTATAATAAATATATTCATATTATAGAGGTTGTTGATTATAACAGTCATTTTAGAATACACTTTGTTTATAACAACAAATCCTATTATTTTAAAAGTAGAAATAAGAAATTATACCATTCTCTACTTAGATACAAATTTCCTCTAAATTTTAAAATAACACCTTATGTTAGAACCGAATAGAATACAAATGAACGTTTATCCTTAGACAATCCAAAAACTTGGGAACGGTACTTATTACTATAACTATGATATAAAAGAAGTCGAAGCTGAAGTAACGGACTAGGAAGGAGACACTAAATTAGAGCTTTAGTATAACTTTATCTAGGTTTTACTTAGCGGACAACCTAATTATAAGGATTGTGTAAAGGCAATTGTTAGAAGTTTTCTTACTGTTGATGAAGAATTTGATTTAATCAATTCATACAACAGTTATACAGAGAATCCTACAGAGGATTCCGAAGCTTTACTGGAATACAAAGAATATCTCAGTAAATTAAAAGAGATTAAAGCCAAAGTCAAAGAAGATTTTGCTAAATTATGATATATAGAAATGGTAAGTTAATATTACAGGTCCAAAAAGATATTCTAGAACTTGTTGAACAGGTTTAGTAGAGAGTACAAAAGAATATTGGAGCTATATATAAGGGGTCGTAGTTAGTCTGGCTTACCGTATACGATGCTGTTAGAAGCTGTTTTGGTAGTGGAACTTGGCTACAAGACAGACCTTGGTTAAAAGATGATTCATGGAAAAATAATTGATTGTAAAAAATGGCAAAATTTGAAAATTTACCTAATCAGATTACAGATTTGCTAACAGAGTGGGATGGTCACTCTGGTATGGAAGTTGAAGACTTTATTTGCCGTAAAATAGAAAAGACTGAAGGTTAGGATATAGTAGACGCATCCTATGATTCAACTACTAGTATCCTAACTCTTCTTAAAGAGAATGGGGAGAAGGTAGAGGCAGAAGTATCTGTTATACCTCCAACATATTCTTATGGAATTATGGTGTATGGAGTTATGTTAGATAATGACTCTTCTAAGATATATACCGAGGCAAATAGCTCATTGTTAATGCAGTACAACTCAGATAGAAATGTTAAGGTTGGTATTGCTATGTATGCTGTTGCTACTACATCTGTAACAACAGACAGAATTGGACCTTTTAATGTTAAGATAAGTTATGGTACTTAGTCAGGAACATTTAGAGTTAATAATATCAAATATAATTAGTGTATTATAGACCCTTCTACTGGAGCTATAACTGGAGTAAACATACCATCAGACTAGTTAATAAATACTCTAGCTTGGATAGATATTACTAACTTATTTACAAAAACTTAGTCAGCTAAGAAAATTACAGCACAAGTAGTAGATGATCCGGAAGTACAAGATACTCTAGAACTTCCTATTACTACTGAGGTAATTACTCTAGATTATAACGGAGAAGTAGTTTTAGCTAATAACTTAGTTAACTTCTCACTTACAGGAGGTACAACTAGTAATTACCACCTGGAAGGTTTTAATAACGGAGTATAGTTTACTACTAGCGGTGGAGTTTTGAATTACGCTGGCCTATAGTCCGGACTTAATCAACTAGCTGTTAGAGCAGTACATAATACTGAAAGCTCTATTTATACCGATTATATCTATGTTGATATTATATATACGTATAATTGCTAGGATACTGTAGTAGCCATAAACGGAGTAAGTAATGGTATTGCAAATAATGGTGTTGCTACATTATATGAACTAACAGTTTTCAGTCCAGATAATAGTTCAATGGCTATTACTACATATCTGGAAAATGAAATGCCTGATTCAGGTAGTATGAATCCTACTGAAATTATGAAGTATGAGGTTATAGGAGCTTCTTCATATGACGAATCGGGGGTATATGATACTTCATATAAGAAATATATAGAAATAAATAGTAGTGACTCAGAAAAATATCTGGTTATTAAAGTAGACGATGCCTACTATAAGTTCTATACAGTATTTACTAATAGTTTAGGACAGACTACTGCTTATACTAGTAACTTCAAGACTATGAGAGTAGAAGCAGTTAATCCAGAATTTATATATTCTCAGGATGTTGCTCCTTCCAAAAACTTTGACTAGATTGAAGGATATTTAAATGATATTTTTGTTACAGATGAGTATGCTACCTCATCTAGACCAGCTACTGTGATTTCTACATTAGAATCATCAGATGGATGGCATGAAGAGGATGGACGTACTATATTCAAAGTATCTGCTCAAGATAATGCCATTCTTAAATCTCCTATGAGTTTGGGATTAGGAAACAGCTTTACAATAGAATTGGGATTCAAAACCTACAATATTAGTGACGAGAGTAAGCCTATTGCTACTATTGGAAACTTTCAACTAAGACCTACATAGTTCTGTTGGAATACTGAAGATAACGACTTGTTTAATGCTAGAAATGCACAGTTCCAAGAAGGGGTAGAAACCCATGTACTTATAACAGTACAAAAAGGATTTACAATATCTAAAAACGATATTTACTATCCTGATTTCTTAGCAAGTTTCTAGAGCGCTTTCGACTAGGCTGCTCCTAATACAACTATAAACTTAGTTAGAATTTATGTAAACGGAGTAATAGATAGAGAAATTTCTCTTACTGATTCCGAACTTAATACGTTCGCATAGGCAGCTTTATAGGTTAATCCTACTACAGCTGATATTGATTTCTATCTATTTAGAGTATATAATAGTATAGCTTTAACCTTTAACCAAGTGCAGAAGAACTATCTTTCTTTCTTGAAAGAAAAAACTTCAAAAGAAGAGTTCTTTGATAAGAACGATATACTTGGAACTAATGGAGAGATTTCTTTCCAGAAAGCTAATCAAAAATATAATACACTAGTTTATGTCTTCCCTGCTGGAGCTAAGTTCCCACATAGAGCTTGGGGTGGAGAAGATAATGAAACTCCTCCATAGGAAACAACTCAGAAAAAACTTCCAGTAACATTATTTGTTAACTATATAAACGAGACAATTAATAAGTTATATGGAGGTAGATTAACCTAGGGATAGGTAAAAGGGCAGGGTTCTTCTGCAATGAGATACTTAATTTGGAATGTTACATATGCTCTAAATAAGTTTAAGACAGCAGAAGGAGCTAAGATAAAAAGTCCATTTACTCCCTATTCGTAGTTAGACCCAGAAACTAATACCTTTAGGGGAGACGCCTCCACTACTAAGGGTTATTATGTAATGCCTCCTTACGATGGCTAGCAAGACACTACAGCTTATAAGATTACTAAATTAGTTGGAAAAGTAAACTTTGCTTCTTCTATGCAGTCTCATAAGATTGGGTCATGTAAACTATTTGATGATGCCTACAAAGCATCTAGAGGAAACCTAGTATCAGGAGGATAGAAAGCTGTACATGAAGAACCATTCTTATATTTCTATTGGGAAACAGATTTAGAAGATGTTTCTAATATAGAGCTTGCCGACTTGTTAGACAACAATGAGTCTATTAAATTTATGGGATTTCAAACTTGGGGAGCCGGTAAAGGAGACGACGCTTCAAGCGGATATGATGAAGATAAAACTCCAGAGTATTTAATGCTTGAAGGTGGTGAAAATACCGACCCATCAGTTAACTTTAGACGTCCTTGGCAATCTCTTCAAAGAGCAACTGGCGTTCTAGGAGAAGATACTTACGGACTAACTAATTAGCCCACTATTACTTATGCTAATTCTCTTCTTCGTCCTTGGGATAATCTTCTAATTGAAGATGAATCTGTGGTGTACGACCAGAGAGGAGCATGGGATATCGACTACGGCTGTGAAGAAGTAGAGAACGAAAGCGGTAAAACTTATTTCTAGTTTGCAGAGTCAGTTCATGAATCTTTGAAGAAATTTAGAGAGTTTTATGACTTTGTATATACTCACGACTATAATGTAGTTTAGACTAGTGCAACTAGCCCTTCTGGATGGGATGTTACTAAAAAGTATATTGTAACAGCAAGTACTTGTACATTAAATCCAACTAGTCATAAGTCTGGAGATATTTATCGTTATGATGATATTAACGGATAGTGGGTATGTGCAGGAGTAAGCTACGAATCAGCTACAGGCTGGGCAAGAGCTAATATATACGAGTTAGCTGGAACAAGTAGTGCTTTAGGTATTCCGGCAGCAATAGATGCAATGAAAGCTAATTTCATTACTGGAATTAAAAACTACATTGATGTAAATGACATTGCATTCCATCAAGCATTTATTAAGTTTGTATCTGGAACAGATAATAGAGCAAAAAATACATATTTCCAAATAATTGGAAAACTTAGAGAAGATAATGGAGAGGGAGTATTTGTAGAGAATGGTAAGGGTGATTATCTAGTTAGACTGCTGGGAGACGACTTAGATACTATATTAGTGACTGATAATAACGGTCTTCAGTCTAAACCTTATAATCTATTAGAAACTTCTTATAGAGAATCTGACTCTGTTTATTGGGGAGACGCTAATAACATATTCTTCTATATGTTTGACCAATGCTTTGAGTCAGAGATTAAAACATATTTAGCAAGTGTTATAAATACTGCATTTAAGAATAGTAATAGCGTGGAAGACAAGTCTAACCACTTCTATAAAGTATTCTTTGATGTTCAAGAAACATTCCCAGCAATAGCATATAACCATACTGCTAAGATATATTATGAAAATGCTCAAGCTATTAAAAACTCCAAGGTACTTTCATATTACAGTAACAATGAAATTGAGCCTATAGAATAGAGCCATGGTTCTTGTTTAGCTTGTGAAAAATAGTTTATGACTAAGAGATTCGCATTCTTATCTACTTATGCTCAAACTTCTCTTGGTGCTATTGCATTAAGAACTGCTAGTTCTGCTGGTAGTGGAGATACATTAAGACTAAGAATGGAATTTGAACCATATCAAGATTGCTATCCAGTATATCATTATAATGGTAAAAATCTATATTTGTCTAACTTCTAGGCATCCAATTTCGATGCAATAAAGAATCTGGCACAGACTGGTAATAATTACGTTGCTGAAATTAATCAAGGAGACCCAGCAATTAACTAGGGTATATATTTAACAACTCTTTATAAGAAATTAAATATTTTGGGATTAAAGATGTCTACCATTGATGCAGACTTTGCTAGGGCGACAGAGTTCTAGATTGATAACGCTCAATTAGACAGCTATACTAGTTTATTCCCAAGTGATTACCCAGATTTAGCAATCAGCTTGTTTATTCCTTCGTTCCCAGTGTTGGAGAGTTTAACTCTTAGAAATATGACTCTTCCAGTGGAAATGGATCTATCTAATTTCTTAAAATTGGAAACTATTGATTTCTCTAAAACTACTACTAAGAGCGTAGTTTTCCCACAAACTGGTAGGTTGAAGAATGTAATTCTTCCTGATACAATAGAAACATTTAGAATCTATGATAATCCAGGATTAACAGATATTACATTTGAAGGATTAAATAATCTTGCAACAGTATATATAGACTGTGATAATGTAGGAAGCTTCGATGTAGCTAATTTCTGTGAGCAGTTAATTAACTGTAATGCTTTACAGTCAGTAACTATACGTAATGCTAATCTGTATATAACAGAGGATGCTTTGAGAAAGATGATTCTTACTCATACTTGTAACTTGACTGGGGATATTTATATTGTAAATACTGCAGGAAGCACTACTCTCAAAGCTATCAGCTTTGCTACTAAACAATTATTAGTAAATACATTTGGAGACATTTCTAATTCTGAATCTAAGATTAGAATACATTTCTAGAGTGCTGAGATAGTTGATTTTAGTTGTGCTGGAGAAGTATCAGTATATTACCAAGCTGGAGAATCTGGAACCATTGTCCGCCAGAATTTATTCGATATTACGGTATCGTCTGGTAATGATGTAGAAATAAAATCTGGAGCAAACCCATATAATCCTTCTGTAAATGGATATTTAGATATTACTTATTCTATGTCCGGAGTTTCAACAGATGTTGCTACAATTGATTAGACTGGTGCAATTACCCTAAAGAAGGAATCTAGTAGCACAGCTACAGTTACTATTAGTATGAAAGTAGCTAATAGTGTAACTCCTATTAGAAAAACTGTTAGAGTAAGCTTCACTTGGAAGGCTCCTCAGCTTGGCGACTTTGCTTATGCTGACGGAACATTCACTAGTTCTTATGACTCTACTAAAACCTTAGTTGGTCTAGTGTATGCTAAAGATGAGACTAGTAGTACTTCTGGAACAGTCTATATAATAGGAAAAGAATACTCTGATCCGGAGAAATCTTATTATTTAGGATATAGTGCTGATGGAAATTAGGGATCTCAAGATTAGATACTACAATAGCTATATTAGGTTTCTGCTTATCTAGCAAATATTTCTGTGTCTAATTACGAAACAGTTTCTGGAACCGCAACTCCAAGTTTAGTTAATAATATTAATGTATCTACTTACACAACATAGGTAAATACAGCATTCGCTGGAAATACAGATACAGAGTTATACATTAATCATGTTAATAGTAAGCTACTTCCTACATTATACAATAATTCTGCTTGTAAACCATACATAAGTAGAAAACAGGTATCTTCAGGAGGTTCTACTACTTGGGAATATTACATTGAGTCTTTAGCCAATCTTAATAATCTATGCGAGGCTATTTAGACTGTATGGACAAATGCTTCCGGAACTGACATTATGAGTTGCTTATTATATCCATACTTCTACAGTATGAAAGTATATGAGCCGTAGGTTGGTGATGGAGAAACGCTTAATTCTGCATATTAGAAAGGAAACTGGTATGCTCCATCTGTAGCAGAGTTTTCTAGAATTATCTATTATAGAGGTTATAGTGTATCTGGAAGTAACTTTAATACTGGAGACACTGTAAGATAGCCAATTAGTACTTCTGTTGCTAACGGTGGTGGAGTATTAACAACTCCAATATTCTCTATAGCATATTCTAGAGCTACTAACTAGTTCCCATCAGTATGGTCTAATATAGTTGGTTCCGGAGATAATGCTGGAGTAAACAATATAACTACATCAATTAACTAGTCTGCTGCTAACAACTATTCTTATCAAAGAACATAGCAGTATGATGGAGGTTCCGGAGGATATACATACTCCAATGAATGGATTACAGGTAGTTATAATGACCCTTCATATTGGAATACAGTACAATATAATAACGCTTGGAGATTAACTAAACACCAAGGAGTACCATTTACTAAATTTAATTATTCTAAGAATGGCTAGTAATTTCATGCAAATAAGTCACGAAGATCGTTATTATGTAATTAATAAGGATGACTCTTTGAAAACTTTACTCACTCAAGAGGAGCTTTTAAAGCTCCCTCTGGGTGTTTGGAAGAAAATATTCGAATTAAAAGATGGAGTATGTTACTTTAAGCTTATGTTACAAACGCTTGAAGCTGTAATAGAAGCTTATGATAAATCTCCAGAAGTTAATTCATTTTATTATAAAGGAAAAGAGTATTGGTTAGATAAAGCTACTAGAGTTGGGCTATAGAACTTAGCTAATTGTAGTTCTGATAATATGTCCATAGTTCTCGGAAGTAAGATCGTAGAACTAACTGTAGATAAAGCTAAGGAATTTCTATCTTAGTTGGAGGTATATGCAGGAAAGTGCTTCGTAAATACGACTCAACATTTATTAGCTATAAAAGAGCTTAGAACAGTTGAAGATGTTGTAAATTATGATTATACTTCTGGGTATCCAAATAAGATTACGTTAAATGAATGAGAATTTAGAAAAGGATAAAATATAGCTAGGGCAAGAAAAACCCTAGCTACTTCCTTCTAAATCATTGCTTAATACTATAAAACTTGGCTATGATATTAAGCCAGTTCCTCCACCTCCTGAAAATCACATTGATTTTATAGAGGGGGATTCTGTTATTACTACCATAAGTACAGGGTTTGAGCATAACGACAAGCCAGTTCCTCCACCTCCTGATATTAATCTTAACTGTAAATTACCGAAACGGAAAAATCCGGATTCAGTTATAGGGACTATAGATACAGGATTTGGATGTGATAATCAACTTGTTATAGATTGCCCAAAACCACAATATAAGACTCATTTATGTAAAGAAAATTATCTAGGAGAGTTTAAGACAGAATCTGAGAAAACGCTAGCCAGAACTAATCTAGGAGTTTATAGTAAAGAAGAAATAGATAAGATTGTTGGTAAAATAGTAGAAAATAATAACAACAATTTTATTACAAAAAAGGAAGTTTAGAATATGATAGCCGACTTAGATTTTGTAGATTCTACACTTAAATCTTATGTAGACTACCAAATACCTAATAATTTATTTAAATTATGAGTACAACACAAATAAAAAGATTATTTCAATCAAAAACTGAATTCGTTCCTATTACCTTAGCAGAAGCAGTAGTTGTAAATACTTCAAACCTTCCAGGACTATCATCACTAGGAATAACAACTCTCGATAAAGTCTTAAGGACTACTATGGGGGTAGTAGGTACTAATGCTGCAGATATTAATACCTTAAAGACTACCGTATAGAATATTAATACTGCTTTAGAAGGAAAATAGGATAAACTTACTGCTGGTGTTGGTATTACTATTTCTCCAACTGGAGTTATTAGTGTAACTAACAGCATAGAATTATATAAGATAGTTACATCCCTTCCTACGGCATCAAAAGATTGCCTTAATTCTATATATCTGGTCCCATCACCTTCTGGTACAGCTGGAAACATTTTTGTAGAATATATTTGCGTCTATGAAACTACTTAGGCTAAATATATCTGGGAAAAGATAGGAGAAGTACAAACCGATGTAGACTTATCTGGGTATGTAACTAATGAAGTCTTTAATGCTACTATTAATACTATCAACGGGCAGTTAGCTAATACTATTACTGCTCAAGATGTAACAACTTCCGATGGAAGTGCAAAGGTAGTAGTTAATTATACTATTCCTGCAGATTTATATGACAGTATGGTAAATACTGATAATACAGACCAAGTAATAGGAGGATAATCATGGAATTAACTATTAAACAACTTAAGCAACATGGTTAGATATTTGTTCCTTAGACTACTGCTGAAGCTGTTTTAGTTAAAGACGGTGAAGAAGTTATTACTCTAGATAATATGTTAGAGAGAAAGATTGAGCAAGTTATTACACCTGCTGGGTCTGGATTATCGGCATATAAATAGGGTAAAAATATAATTCTCACCCACTCCAATTCCATAACTGCAAATGAATCTCCTTCTTCAGTAAAGGTAAAATATGATAGTAGAGGGCATATAGTAGAAGCTATTCCTACTAGCGCTATTACTGTAATAGTAGATCAAGAAGGCTATCTTTAGTATAATGGTTCAGAAGACCGGAATCTGCTTCTGGGGAATGATTTTGAAATAGATGAAGATAATAAAATTATATTAAAATGGAATCATTTATAATATGGCACTATTAAATTTCGCCAATACCTATGCTGAAATATCAGGTAATTTAGCTTTACCGGAATCTGCTTCTGGGGAATGATTTTGAAATAGATGAAGATAATAAAATTATATTAAAATGGAATCATTTATAATATGGCACTATTAAATTTCGCCAATACCTATGCTGAAATATCAGGTAATTTAGCTTTACCGGAATCTGCTTCTGGGGA